AGGAAGCCATCAAGAGAAAATTACCATTCATAGATTATGCTGGTAAGATGTTGATTAAACGAGCTATAAAAAACGCAAGAAACAAGATAAACAAAAAGTCATGAGCAATCATTCAGATATTTGTTTTGTTACTGGTATTTGGGATCTAAATCGTGGTTCTTCTGAACCTGGGTGGCAAAGATCCTTCGATCATTATATTAATCATTTTATACAACTATTAAAAGATTTACACTCTCACAATTTGATCATTTTTATAGATCCTAGTCTTGAAGATATGATATGGAAATATAGAGATCCTAAAAATACCAAAGTATACTATCATACCAAAAATGACTTCTCAGGAAGTTTTTTCCCATTTTTTGACCAAGTTCAAAATATAAGAAACAATCCAGAGTGGTACAATCAAGCCGGATGGTTAAAGGATAGCACACAAGGCAGTCTAGAATATTATAATCCTATGGTTATGAGTAAAATGTTCTTGCTCAATAATGCTAGATTATTTAATCCATTCAATAGTGATTACTATTATTGGATTGATGGTGGTATTACCAACACTCTTAGTCTAGGTTATTTCAATAATTCTGTTGTAATAAATAATTTAATTAACTTATCTAAAAAGTTTCTATTTATTTGTTTTCCATATGAAACCAATTCTGAGATTCATGGTTTTAATATAGAGGCAATGAAAAAATTTAGCAATAGCGACACCGTGAATAGGGTGGCTCGCGGAGGATTTTTCGGAGGACACAAAAACTATATTCATCAAGCAAACGGATCGTACTACCAATTATTGCATAATTCTCTACATGAAGGTTTTATGGGGACCGAAGAGAGTATTTTTACAATAATGACATATTTACAACCAGAAACGTACCACCACGAAATGATAAATGGTGACGGATTAGTATATACGTTTTTTGAAAAATTACAGGAAAAAGCTTATATAGCAAATAATTCTAAAGGAGTTAATCTATATATAAATACTTTTCAGTCTCCGTCTCAGTTGCAGATGTTATTAGACTCATTCGAAAAATATGAATCATCATTACTACAAAATACAAATAAAATTTTAATAAATAATACCCCCGACACCGATAAAAATACAGAACTATTTAAACACTATGACAATATTTGTGCAAAATACCAATTCACGCAAATAAAAAATGGAAACATGGGTATTTGTGGATCTAGACAATGGTGTGCTGAACACTTTCAAGACTCAGATGCTGAATATATGTTATTTTTTGAAGATGATATGTTATTAGATTTTAATGGTAATTGTCCGTTTGGTTTTAATAAGAATGTCGAAAATTTATTAGAAACCATTATTGAGATAATGAATAAAGAGAAATATGATTTTCTAAAATTAAGCTTTAGCGAATTCTATGGACACAATGGAGATCAGTGGAGTTGGCATAATGTTCCACAGAATCAAAAGATACAATATTTTGGTGAATTAGTTAATAGGCCGCCTACAAAATTCAATAATATCAAATCTTTAAACAACACACCATATGCCGATGGTGAGATTTACTATAGTAACTGGCCACATATTATAAGCAAAGAAGGCAACAAACGTTGCTTCTTGGATACAAAATGGGCTCATCCTTTTGAGCAAACTTGGATGAGTCATTTATATACTTTGGCACATAATAGTATTATTAGACCAGCAATACTTTTAGCTAGTCCTATAACACATAATCGTGAACATCACTACCTTGCATCAGAAAGAAAAGAAAACTAAGGATAAATAATGTCAGCAGAAAATACTATTTTTATTCAAATAGCCGCTTATAGAGATCCGCAACTTTTACCAACCTTACGAGACGCTATAGATAAAGCAAAATTTCCAGAAAACTTAAGATTTGGTATATCGTGGCAGCATTGTGAAAATGATAGTTGGGATAATTTGGATAATTATAAGAATGATTCTAGATTTAAAATAATAGATATAGATTATCGAGATAGTAAAGGTGTCTGTTGGGCTAGAAATTTAGTACAAAATCTTTATCAGGGAGAAGCTTACACTTTACAATTAGATAGTCATCATAGGTTTGTGGAAAACTGGGATACTACATTAATAGAAACTCTAACTAATCTGCAAAAAGAAGGATATCCAAAACCACTAATTACTGCTTATGTTCCTAGTTTTGATCCGGACAACGATCCAGAAAAACGAGTAATAGAACCATGGAAAATGACCTTTGATAGATTTATTCCCGAAGGTGCTGTGTTCACATTACCAGCATCATATAATCCACAAATTGATGATGTTAGCAAACCATTACCAGCAAGATTTTATAGTGCGCACTTTGCTTTTAGCGTAGGAGCATTTGCTAAAGAAGTACAACACGATCCAGAATACTATTTTCATGGAGAAGAAATTAATATTGCTGTTAGGGCTTTTACTCATGGATATGATTTATTTTATCCGAATACCATAGTATGCTGGCATGAATATACGAGAAAAGGACGAACTAAACAATGGGACGATGATAAAACCTGGGGTCAAAAAAATACTCATTGTCATTCTAGAAATAGAAAATTATTTGGTATGGACGGAGAAATTAACGATATTGATTTTGGTAAATATGGATTTGGTAATACGAGAACGCTAAAACAATACGAAAAATACTCCGGATTATGTTTTAGCAACAGATGCATTACTCAGGATGTTATTGATCATATACCTCCTAAACTTTCTAATATGGAAATATCAGATGAGGAATTTGAATCAAAACTAATACCAATTTTTAAACATTGTATAGATATTGGCTATAATCAAGTAGAAGAAAATGATTATGATTTTTGGTGTGTAGCATTCAAAGACCAAAACGGTAATGATATTTATAGACAAGATGCTGATGAGAACGAAATTGGAATCATGAAAAATGATCCCGATGGATACTGCAAGATATGGCGAACATTTAGAACACAGATTCAACCACAAAGTTGGATAGTATGGCCCCATAGTAAATCAAAGGGCTGGGCAGATCCTATAACTGGGAATATATGATATGGCTATTATTATAGAGTATGATCAGGCAACAGGACTAGGTGATCAATATGCGAGTATATATAGTCTATATGGAGTATATCAAAAACTCAAACATAACACTAATTCTTCAATTATAGTATATTGTAATTCAAAAATAAGCCATTATTTTGGCAATAATATGCCAGGACTTGAATTTTATAGTAAAATTTTTGATTATTCTTTTTTAGATCAAATTTATTTCAATCAAAGTATTCCATCGTGTTTTGTACATAAAAAATATTGGCATAATAACTATTTTAGTTTCTATAGTGACAATAATATAGATGATCAATTGTTGAATAGTATTGATTTTGAATACATGGGACACACAACACTGTATAACAAAGATAATTCATATAATCCTCTAAATATTCAGCCGTTAATAAATAAAGATTTACTATATAATAATAATATTGTTGATCCATTTATAGTATTTCATTTGAGATTTCATGATTCATGGAATGAAAATACAGACCCGGCTGAATTTTATAGAGTATATAAAAATATTCAATCTATAATAGAAACAAGATATTCTAAACATAGAATAGTAATAGGAGGTAGAAATGGACTGGATCCAATATTAAAAAAAGTTGCATGTAAATATATCATTAAAACAGAGCAACACACCGATAATATCTATAACGATGTAATATCTTATGCTAAAGATATGGTTTTATACTCATATGCAGATAAAATTTTTGCATATTGTTATTGGCAAAGTAATTTTATAACATATTCTATATTGCATAATCAAAAGCAAAAAACATATAAAAATTTAATAGAAAAAATATAAAAGTTTTCAATGAGCTACATATACTGCACAATAGCTATTGGTAAAAAATATCTAGATATAGCTATTGAATTTGCTAAGGAATTAAATAATAAATCGAATACGCACAAAGTATTGATAGTAACTGATGAAGAATCACTCGATATCCCAAATACTTATTTCATACCATTTGATAAAAATAATGTAACTTTTATACAAAATATATTTAACTATAATTTAAAATACATTCCGATGATGGAGTGTTCAAAATTATATTATAATTTTATTATCTTTATTGATGCTGATTGGCGATTACATGAACTATATAAAGAAGAAAAAATATTAGAATTTTTAGATAAGTTTGATAAAAGCGAATATGATTTCATATTTGAAAGACCACATACTATTGGAGTCCATAAATATAATAAAGCCACCTGTTTTTGGAAACATAAAATAGAACCATACAAACTATTGCAAACAAGAAAATATGATGATGCCCATGTTGTTAATGAACAATTCATGGTCTTTAAAAATAATGATAAATTTAAAATATTTTGTGATAGATGGAAAGAAAGAAATGATTTTGGTATTCAAAATAATATTTGGGCATTTGCCGAAGGGCTTGAAATAGGTATGTCTGCTATTGATGCTAATATGACAATGAATTGGCAACTTATGAGATCTTTGAAACAATGTTTTAGATTTCAAAACAATACTGGAATATCTTTTGAAAGATTTTGATAATGAAAATTTTAAATATACGTCATGCTTTTGCTGACCATGGAAAATACTATCCAACAAGTTTTTTTCAAAAACTATATGATAGGCTATTAATAGAATATCCAGATTATGAATTTATAATTGATAATAGTCCTGATTATGAAAATCATGGACAAGGATCTGTATATAGTTGTTTGAATTTTTCTATTATTAATCCAGATAATAAATATATACTAGTATCTTTTTTTGATAATTGGCGATATCATTTTATGAAACATATGGGATGGCGACCAGAACTAATGACACAATTTCTATATCCAGGAGGTTTTAACTATGCTGAATATTTTTATTTCAAACATTTAGAAAGAGATAATACTGATATATTATGTCCGAGCAACATAAATAAAATTTATCAATCTTTTTACTATCCAACATATAATGTATCGGACGAAGCATATGTATCAGAACTATACGAATCTAGGAATATAAGAACAGCCATACCAGAACTATACTTTCATGGCTGCTTATGGGATTTTAGACAAACAATGATGGATGGATTAGATGATAGTTCTATTTATGTTTCAGATAAACATGGAAGAAATTTAGATTATAACTTATACCTAAATTACATGAGCCACTATCGTTGCGCATTAAGTCTACCGGGCGGAACTGAAATTTGTAATAGAGATATAGAGTGTTTTAGTATAGGCGTACCAATCATAAGACCAACGTTGTCTATTAATTTTGAGGATCCATTAATTCCTAACTATCATTATATTAGTTGCTATGATAATTGTAAATATTGGGATGGATACCCCTCCTACCTATCATATAAAGACTTTCAAGAATCTTTGAAAGACTGCTGGAGCAGAGTAAAGAATAACATTGAGTATCTTGAATTTGTAGCTAATAATGCTAGGCGGTGGTATCTAAGAAATTGCACAATAGATAATAATATCAAATATATAATGTCTAAAATAGATCTGGAGACTTTAAATGGTTAACGGTGGTTTTGCATATGGATACTTATTTATAAGTCAACATCCCGACGCCCAAAAAATTTTCACAGATTTATTTGATGTGGTAAGGCCATCCAGAATATTGGAAATTGGTACGTTTCATGGTGGTCTAACATTGATGCTCAGAGACTGTTTAGACAATATGGGCTTATCCGGCTCGGTCATTAGAACGTACGATATTTTGGAACAAGAATTTTTAAAACCATTAGTTAAAGGTAGGTTGGTGGAAGTCTATAAAAAAAATCTATTTGATGATAGTTATACTGGTTTTATAAACGAAGAGGCTGAGAATGAAGTAAAATCTTTTATTCAGCAAGATGGGGTGACGGTGGTTCTATGTGATGGAGGATGTAAAAAGTGCGAATATGGCCTATTAGCACCGCTGCTCAAAAATCAAGATATTATTATGGCCCATGATTATTGTCCAAATAAAGACTACTTTAATGAATATATGAAAGATAAAATATGGGACTGGTGTGAAATTGAAGATAAAGATATCGATATTATTAGTAAAGACTATAATCTAGTTTCTTTTCATCAAGACAAATTATTATCCATAGCCTGGAATTGCAGAATTAAAAATGATTAAAGAACTATGTGTGGTTGGCCATCCATCTAAATTAGGTGGCGCAGACACAGAGCTGGAGCATCAGATAAGGCTTTGGAGAGAGATGGGTGTGGATGTATATCTTTGTCACACCTCTGGATTTGATAATCGGGCCAATACAATGAAAGAACAAATGCTTTCTATTGGATGTAAATATATTCCATCAAAATCATGGAAAGATCTAAAAGATTTTCATGTTATATCTTTTTGTAATGGTCAATTTTTAGCTAATATAGAAGAAATAAAAAAATATGCAAAATCAACCACGTTTGTTAACTGCATGACTTGGAATTTTGAAAAAGAACTTAAAGCACACGAAAATGGATTGATAGACTTTTTCTTATATCAAACACAACATCAGTTCGATAAAGGTAGTATTAAATTAAAAACAATATCATCAACATATAATCCATTGTTTTTTAATCCATATTTTGATAATAGTGATTTTCCCTTTATAGAAAGAAAAAATAATGATTTCTTTAGATTTGGAAGAATATCTAGGGGAGATGCTGACAAATACAATAAACACCAGATATGGATTTGGGAAACAATGACAGCGCCAGTATTAAAAAGCGGTATTGTACTAGGATGGGATCATAGAGCAATGTGTAAGCTCGGAGGATTACCTTCTTATGTGAAAGGATATGAAGAAGGAGCGATTACTCAACAAGAATTCTATAAAGAATGTGATGTTATTATTATGAGCACAGATACTTATGAGAATTTACCTAGAGTGGGTTTTGAAGCAATGAGTTCAGGATCGTTATTAGTTGTTGATGATAAAGGCGGATGGAAAGTTTTAGTAGAAAATGGAAAAACAGGATGGCTATGTAAAGATAATAGGGAATTTATTTATAAAGCATCTAGATCAGCATTTGAGATCGAAGAAACCCATAATATGAGAATATCTGCTAGAGAAAAATTATTAAATGAATGGGGTAAAGAAAGCAGTATGAAATCATGGCAAAATATTTTTGATAAGTGGTCAAATATTTAATATCTAAACTATGGACACTTAGAATTTGTTGGAGTAACAGTTGGTGTCCTAGTTGGACTGATGGCCGGCGTGCCTGTTAAAGAAGGAGAGGGTGTTTTAGTTGGTGTTGGTAATGGTGTTTTAGTTGCGGTTGGTGTTATTGCTGCTGTAGCTGGTGGCGTTTTAGTGGGTGTTTGAGATACTCCCGGAGTTGATGCGGCTGTTTTAGTTGGTGTGCGTGTTGTAGTATGTGTGGGAGTTCTTGTCGGAGTTTTGGTTGGGGTTGTAGTGTTTGTTGGTGTTGGGGTCGGGCCGCTAGTTGCTGTTAAACTAACAGTTGCTCCTGGGGTTGCGGTTGGTGTTTTTGTTGGAGTTTTAGTTGGTGTTGCTGTTGGCGTTGGTGTAGGACTTGATCCAATGCTCTTACTAGGAGTAATACTAGGAGTAGGCGTAAGGCTTGATGATGCTGCCGGTGTTGATGTGTTAGATGGTGAAACGCCAGGAGTGTTTACTGGTGTTTCTGAAACAACATATGGCGTTGTCCAATTACTACAAGACGGACAAGACTGAGTAATCGCTGGCGTAGCTGTGGGCGTTGGTGATGGGGCCGGAGAAGCTGTTAATGATGGCGTGACTGTTCTAGTAACGCTAACAGTGGGCTCTGGTGTTTTTGTTGCGGTTTTTGTTAGCGTTGGTGTTGGGGATAGACATATACTCATATTACATTTCTCCAATTCCTAATTTTTCCATCTTAATAGCTATTGCTGGCGCGGAACAATCCACTGGTAGGTTAAGTTTATTTCTTACAGAAATCATAGAGCCTTTACGAATACCTTCTTCACAATAGTCTATACCAGCAGCATACTCTACTAGTATTATACCTTCAGTACTATCAATACGACTATAGGTACCGTATACTGTTGGAGTAATTGGCTCCGGATGTCTTTGTAATACAATATATTTTTCTGTTGATGTATCAAAATATGCATATACTAATTCACCAATTTTATGTGTTTTTCCTAATCTGTCCACAATATTAATCATCACAGCAGCTTCACGTTCCGGTTCATCTCCACTAGATGACGAAGATGGGCTTGGTGATGGTGTTGGGGTTGGTGTTGCTGTGGGTGTTGGGGTTGTGGTCGATGTTGGAGTTGGTGTTAGTGTGGGCGTGCTGGTTTGTGTGGCGGTGGGGGTTGGAGTAGGAGTACTAGTTTCTGTTGGTGTTGGAGTTGGTTCGCTGGATGAGCTACTATCACACGTAGTGGTACCTATGGTAATACTTCCAGTACTAACTACTCCTAAAATTTTAATAACAGCTGTAGTAAATACGAGACCACCACTTCCAAGGGTCACTCCTGTAATTACTGTTGTTGTTTGAGGCGCGCTGGGAGAAGGCGCTGGAGTATTAGTTGGTGTGGGAGTTGGAGTGGGCGTTACTGAGCAAGGACATTCTACTTCGCTATCAAATGGTCCACTAACAATATTGTCAACACCACAAAATAATGGATCATCAGATCTTCTACATATAAACTGAGGGTTGCCAAGTTCATCTGTTCCATCGGTACAACAATACCATTTAATATTCTCTTCGGCATCACATGGTCCTATATTAACTAATATCCATTCATATTCTTTTTTACTAATTCCATCACCACAAGCCTTATCATCTCCATATTGTGCATTAACTTTAGAACCTTCTTTATCAAATAGTTGTTTACCATATGGTATGATAACGCCTTTACCTTCACTATAACAGTGAACAGTATCTGTAATTTTAGCAACAACAATTTTATAGGATTGTGGACTTACCCATAAGCCTCTATCTCTATCAAAACGTAAATCAATAGGAGCTGCTGGCCAAGTTGATGGTTTCTTTAACCAGTCTTGTAAAAATTCATCTTTTAGGTATGTATTCTTAAAAGTTCCTTGTTTTGCAGCTTCTTCTGCATCTGAAGCATTTGGTACTGGTTTTCCATCTAAGTCATAACCCCAACTATGTAGTACTATTGGTCCTCTCATTGCGATAAAACGATAGTCATCAGCATACTTATCGTTATCGTCTGGTCTATACATATTAATAATGATACCACTATTAGGAACCTGATCGCCTCTACCAAGAATATCTATTGCGTGACCAGCACCTGGACCCTTATGATGATGTTCATCAGAACTAAAATTATTAGTTAGTGGATTATTATATTCCTGAGTAATTTCTAAATTATATTGTTCATGTATTAAATCTTTAGCACTACAATCTCCACTGACAGAAAATGGAGGCTGTGGAGAAATCGGGGATGATTTGTGTCCCTGTGGATTAAAAGTAGCATATCTAGGTAGTCCACCATCCCCCTTTAAAGATACTGGGCCGATCAAACCATCCCAACTCATATAAGCCTTTTTATCATACTCATATGTCATTTCATTAACACTTTTACTCAAAGTGTTCGTTCCAACAACTGTTCTTTGACTCTGGTTATCCTGTGACCCATCCCAATCGTACATTTCAGCCACTAAAACGCGTTGTAATGAAGCTTCTCTATTAGTGCCAGGTAATTTATTTTCTATTACGGATTGTCTTTTTGCATTTTGTATTTTACGGCCAATCTTATTTTGAACAATTTGAGCAGATCGTAGGAATTTAAGTTGTTCTTGTCTGTTTTTGGCTATATCTTTAAATTTATCAATAAAATGTCTATTTAAACTACCAAACTTAGGAGTATATGTTTTGAATTCATAACTAGTTGTTACTCCACCAGAACCAAAGGTAAAATTAATATTAGTAAGATTAGGACCACCAGCACCGGCCGTTGCTCCTAGACTAGCCAAGTCTGGTAAACCAGGTATTGTAACACCACCAGTTTCTGCTCTAGTTAAACCTATAGCAGATGATTCTACAATAGATGATCCGGCAGAGTTCATTGCTGCTGTGGATCCAAAAACCCAAGGACATAAATCAGCATCTACTGCTACAGATGTGCCACCGGAACTATTTCCAAAATTTGATGATGCGTATGGTCCATACATTTTAACATTGCTACGCATTGGCACCATAGCGGCAGATGGCATGACCGCCGCAGGCTGATATCCCATTTGATTCATGCTATGAGAATCAACAGCATTTTGAACCTTTTGTAACCACTCTACATCTGCTCCGCACACAGTTTGTGGCTGAAAATTTCTAGCATTATCTTCATCAACATTATTACCATTAGGGTCTTGAGGTTTTAATCCGGTAGTAGTAAATAACAAAGATCTAATTAGATTTTTATAGTCCTCACAAACCGTTTGAGAACACATATCACTAAACTTAATAACTATATTTGGTTCATTACGCCATATATAAATTTTTTCATCTACTTCGGCTTTAATCCAAGTAAGATTACCAGCGGCCACAATCTCTTCATCAGATAGTTTAGAGATATCTAATTTTCCACAGTTAATACCGGCCATATAGTGTCCTTATGCTGTTGGGTTACTAGGTGGATTAATATCGCCAGTAAAACCATTAAAATCTTGTCCAATAGTATCTTCGCCTTCTGGTACACTACCGTTCACATTAAATAATGCAAAACAGGTTATTCTGCCATCGTCAGCTCTAAATAATCCTAATTCTGGATCTGTTAATCCTAAGACCGCAACACCATCATCAACCCAACCACCATCATTAGTAGGAACATCTGTAAAGATTTTTTCTCCAACACTAGAATTCGGATCTTGATAATAACAAACTAACTGATTCAGTGGGGTGATAAATTGTTTGCCATAAAAGGTGTCTCCAAGATTTTTGATAAATGTCCATATCTTTTCTAGATCTTCTAACACTTCGGGCTTATTAGCTTCCATATTAGCTCTATTGGGTTGATTAACTGCATCATTAACACCACGAGCCTTTTGTATCTGACCTTCTAGTGCTTTTTTAGCTTGATCTTCTTGTAATGCTGGCCAATTAGCTTGTACGGCTTGATTGAAAGTTCCTAATATATCAGGATTCATAACTCTTTTTTTCCAAACATCCTGAGAAGCCATAGCAGCACGAATATCTAATTCGTGAATAGTATATGGTCCATTATTTGGTAGTGGTTTTTTTAATGTTAAATTTAAAGCATCTATTTTTTTACTAATCCAAAATCCACACTCATCATATTTATATGGAGTAACAGGAACATAAGCTCCATTTATAAAATCTTCACCAAAAAAATGATTAAATCTAGTGACTTGACTAAGATAGTGTTGTCTTTCTCCAAATAATACGCTTTTTGTAATTTCATTTCTTAGTTCTTGTCCATATGAAATTTCGGTAGCTGTTCCATCATATGAAGCTATAATATTTCCGAAACTTGATGGTGGAGATCTGAGATTAATTAATCCGATTGTAATAACATTACCAGGAGATAATGAAACAAAAAAATCATATCCTAATACATCACAAACATCTTGTAATAATTGTAATAGGCTAACGGATGGACCAGCAACTCTGTAATATTCTGGTAGTCCTTGTGGGAAAGACCCAAAGTTAATTGTATAGCTATATCCTGTTGGAGCATAAATGGTTGGATTCATACCATTTAAAGCTTCTACAATTTTTTGATAAGGCATACCCTTTTCATTACCACGCGATGATCCAAAGACATTGCAATTTCCCTGTAATACTTGGCTCTCATAATATGCATAAGCATTAAAATAATTAATGGCTTGTACAGGATTACCTAGGTATGAGTCTACTATAACTACGGTATTCTCTAGAAGTTGTCTTGGGTCGTTAATTTTTGCATTATAAGTACGTCCAGAACTGCCCTGACTATAAGACCATCCAGTAAGCACACCTCCAAAACTAAAACTTCCTGCTCGTAAATAAACCGGTGCGCCAACTATAACACCACCATTTTTTGGTAAAAAAGAATCTTGAGCTTCACAATCTTCAACAAGATCAACATTGAGACTGCTTTCTGTTGCTCCTAACCCCAGAGAGGAATTAAAAGACACTACTGTTGCTCCTAAAAATTTTATTGGTTGAGTAATTATGTCTGGCATATTAATTCCTTAAGAGCATCCTGATGTGCCACAAATGTATGTTAAGTTAATAGTAAAAGTTCCGTCTATTGGATTTTTAGTATACTGTTGTTGTGTTAAAATATGGTTGGCTCCGACGCTAGGTAATGGTATCGGCAAATATCCTGTTGCAAAACATCCTGGGTTCGCATTAGCGAATTCCGTAGCCAAAGATATGTTTGTTGGTTGTCCAGTTTCGCTTTCATCTCTTCCTGATATTGTAACAGATACTGTTTTAGCAGTAAAAGTTCCAAGTTCTTGAATAATCGGACAAGAACCACTATTTGGCCTATTAAATATTGCAATAACTTTTGTTGGATTAGTTGTTTGAATACTAATTTCATTATATTTTTTACCACAAGATGCATTACTACTATATTCTATAGAATAATTAATAGTACCACCAATATAGTCGTGTGTCAAGTTAAAAGAAACCGGATGAGGAGGATCTGGTACTGGGTCATCGTCAGATGGTGGAGCATCTAATTCATCTGTTGTTAGGCCAATAGCGCTTTTAAATGAGGATTTTAGATCTCTCTTACCACCACTACCAATTCCATTATTATAATCAGTACTATTATAAATTTTATCTAATACGGTTTTAGCATTATCATATTTTGTTAATGCATTACTATTAGATATTAAAAAAGAGCCCTGTGATGGTAATTGTAGAGGAACATTACTTTGTATAATACCGCCCTCTACCATGCCTTCTAGAGTACCATTTATACTAATATTAGTAATAGGAGTATCACCATCATAAGACTTGTTAATACTTTTATTTACTGTATGTTTAACTCCATCTCCTGTCCAAGAATTGTGTCCTTTTGTTGTCATAACAATAGCATTATATGTGGCAGAGAATGTTCCATCGGATTCTGATGCTTCACAGCTAATAATTTCATTATAAATTTTATAATTACTATCGCCAAGATTTGATAATAATCCACTAGAACTACTACCAGGAATATTTATATTAGATAAATTATCGCTACTGGTACAACCGTTTGCGTATGTGTTTTTTAACACTTCGTTTAACAAATTTGTCACTTGCTCGTATAGTCGATATTGTACAAAATTTTTAGCCTGTTCCCATGCTGGTAATAAGTTTGAGACTCCTGTTGCTTCATCTGTATAATCAAAAAAATGTTTGCCAGTTGCTGAAATAGAGTATTGAATATTAAAACTGTGATTATTAATATTCATATTAGTACCCAAATCATTATTTTTTAGTATATCGTATGGTGTTGTATCATCAAAAGAAATATTCCAACTATCTTCAAAAGTTTTTAATTTAAACTTATTAATATCCACAATACCAGCGGTGCCGGGTGTGTGTGTTGTAGGATCAAGAAATAAAGATCCACAATCTTCTGTGGAGGATCCAAAGTCTATCGAATTAAATTCAATTGTTGCAGTAAATGCTGCGTAGTCTCGCCAGTTATTAGGAGACTCGTCAAAACTTAATGATCTTAGTAGACCACCCTTAGCTTTAAGAATAATAGCATCCGTATCACCATGTACTACCTGTAGAATATTACCATTTTGAGTGAGTATTTTACGTACTTTATGAATGTGATCAGAAACGGCACCCAAACCATATTGAGGCGATGCTGGAATAGTACCACCATATGCTAAATCTCTTAAATCTAATCCCGTTATACTTCCTGTTAATGTAACAATATATGAATAACCAATAATTGTGTCATTACTATATTGATATTCTAAACGAATAGACATGTCAGGGGCTGGTATTAGTCTATGATCAGCATCTATTGGACCATAATACATTTTTACATCTGGTGAATATGTAGTCATAATTATCCTTTAGAAGTATATTCTAGTGAAATACTAAATGATCCATCTATTTTATTAGAAGTATAATCTTCTCTTGTTTTAATATAAGCTTCGCTTTCTGCTAATAAAGCATCAAACCCAGGAATATTAAATATAGGTAAAGCATTACAAATCGATGGTGGTTCACAAGACTTGTTATCTTTTGATCGACCATCTATTGTAATAGTAATTATACGTGCTGTTTTCATATTTAATTTTTGAATAATTGGTCCATTTAGTCTTCCTGGTACAATAAATTCTTGAATTATTTCTACAGGATCATTTCTTACGATAGAAATATTTGTATATTTTAAATCTCTTGCTCTTGTATTTGAGGTTTCGTATGTGGCGGTATATGTGATACTTCCTTCATTATAATTGTGTTCTATAACATAAGATGATGGTAGTGGAAATCCTGATGCTCCTTTAATGAGCAACTCAGCTTTTGACAAAGAAACTTGAGTTTTAAAAGTACCAAGTAAATCACTAGTACTTCCTATTGCAGTTGTAAAATGAGACAGAGCATTGCTGTATTTTGTTTCGCCGCCATCTGCTGTGGTGATAAATGATCCACTATCTGGTAATATAAAGTTATTGCCTTTAAAGTATAAAAATCCACCCCTTATTAAACCTTGTACTGTGCCTTTTACTGTGATGGTCGCATTTGTTTTGGTATCGGTAGTAATATTGATATCTTTGGTATATGTGTGTGTAGCCGCGTTTGCTACTGGGGATAATGCTGGATTATTTTTTTTAACAATCGCAGTATAGGTTAAAGAAAAAGATCCTTCTGATTCTGATGTGGTGCATGATATCTGTTCATTGTATACATTATATGCTTGACCGCATCCGGCGCTAAATCCTTCTAATAAACCACCAGTAGACGCTAAATCATGAATAGCTGATAGATCTTTGGTAGCATCACACGCACTATCATTAGAGGTCTCTATTTGTAGGCATCCATTAATTAAACTTAAAACCTGATCGTGTAATCGTTTTTGTACAAATAATTTGGCTTGTTGCCACGCTGGTACTAAATTATTATTTACATAATAGTTTTTTCCGGTGGCTGATATTGTATATGAAACTTCAAATATATTATTATATGTTGTGTCATAATTATCATATATTCTATTATCAATAGTAAAAGACCATTTATCACTAAATTCTTTTATTTTATGATCAGCAATATCTATCAAATTATCATTAATTATAACTTGAGATGCGCCCTGATGAAAAATGCTACTAGAGCATGAGATCATCGCATTATTATCACATCCTATAAAATCAACCTCATTAAATTCAATCTCCACAACAAACGGAGCATAGTTTACCCAATGATTGTCTGATACATTAAACTCTATATTCTTTATCGTAGCGCCTTTGGCCTTTATAATAGTAGTACCACCTTGTTTAATATAAAGATCGCCACCATTAAAATTAAAAATTTCTCGGATATCACCCATATGCTCAACGGTTGGTTCTAATCCATAGTCAACAGAGCCAACATTTACTTCTTTCCGCAGAGCATTAGCATATCCATTGAGAGTTATAGTATACGTATATCCAATTGGATTATCATTACTATAATAAATTTCTGGACTAATAGTAACAGTTGGAGCCGGAGCAATCCTGTCTGTTGATGTTGGTGAAGCATTACCTTTGCAGTAATAAACTTCGGTTGTTGCTGAATATCCTGGCATAATATTTTTCCTTATTGTCCTTGTGAACTAGTTGCTCCACTAGAAGGCGAACCCATAGTAGCGCTAGACTTTACTTGACCACCAGTAGCGGTAGATACTTCGTCTCTTAGTGCTGCTAATTTTGGCTCTACTAGTGAGACAGCCAATTCTTTCATGCGTTTTTCTAGAGCCTCAAATGCTGCGGCTCCACTAATTTGAACATCTAATACATAGTTTCCAGTAAGTTCAATCTTAGGAGGTATAGTAGCCGCTACTGCTGATAGTTTATCAATATAAGTATTAAATGTACTAAAGGTAGAGGATAGCGAATCTAAAAATGCTTGAGCATTAGGATCAAGTTGAATTTGGAAACCGTTACCTCCAGCGGGACCGCCCGTTGTTGGCACTATATCATTATCTCTATTACGAGAACCAAATGTTACACTATATTGGTTACCAGTTTTTGGGTGTTCTAGTGTGGGTGAGAATAATGGGGCAACTTGCGGCGTTCCGGATGGTGTTTGTGTTGGTGCTGTTGCTGTAGCATTTTGTGTTTGATACAAATCCGGGAACATTCTACGAGCCACTTCTGGTCGATATCTTGATGCTGCGGCTTGACGGAGAGATAATTTTGATTGTTGATATTGGGCTAATGGCTTGCTCTCACCCTTTACTTGTGGAGCATCCCATCCAAACTCGGCTCCTATGTGTTCTTCTAATCCCCAGGGTTCTTTTTCTGCGGCAGTAAATAATTTCTTTCGTTGTGATGGACTTTGACTTAGTAAATAATCTTTGCGTTTTTGAGCTTTGTCTGCTTCAGCAATATTCTTTAGTTCAAAAGAGCTAGCACTAATAACACTATCATCTGTTGGTAGTTTTTGTCCTAGTCTTTGTCGTTTTCTAGCTGCTATTAATTCTTGTTGAACAAAAGCTTTTCGTTCTGCTGTTGGAGCATAACCCTTTTCTGCTCTGGTTACTGCGTCTTCTCCTTCAACAAATGTTTGTTTAGCATTAAGCAACTGTAACTTAGAGGCTTGTGCATTGGCTTGTACTACAGCTTGAGGAGCAGCACCTTGAACAACTCTATTAGCGTTGTCTGGCTTTTGAGCCTCCGCCCCCTTCGTCATTTTCTCTTCAATTTGCTTTTGTATAGCGACTCTTTGAGCTTCAAATTGTGCTTTTTGAGCATTTAATCTATCTAATACTCCACCAGCTCCGGGTGCTGGTGGTGCTGGTAACACACCAACTGGGGCAGCAGCAGCAGCGGCGGCTGCCGGTGGCACAGCACCACCCGGAGGAACCGCTACTGGTAAATTCTTAGGATTAGCAGCACCGGCATCGGCCCTAGCGTCAGCTAATGCTTGAATTAATATATTTGGAAAGTCTTTTGCCAAAAAGATCTGTAAATCAAGCATCGACTCTTGAATAATTAATGCCTGTTGTTTATTTAGTAATCCTAATATTTCATTCGCTTTAATTTGTTCATTAACAGCTTCTCTATATGCTATAACATTAGGATCTTCTTCAGATACTCGACCCCTTATTCTATTTAATGCTTCTTCAACTGTCATACCAAGCTTACCAACAAAATCTTGTCCTTGAAAACCCTGTGCTGATAAACTTTTCTCTAATAAGTCTGCTCTTAAATTAGCAAATTCTTGTGGTGAATATAATTCTTTTTGAGCATTTAATCCAGAAAAGGCTAATTGTCTATTCTCAGCATTCCTCATGAATTCTGGACCTTGAGCCTGAGCAGCAGCAAAAGCCGCAGACTCTCTATTCATCTGAAATAGTTCATCAAAACTTGATGTGAAAACCTTTTCTAAGAAATTACCAAAACCTTCAACCTTTTGTTGTTCTTCTTGAATTTTTGCTAACGCATTAGCAGCTTTAGTACCGTCATTTGCTAATCTTTCTAATGCTTGGCGACCCTCGTCTAATGCTAGCTTATTTTTACCTAGCGCTGCCACATTGCTTAGATTAGCCGCTGCTATATCTGCTCTTTGTCTATTGCCAGCCGCATCAGAGCCCAATCCACTAGCTTTTTCAAGATTAGCCGCATTTTCAGCTTCTAATCTAGCATTTTCTTGGCTAGTTCTCATCATGGCTAATCCAATAGCAGCAGGATCCATAGCTTGATTTGCTCTTAATCCACCAACATCACGAAGTCCTTTGGTAAGATCTTTAATTTCAAATTCAAAAGGTTCATTAAGTTGTCGTAGTGTTGGACTATTGCCTAAAGCTTTGGCCAAGTCTAATTCGGCATTTAATCTGATAACTCCAGCTTTACGCATGTATTCATTGGATCTACCCATAGCTTCATTATATTTATTTTGAAGATTGATAGATTCTTGAAGAGTATCATTATATGTTTTAGTTAATTTTTGCAGGAGCTGAGAGCCTTCTTGGGCTGTTTTAGATAATTCACTAATAACGGTTCCTTCTAACTCCTTAGTCAATTTATCAACATCAGTATCACTAGAAGACTCTATTAATCTATTCCCAACATCGTTTAAAACCTTAGAGATTTCTGGAGTTTCAATATTAATACCCTGTGCTTGAAATAGTCCAGTTAAATTACCTTTGATCTGATTTCTATTTGTAATATCTGTACTCTTCACAAGAGCCGGTAATTGATCAGCTAAAATTTTTGATGCTACCGCTTGATCTGCTAATGCTTTGGCTTCTGGACTACCACCAGCTAATCCAGCAACGCCACCAGCAGCAGCCCTAACCTCTTTAAAAGAAAACGCTGATAGATTTCCTAATACTTCTTCATTTTTTCTATCAACATCTTGAACTTTGGGAGCATTACTAAAATCATTAGTTCTAGCATCTGTGGCTTTAATTAATCTTTCTAAGCTAGCAGCATACTTATCAGCATAAGCATTTGCTCTACGATAAATATCCAGAGTTTTATCAATTTCTTTAACAATCTTTGCCGCTTCGTCAGCCCTTCGTTTTTCTATAATTTCGTTTTCTTTAGCGGCTAGGGCTACGCGAGAGTATTTCATTCTAATATCATCTAATTGACCATTAAGCTCCTTTTGTGTTTCTGGATCTGTTTCATTCACCAACTCTTGCCATTTAGCAATATATTCTGGACTAACTTGAGCTATTTGTTGTGTTAATATTCTGAATGTTTTAGGATCTATGCTAGCAGACACTTCATCAAGCGTTTTACCTGTTTTACCCATTGCTGCTTCTAAAATACGTGTAGCAGATTCTGACCCTGCTTTTTGAGTAGTCACAATCTCTGTGGTGGTCTTTGTTCTTAAGGATTCTTTTGAAAGATTTTTCTCCGCTTCTTGAGCGGCCAGAGATTTCAACTCTGCAAAAATATCAGCCATGCCAACATCAAGATTTTCTTTATTGGCTTCTGGATTTTTAATGAACTCATCAAGTAATGTTGATATTGATTCACTAGATTTTTCGATCTTCGCTTGTCTTGTTTTTTCAGCAAATTCTTCTGCTGCCTTCTGAGCCTTAAAAAATCCGGTTGTTAGCCCCACTAAAGCACCAGCCGCTCCTCCGATAGCAGTACCCCACGGACCAAAAAAAGAACCTATTGTGGCTCCTATACTACCATAATTTAGAGCATCTCCACCCATATTACTAATCATCCTACCGGATGTGGTAGATTCTCCACCAGCTAGACTAGAAGCACCCTCTATGGCTGCGCCGCCAGCCGTTAATGCAACAAAACCACCCAATCCACCCATCCCGCCGCGACCACCCATTCTATCTCTAAATGCTTGGCCGCTTAATCCTTCTGCTCTAGCAGCCCGTGCTTGTCTCATTAAATTACGACCAGCAGATCCTGATGGAATCAATCCTGTTTGTTGAACATTTCTAGAAGCAGTTGTTAAATTGTTACTAAATCCAGTGACCGTATTTTTTAGTGTTGAAAAACTATTTTGTATTTTAGGCAATATATTAGCCAAAGCTGGAAGTACACGACTAATCACTGCTGCAACAGCTCCACCAGCAAAAAACTTTTGAACTCCACCACCATTAGCAAAAGTTTGCAAACCACCAACCATACCTCCCTTATTAAATCCACTTATTTTATCAGCCCTGTTGAGATTTTGTAGTTGTGATGATCCTATTTTTTTAGCAGCTTTTTTATTAATAACAAATTCACCAGGAGTTAACATTGCTGGAACAGTATCTACATTACCACCCTTTGCATATTTAACAAAATTAACACCATCAAATTTACCTTTATTAATATCATTAATTATTTTAGTTGTTAGAGAATCAATAGCCTTACCTGTATTTGATCTTTTAGCATCTGCTTTTATTAATGTTGATAATCCTTCGCCAGAACTATCTGTAAACATATTTTTTAATGATTCTCTAGCAGAAGCTATCGACCCAGCTGGAAAATCAAAATTTGATTGAGCACCAGCTAATTTAGCTCCAGTAATAGATTGAATTAATCCTTCAAAAATAAAACCTTCTGTAGTTGCTTGAGCATTAGGGTCGTTCGCTATTCTTTTTGCTCCTTTGGTTGCTGCTTTTCTATCGACGCCTATAACAGAATTGCCTAATGTAGATAATGCTGGTTCAATTGATTTCATAACAGTATTATATAGTCCTTTGCGAGCATTTGAAGCAACAGTAGAAGCTACACTATTAGTTTCAAAATCATTTTTTCCAGGATAATAACCAGATATAGCACCAGAAATTGGAACAATCTTGCCTGCTACTGAAAGTTTACCCTTTTTAAGACCAGATCTAAGTCTTTTCTGAACTGCTTTAGGATCAAAATTTTGTGTTACTTCGGCAACAGTATAATCAGCCGCATATAGTGCTTCTCGTGCAGACTGGGTGCTGAGAACCTTGCCATTCTTAATTATTTTACTAACATCAATTTTTTTTCTTTTATTATCGCTTTGTAGTCCTAAAAGTTTTTGTTGAGTTTTAATTTCTGCATTTGCAAGTGCTTGTGCTTTAGCATCATTAGCGGCGGGAGCAATACCTAACTGTTTAAGTGCTAAAGGATTTTTTATATTTCCCTGTCCTCTGATAGTAATAGGACTTCTATCTGCTCCTTCTTCTGGTCGTAGAAAAAATGCACCAATCTTGCTTGGATCAACTACTACACCACCTTGAGCATATCTACCAATTCTACCCGCTCTTGGACCTTTGGATCTCATAGCATCAAGAGCTGGTTGTTTATTGCCTCCTTGAGTAAAAATCATATTTTGTACTGGTATGCCAAACAATTGACTTAAATATTCTGGCACACCTCTTGTTCTGCGAGATTTACTAATAATACTAAGTTTACTAGGACTCAATTTACCAGAACGAATTGCTTCTTGTAATGATTTACCAAAACCTGTTAATGGTGATGATTTTATATCTTGTAATCTAGCCGTCTCATCGTTGAAATATCTATTCAAGACACTCGTCTTTGCACCAGAAGATGCTGCTTTTGAATATGCTTTATCTCCTATGGTTCTTTTTAATGTACGATCTATATCAATAGCTCCTCCACCAGCTCTAATTAATGCTTCTATTGCTGATGGTTTTGGCAATATCGCTCCACTCGTCTGCAAAATATCATCAACCATAGGAGCGCCTGCAATGCCACCCCTTGCAAAGCTTTTAACTCTACCACCACCCGCATATTTATTCATGCCGTGTAATTTATTTAATCCAATAGCACTAGCTGCTTTTTTCCTAATAACGAATTCTCCGGGTGTTAGCATTGCTGGTACTGTATCTCTACTACCAGATCCTGGTACTAAACCACCACTAGCAAATCTTCTTCCTCCACCCAGTCTTTGACCTAATCCTCTGGCGCCGCCAGCATTACCAAACGCTCCAGCAAAACCAGCCCCAAACTGTGTTAATGCAGATAGCCCTCTGATAGTTGCAAGAGCAGTCAATGCTGGAAGAACAATCTTAGCAGCATCTGCTAATTTAATAAGACCACTGGCCAATTGTAGAGATAAACTAATAAAACTTCTAAAACTATCGCTCTCACCTATACTACGTACTAGTGCTGTAAATTCTTCTCTAACCTTAGCTATTTGATTAGCAATAGAAAGTTGTGCTGTTGCAGCGTCTTTACTTAATGACGCTTGTCCAGTTTGAGCGGTTTTTAAGGCTTGTTGAGCAACAGCGAATTGTTGAATAAGAGGAATAACTTTACCAATCTGACGGAATCCACCAAGCTCTTCAACGATTTGGCTAAACTGCAAATCTCTTGGGTCCAATCTACTCAAACCTTCACTTAATCTCTTGACTGCTTCGAATGGACCAACGAACTTACCCTCTAAATCAGTTAATGTTACTCCGAATTTTTCTAAAGCCTGAATAGTTTCTGCTCTTTGAACGCGGGTAAAAATAGTTCTTAAACCAGTAGCAATAGTCTCAGCGCTTTCACGAGTTGTGGCACGAACACTTGTGAAGATGGCCAAGAACTCATTGAGAGCATCTGTGCCTTCACTAACGCCCCTACTCGCTGTGGCAAACACACCACCGGTACGCTGAATAGCAACAATTAAGTCACTAGCTTCAACAGCAAACTGAGCAGCTACAGCATTAACACTACCTAGAGCAGATTCTAGATCTCCAGCACCAATCCCGAACTGTCTCATCAACGCAATACTACCTTCGACAGTTTGATTCATATCGTCGAATGATGGTGCTAAACTACTTTTTGCTAGAGCTTCAAGAGCTTTTCTAGTGTCTGCTGCACTAAGACCGGCCTGAGCAAGAGTAACAGCGACTGTTGTTAATTCTGATGAACTTACACCAAGAGATGTTGCAAGTTTTGTAATTTGATCAGCCAACCCTTGAAGCCCTTTAGCCGACTCACCTGTTACCTGTTGCAATCTAACAAACTCTTTATCGAAAGTAATAAAATCAGAGATACCTTGACGTAAGGCTCCGGTGAAAGCATATATGCTGCTAGTAACCACGGTAAAAGCAGCGAATCGTCTTACTGCTAAAGCAGACTGTCTACCAAACTCTTGCATTTGTGTGGCTGCTCTACCAGCATTATTTCCAACATTATTAATATTTTGAGTAGCATTATTCAAGCCCTGCTGTGTATTGCGTCCAATAACATTATTAAAGGATTGTCCCAAATTACGCAAAGCATCGCTTACAGAATTGGCGTTGGTGCTAGTGATTGATAAAGTACCATTAAGTGCTCTTAATGCAGTATTCATAGTTGTGATATTACGAATACTAGCTGGATTAATTCGAGGATTAATATTAACATCAACACTACCAAGCTGGCGACGAATATCAGCAACAACAGTTCTGATATTGGACGGTCCTCTTAAATTAATTTCTGCGGTAAGATTAAATGCTCTTGCCATAGTGATTAATTACTTTCTAAAAAAATATCCCCAGAGCAGTTTGAGCCGCTTGGGGATATATTAGTATATAACGTAGAATAACAATTAATTTGCTGATGAACTGCTAGAAGATGTTTCCTTAGTGGTGTTATCATTCCTATTCTCAGTATCCAGTATGATTGGTTGACCGTTTTCATCTAAAAACGGCTGGAAATCTAATAAATAATCACCCTGATTATCTACAGGATTACCGTCTTTATCAACGAACTCTCCCTTATCATTAACATATCTACCATTTTCATCTACTAATCGACCATCATCATCTACCAAATGACTATTTTTATTAATTAGTCTTAGTTGATCATCAACGAACTTATACTGCTTCAAAAATCTATTTTCTGGTAATTTTGATTCATAGTCATTTTCTAGACCATAAAGCATACCAGCCAAATTTTGAGCAGCCAATATCGCTACTGGATCGGATGACCTATTTAAATAATCTTCGTAATTCTTAAAATACTGCTCTTTAGTATCAGTATACACCGTGCAAGCAGAAACTAAGTAGTTAAATCTAGCATTATCTGCTTGTCCTTCAGCAGTATGGGTATCAAGATTAGTCTTAACTGCTATTAAATCGCGCAAATCATCTCTACTCTTTTTCATATTTAATGCGACTTTTTTAGCTTCTAAAATAGAAATACCACCCTTGGCCAATTTACGTTCACCTTCAAGAATATCGTTTTGTACTTTGGTAAATTGAGCTTGTTTGTTAGCATCCCACAAACCCTGTTCCATGAGCACATCATCTAGTTTGGCTCTAACAACAGCCTTAGCCTTTAATGCTTCACTAAAATTTTGATTATAAACTTTTGTAGCCTCTCTTTGATCTTGTAGAGATGGTGCTTTAACGAATAGTGAAACTTCCTTATCATTGATAATTGCGGAGAATGATCTTGTTAACATATTTAGTCCTCTTTCTTATTATTATTAAAACGATAGTTATATTTTAAGATATTACCAGCTGCTATATCAAGATCTGATATTGCTTTACGTAATTGATTATTGCCATTATTGAGTATTTGATTTCTTACAAAATCCCACCGATCCAAAAAATCCAATTCATTATCTGTTAGATCTTCTTCGTTTTTATCTTGACCCCAAAGATAACCAAATGTTTTTTCAAATTCAAATAATGCGCCGATCATGGTTGTTTGAAATCTTTTACCTAGTATAGCTTTTTGAGTGGGGTCCATATTTTATTTCCTATTTTTAAATATTTCGTTACTTTGCTGCACAAGTGTTCTTTGTACATCTGGTAACTTGGTATTATCAATCATATCCGGATTAGACTGAATAACAGTATTTCTTTCCCTTATAATATGTCGTGATGTATTATCATTCAAGTTGTAAATATTATGGGCCTCTTCTTGTGAATTAGCCATTATAAATACTTCTCCAGCTTTATCTAATTTTTTCCCCTCTAACATTTTTTCTGTGCGGTTTTTATTTTTATTTTTTTCACTTTCTCTGCGTTGATGAATCATCCAGCCATCAAAAAGATCATCGTCTTCTATTACATTATCTGGTGGACATTCAGGATGTTCATAAGCACTATCATACATTTTTGTTAATACAACCAAAGTCTTTTGTTCATCTGTCCAATTAATTGTGGCTTTATCAAATAGATAATCTTTATTAGCCGACCAATAATTTCTCCACTGATCACTTCTAGCTATTATTCTATATGTTTTAATATCTATGGAGTCACCACCTATAAAATCAGATAGCCTTGTTAATAGATCATAGTCTACGTCGTTTTGGGATTTAAAGACTAAACTATTATTTTCATCATATAAACTATGAATTAATAGATATTGATTTTTTATAAGCTGACTATATCCGTATGCTGTGCATTGGTCTAAACTATGCCTAATAACAAACTGTCTATTATATGCAGCATTTATATTTGATAAAGTTTTACGTAGACTTTTAAGTTTAGCAGGGTTTAAGAAATTCTTATATAGGTCTACTTTATTGTCTTCTATTTGTTTTTCAAGATTTTTAAGATTATCATCCCCATTGTATGTCCATAGACCCATCGTGACCAATGTATCAACGATGGAATCGTCGGTGATCCAGTCGTTGAATCTATTGTACTCACACTCTTGTTGAGCATATAGATCCGCTTCGTATTTAATAGTAATATCCGGATAAATTAATTTATATTTTTTACCACTGTATATAAAGAGGTAAAATCCAGATAGTATGCGCGATAGATATATTCCGACTGTTCTTGGATCCATAGTCCTGTGCAATTATTCCGTTGTCTTATAATACAAACCAGCCTAGGAACTAAGCTGGGGTATATGTGCTATTAGCAAGTTGACTGTAGAAGTTGCCACCGCTGTGTGCAACAACGAAGTCGTTAAATGTCTGATAGCTATATGTTACACTTACGTTACCGCCACCAGTATCACCACCTGTGTAGTTAACACTAGTAAGTTTACTCTTGGTGCCGAGATAAATTCTTGTGCCTTCGCAGGTTTCCAAGAAGATAGTTTGGTCAAGAAGATTATGGCGACCACTGCATTGTGGAGTATTAGCGTCTGCTACTGTTGTACCAGTAAGGCCAGCATAATAACCACTTTCTGTAGCGTTGATCATATCTCCTGTCACAGCAACAACCTCAAATTCTGATGTTACTTCAACTGGGAATGTTACGTAACGATGATAAGGAGCGAATGTACCAAGTTCTTGGATTGCTTCACGACCAAAGTCACAACTTACTGTGATGTTTTGGAAGTGTACAGCAAATCCGCTACCGCCACCAAGAGCGTTATTTGTTCCGCTAGCACTAATGCCTGGAATTTGTGTTGGGAAACGGCAATTTGCCATGTTTAGGAACTGTCTACGAGCAACACCCTGAGCGGCGATTGGAGCATCTGTATTATTAAATGCTCCTGTGAGAGTACCACCCCATACCTTATTGTTACCAACTAATGTCACATCCTCTGTGAAATTACCATCTACTGGGAATGTATAGCTTACACTACTAACATACATACCAGAGCATGTTAATGCTGAGATAGATGTGCCGCTTGAACTAACGTTTGAATCATTAAAAACTGCGAGTTGCATATCGCAACGAGCGTTTTGGCGACCCGGAATTGTGGGATTAACAGAGGTTAAACCAGCACCAATACTAGATCCTTCTTCTGTAGCGATTACATAAACAATTGGATAACCATCTAGAACCTTGTTAAGAGTAACTTCAACATCAGGAACATTTTCAACGTTCTGATAAATGGCCAACTGTCCCATCTCGAACACTTGTTCTAGATTAAAATTTGTTGTGATACCAACAGTTTGAAGGCCGTGAACTGGTAACTTATCTGTGTTAAGTGTTCCAGCGGCTTGACCTAGTACAACCTGTTGAATTGCATAATAAATACGATTATTGGCCATAATTAATCTCCACTGTAATTTTAGATTTAAGTTAAATATGCCTATGGTGGTATATTGGTATTATTTAAGATACACTAAAGAAATAAAATCAACTTGAAATTATCTCAACCGTAGCTCGTGCCATCCCTTGATGAAAATTAGCATGAGGACTATCTATTTCAAAAAGGCTAATATTTTTAATAAAACATTTTCGCCAAGGATAAGTTTGTACTAAATTTGGATACATTAATGCTCCAGCTTTAATATCTCCATTATAATCTAGTGGATATGCTTCATTTTGAGCTAAAGCATTAGTATCATATAGTTGTAGTGTTGAATCTTGTTGAAGTCTAAGAATATCTAGTAATTTATTTCTATCATTTTTATTTTCTGCATATATATAAAAGCCTATGTCTTGTTCTAGCCATAATAAAGAATTGCCAATTTCATATGGTCGTGAACGAGATCTTGGAATTGACTCGATAACTATTGCTGGCAATTGAATTCTATGATTAGCACCAATAGACCATTCTCCATCTTCTGTTCTTTGTATATCAGCATTAGCAGTATTAAATGAGCTATATTGCAGAATACTGAACCACGGACTTTCTGAGGCTCTGTGGGTTTGAACAAATCTGTAACTATGCTCCACATCCACTGTTGATGATACTGATAGTGGAGTATTAAATACTACTCTTCCTAATGGATAATTAATAGTAAAATTACCAGACTTATTAACTGTTGTTGTTTCATTAATTAATGCGGATGTTATCTGTATTGGTGACGTTCCACTATACGATGCTGATGATTCCCATACCCAATCTTTTCTTATTCCTTGCCACACACGACCATCTGTATATGCCGGATCATTTACAGAAATTAATCTATATGGATTATTTGTTCCATAAAGTGTAGCATTAGTTGTTTCAGCATCAAACCAAGAGCCAATATTTAGAAAAGACCAGTCAAAATACATTTTAAAATTAGCTTCTACTATATTTAGAAGAAGATCTTGTGATATATTTTCTATACCTTTAAAACATGTATTATAATTGCAATTACTCATGATTGAAATGCCTTATTAAGTAGGTTCTCTATATCATCGGTTACACTATCTATAGCTCTAGTGATCCAATTATCAGAAGCTGTTCCAGCGTATGTTGATGGTACTTTCCATGGTTTGTTGCTGGGTTTCATTAAAGCGTTGCCTGTTCTAGAATATTGATTTGGACCTATTATAACTTCATACTTATCAATAATAGTTTTATTTCCTTCTAATAATAACCATTCTAGCCAAGGTAAACTATATCCACGAGTAGAGTCTATTACCAAAGCATAGTCCGTATAAAGAACATCAGCATAATCAATTCTAATAGTATTAGCAGTAAATATAGCTTTAATTTTGTTACTAACTATTGTTGGTTTCATAGAAGAATATTGTATATTATCACACCATATATCTAATAAACCAGCTAACTTAACTCCAGGATCCGGAATACCAAATTCATATCTTAATTCTCCATTTAATAGCGATGAATATTCTGGACTATTAGTTAGCGAAGTTCTGATAATTTGAGGTAGTTGATTTTTAATTATACTAATACCATTATCCATATATTTTGTGACATCAGATAATAGCGCTTGTAATATTCTATTACTTATCTCTTCAGTATTTTCTATTAATTTTAAAGAGAATCTCATTTAATTTTAGGTTTGGCTTGGCGTTGGTGTGGGAGTTCTTGTTGGAGTAAAACTAATAGATGGTGTTAGTGATACTGTTCTGGTTAGTGTTGGGGTTCTCGTTAGGGTTGGAGTTATGCTTGGAGTCACACTAATAGTAGGAGTTGGTGGAGGACTATACAAACCAGTTTTTTTCCACATAGCAATTAAATATTTATTATCACCCAAACCTACTGGATTGGGTTCTCCGTATAGTTGAAACACAGGATTAGCATTACTAGTATGATAAATAACTGTCATATCTTTGCATCGTCGTATCTGCGATAGATAATCTTTACTACATATGGTTTGAATATATCCATCTGGATTGTCTAACTGTGGCGGTGGATTAATCCATTTTTTATAATCCCAGATAATTGCTAAATATCCGTTGTCTGTTTGAGATCTGCCAGTTGATCCAGACCCATTGCAATATGGACAAATTTTACCTAAAGTAAATGCGACAGGACCACCACTTTTATATTTACCAGAAGATTTTTTCAGATTAACATCATATATACAATTAGGACATAATTCAATATTAGTAATTCCATAGTTAAAAACACATTCTGTTGTTAGTCCAGTGGAAGCTAACAATAAATTTATTTGATTATTAAATATACTTTGTAAATTAGAAAAATCCGGATAGGCCATAATTTATCTCATGAATAGAAGTCATTGTTTCCAACATTTCGGAATGGTCCAGCATTAAGATATCTTGGATCAAATTTATTATTAACGAATGGAGATAGAACAGCAGCCCATGCTGTGGCATTTTTAACATCCCAATGACTGGTAAGTTCTTCATACATTGCACAAGCCCCATGATCTATAATAGCTTGCCATCCAGATAGCGATCCTCCAAAGCTGAGACTAGCAGGACCAAGAGCGGTACGAATACCCTCAAAAGCAGCTTTTGTTCGAAATGTTCCCTGATCAAAAATACAAGCGGCTTTAAGACCAATTAGACTTAAAAATATATCATCTCCATTGGTGGTTGGATCAGGACTAATATTAGGATTAATAATATCTATTTGATAAGGATAGTCTAAATTAACATCGAATTGCACATATTTTGAAGCAACTACTATAACCTGTTGCATACGCTCATCTGAGTACTCGTATGGCCAAGTAAGATCATTAATTAAAACACGAACAATGGTAGTAAGATGTTCTTGCCAGCTCATAGTTTGGCCTTTTTAAAGATGTTTATAGAATATTCCTAATATAGGAATACACCATAATATGATTGGTCTAATTATTTAGAAAGTATGCTTCTACCTGATTAATAGAGTTAATATCTGTGCATTTAAGCCTATTAATCGTCTCAACAGACACGGCATCCTCGTGTATCCACCAGTCTTCAAATGGACTATTTAAGTCTGGTGAGACATTAGGCACTACTAGAGTATATCCAAGTTGTTTGAGATAATCGCGTGATTTATCTCTATATGATCTTGTAATATCAACATAATAATCATGTTCATAGGTTATAACATTAAATTTATATTTATGAAAAGGTATAGATAGTAATGCTTCGTATGTGTTTCTAGGAGGCTCAATATCTAATTGTAAGTAATCAATAGTTGTTGTATCAGGAAAATATTTCCCTAATAGTTTTTCATAATTGATAATCAGAGCATCTATCGATAAAACAGGATTGTGTCTGTGTTCTCTATATTGCTTAATCCAGTTTTCATTATATTCTATGCCTATGCCAGTCCACCCAAATTTTTGTTCAAGAAGCGCTGTGTTATTATTCTTGAATGGTTCTGATGCTCCAATTTCTAAATATGTACCATTTGTTTTACCATTCAGAGCTGTTAATATAAACATATCTTGATATACTTGAGAATAGTTTTTGTCAATAGTATCTATACCATTAAAAGTAAATTTAAGTTTATTTTTAAAACTGTGATGATATGATCTTATAGCTTGAGACTCTGGACCGCTACCAAGTCTAGATAGATTATGTTCTAGTAAGTTTTTATAATAATCTGATAATTGATCCACATAATTATTTAAGATATTACGATACAGCTGTCTACATTCTTTTGGTTTGCCTATCCACCAACTGGCTGCGGCCTTTTGAAATAATAAACAATATATATCAGAAAAATCTATTTGTGAAATAAATAAGGATTTTTGCGTACAGTGTTCTAAAGCTATAGAAGAGTATGTATAAACATTTATCCAGTCTGATTTAGATTCATAGTGTTGAGTTAAGAAAAAATAAGCTTCTGGTTTTTGTGGACATAGACATATAGCTTGTTTTAATAAACTTTCACAAGTAATACCTCTTCCGCCCAAATAATTATAGCACAAATATAAGCGAATTAAACACTCATATCTCAGATCAATATTTGTTGTTTTTTCAGCGCATCTTAAATAGTATGCTGCTGCTGGACTATAGTGTTTCATATTTTCATAGAATGCTGCCATATTAAAATTAGCAGAATCATTTTCTGGATCATTAATATAGTCGTAAAGTTGTTTCATAGTTTTAACAATCTATTTATAGTAGATTTATTACACACCAGCAGATACGAAGCATTATCTTGAAAACCGAAGGTTATAAGGATTTGGTTATTATATTCTGTAATACCACAAGCAAATTCAATTTTACCGCCCATAAAATCAAACCTAGGAGAAACTTTCAATAGATTAAAATGTTTGTCCCACAGAGCAAATCTGTGTCTATAAGTCGCATTTTTACGACCAGCCTCACTCTGATATAGATCAACCTCGTGCAGCAAAGCTAGATAGTGATCTTCGTAAGGAATTACTTGGGAACCACCCCTAAGATCCCTTGTATTTAGTTGTTGATACTCTGTTAATACTATGGTTTCTGTTGTCTCATTGATCGGATCATATTTTACAACTTCTGTTGGATTGGTCCATTTAATATAAGTATATGGCTGATCAACTACTGGCATCCAGTTTTTTTCACAATACGACTTGTCTGGTGCTGGGGCTGGTAATCTTTGTCGTGAAATTTCTTTCCAGTTATGATTATCACATACTATTTCTGATAATTCCATACGGCCTTGACCATTAGTAGTAGTATCTCGTCGCACTCCGCTCAAAAATAATCTATCTTCCCAATAAATTAATCTAGCATCTTCTAATCCTATAAATTCCCATAGTGGTTTTACATCTAATTCTTTTGTATCAACTATAGAATCTATTATAATATTAAAAGTATTATCTAATTTACAAAGTATATTATGTGTTGCTAACACACTATGTTGTTCTGTATGAAGATAGCATAACGGCCCCCAAATGTGCTCATTTACTCCATGCTCAGCATGATAAAGCGCATAATTAACATTACGGAGATTGACTAATAATTTTCCATTTAGATTTAAAATAGATGGATTAGTTAATGATGGACCAATGATCTTTTCAGAAGGAATTAACAGCGGAAAAATTTGTCCGCCGTCTAAAATAGCCTTTTGTGCAAAATTATCTATATCACTAATCATAAACTCTCCTTTTTTATAGTAGCAATTATAGGAGAATTGACAATTAAATATTTTCTTCCAGAATAACTGGTGTTTCTATAGTAGTATTATCTATCAAAGAATTTAAATAATTAACTACAATAAGATTTACTTCTTCCTGTGTTGGATAATGATTAAATTTAAAAAAACTGAGTAGTGTTGTAATCAATAACTACTCTTACTCTGTATTTCTCAGAAGGGTCTAAAAAACTTAAACTATTTTGTAATTGCTATAATTTAACCTCGTTTATTGTTGTGGCTGATAATAAAATTTCTTTAATTATCTCTATAGCTTCTAATTGTCTTTGTTTTGGAATGCCTTCGTGTTCACTAGTTTTAGATTCTGCTAGTTGTAAAACTATTTCACAAGCTTCATATAATAACACATAAAGTTCCTATTAATAGAATAATAAACATCTAAAGCATTCTAAATTAGAATGTCTATTTAGCCATAAATACTTAAGACCATCTGGAGTTTCGAAAATTTCCATTCTATTGCCAATGATAGCCGTACCAGCAATATAGGGGTATATTCCAGCGCCATGAATACTATTAGTTAATATATCTATATAATAACATCTTGTGGTTACTTCTTTAGTGAAATATAATCTGTCTCCACCGTCGTAAGCATACATACTTCCCGTAGTTAATGTTTCTGTTATTGGTGTTGGGACCACAATATCCCAACTGTCTTTAGCTATATTATACTCATCAAAACCCACTACGGCGCCACCTCTAGCTGTAATTAAAAATAACCCCCTCTTATTTATATCAGAAGATCCATATATCCAATTTAAATTAATTCCAGCGCCTTTAATGGGAGTATTAAGAATTGAATACACCGTGCTTGCGCTAGTCGGTGCTGTTGTAACAGCTGTGAACGTTAAAGTTGTGGTAGTATTTGAACTTATAGCAGTTTCCTGCGTGACGCCAGCACCCCCAACAAATTTTAATCTCTTACCAGCAAAATAATTTACAACCCAACCATTCATACTCATGGTGGTTGATGATACGCTTGTGGAGCTTGGCGTATTGACTTGATATGTTCCAGTATCTCCAGAGCCGGTAATGTAATCAAGAATAATAGTACCAGACGGTACATTAGTGCCGCTTATGGTTTGGCCGGGACCAAGAGAACCGCCGCTAGACTTAGCCGTAACGGTTAATACATTGCCAGATATTGAAGCAGTAAATGACGATGCTGCTACTTTAGTAGTATCTTGCAGTGTGGTGGTAGAATGTGTGCCAGTAGCTATACCACTGTCTGATGCTCCAAGTGCGGCTGGTTTAGATATAATATATTTAGTAGTTCCATTAGTTGGGGCGGTTGCCGTTGCGGTAAATGTCAAAGTGTTACTAGTATTTGATGCTATTCTAAAAGTTTGACCAGTTGGAGCATTGCTTAATGTTGTTGTCATATAACAAACATGTCCTGCCCATTCGTTGGTTGTCCAGCTTTTAGTAGAGTCTGTTAACGTTGTTGCGGACTGAGCGGTAAATGTTGCATTTGCCGTTGGAGTTCCAACCATAGTATAAGTATAGGTTGTTCCACTTGTGACAGTAATTGCGGCGGCAATATTATATAACGACGCATCACCACCCGTGGCTCCAGTGTGTGTAACTGAATATCCGGTCTTAAAATTATGATTAAGTGTGGTTGTTACTGTTGCAGTTGTGCCACTTCTTGTGGTAGTTGAAATTGAAATTGGCTTATCTTCCCCATATTGCGCCGCTCCAGACCTTGATACTCCACCGTCTAGTTTTTTATTACCAGACCAAGTATCTTCTTCTGCGCAACTTGTATATAAGCAAGCCTGTGCGCCATATGCTGCGTAGAGTAAATCATTATCTCCTTGAATTTTATAAGTTGATGTATTGTCTGGGTTAATTTTAAATGACTGAGAAATAGATAATGTATCACTGGTATTACTTTTAATAATACGACTTTGACCAATACCAGTACCTCCAGTAATTACCACCCTATGGTTAGCCCATCTGTTAGTTGACCAAGATTTTGAGCTATCTACTAAAGTTGTTGATGTGGCACTCGAAGCTGTTCCAGCATCAAAGCCTTCTATAATGTATCTTGATGTGCTGTTGGGTGCGGTTCCAGAGCTAGACCAAGTTAATGTGTTAGATGTGTTAGATGCTATTGGTCTTAATTGTCCTTCGCCAGTGCCACTAAAAATTCTAACATAATAATTAGCAAATTCATTTGTATTCCAACTTTTTGTATTATCTACTAAAGTGGTCGTAGTTCCAGATGACGCGACTCCCTTTTCCCAAACGCTAGCATTTTCTGTTGTTCTTTCTAGCGAAAGGTCGGTTATGGTAATGTTAGAAATAACGTTAGTGGGCAATGTCCTATTATACCATATATCTGCGGCAATGTCATAATAAACTAGCCCGCCAGCAACGTTAGTTAATAAATAGATTCCACCAGACTGCACTACAAATCTTGATGTTTCGTCTGGATTAACAGCCCAATTAGAATCAACCGTTAAAGCTCCAGATTCAATTGAATAAAAGCTTTGCGATCCGGCGGTTGCTGATATTGCCGTAACCAGTGGGGCCATAGCATCAACATTGTTCTGTGTTAATTGATTAATATCTCCGAATGTGATACTAGTAGCGTCACTGTAAAGAATTTTACGAACTTGACCAATACCAGAGCCGCCCGTAATTCTAACTTGATAGCCAACCCATTGATTAATTGCCCAGTTTTTTGTACTATCGGTAATACGTAGTAAGCTTGTGCTGCTGGTTACGCTAGTAGCAATTCCAGCATCAGCGGTTACTGGGTCAGACACGGCTGTGATTGTTCTTTGTTGTCCAGCCCCTGTGCCGCTAATAATTTTAATATCAAATCCTTTTAATATTTCACCACTTATAGTGTCGGTAGTGATAGTATTTGATGTTGCTGAAATAGCTCTACCATAATGACCTATAGCGCCGCCAAATTTCATAGATGTGGCAGTTGTTGTTGTTACAGGAGAACTTGCTAGCTGTAAATATGTATCCGTCCATGTGTCATATCTCCAAAAATTAGCTGTAGCAATAATATAATAAATATATCTACCATGATTTGGATGATATAAGCTATTATCAGAAGAACAAGCCGCAGAAACAGCACTAGATACTGCTGGAGCAAATCGTAGCCATTCCCAAACTGGAAGATCAACTTGTGTTTTTAGAGTATTAACTAGTGTCATAATAAATTCCTATTTATGAAAAATTAAGTTTGCTGCGAATACAGTTTGCGTATGTATTGCGGGATATGTCTATAAATTGCCTATGATCCATACTCGCTATAGCAGCCACGTTTAGTACGGTAGTTACTGAATTTAGATTAGAGGTACTGCTTGAGTTATCTATAATAACTCTTTGGCGATTAGCACCATCAACAACAGCATTACTTTCTAATAATTTAACTATTCGTCTCAAAAGAATATTCGCTTCTTCTGAGGCTAATTGATTTTGACCTATTTGATCACTAGAAATAACTACCGGAGAGCTATTATTATTGTTAGCTTGGCCGTTCTGATTTTGTGGGAAATATGTCATTGAAGCTCCTACGTGTTATTATAATATACACTTTTATACAATAATCCAGTTTGACCCATCGCTAATTACACTAATACTTATATACTGTCTATTAAGACCAATATCAGAATATCCATCGATTGTTTGGCCAACAGAGGTTTGTAAATACACTGTGCCAGTTGTATTGTTTTTAAGCGTAAATATGCCTTTGTTGTTAACTGCGGTTGGTAGAATTAGAGCATAATTAGTGGCCAAATCACTAAAAATATAAACGTATTCTCTAGCAGATGATCCTGTGGCAGAAATATTGCTATTATTAACATGGACAATGACTGATTTTTCCAAACTTACAGGAATATTATTAACTTCTAAATTAGTAAAATTACCACTAGCGGCACTTAGCAATCCGCTACTAATAGTTAATCCATTAGTGAAAGTATGATTAGCCTCGACTGTTCTTGAGGTATTTATATGAAGATATTGATTATGATCATCATCTCCAAGACCGAATAATAATCCATGATCATTCTGAGTAACACCCTGGTTTCCTTGGGTACCTTGTATACCATTAGATCCTTGGGTGCCAGTATTGCCCTGTATACCTTGAATACCTTGGATTCCCTGAGCGCCTTGATCGGCAAGTAATGTCCAAAAAGTTCCTTCTGTTGGAGTATCACCAGTATTACCACCATTGGAATTAATACGATACCATGTCTTACCATCGTATGTAGCAACGTCTCCAACAGCGTAAGAAGCTCCTATATTATAGGCTCCGGTAAAATTCCAAAGGGCGGCAGTACCTTGTACTCCTTGAGTGCCTTGAGATCCAGTGATGCCTTGGATACCTTGTGAGCCTTCAGTTCCTTGTACGCCAGTCGGTGCTGCAGTAAGAATAAACAACATTTGATGATTATTAGGAAAAGAGAATGTTGATGTAACTAAACTAATTCCATAAGTCCAATATGTAGTATTATCAGTCTTACTAGTAATTGTCCATTCTTGATAATTTGTATGTACATCTTTATCTTGTAGAGTTATAACACTTCCAACATTAACATTTGATAAAAATCGGTCTAAGTTATCTCCATTTTGATCTAATTCACTTACACTAATAGATGTTGCAGACACTTGTGTTGCATTGTTCCATATAATATGACCTGATCCTGGATTTCCATTTGTTATATTAGTTTTTGCTTGATAGTTAAAAAATGCATTAGAAGTTCCTGCAGTCCCTTGAGTTCCTATTGCTCCTTGTACTCCTTGAGCACCTTGTGACCCAGCGATGCCTTGTTGCCCTTGAGTACCTTGTGATCCAGTAACTCCCTGTTGTCCTTGAGTGCCTTGAGATCCAACACTTCCCTGACTTCCCACAGATCCCTGAGAACCAGTAGCACCTTGGATTCCCTGAGTACCCTGATTGCCTACACTACCTTGGGTTCCTTGACTTCCTTGACTTCCAATTGTTCCTTGAGTACCTTGACTACCAACCAATCCCTGTGATCCTATAGAACCCTGACTACCAGTGCTTCCTTGAGATCCTATTGTACCCTGTGAACCTTGAGAACCAACACTTCCCTGACTACCAGCATTTCCTTGAGAACCAGTTAAGCCTTGACTTCCAACTATACCTTGTGTACCATTGCTTCCTTGACTTCCTGTGGCACCTTGTGTTCCTTGACTTCCTTGGTTACCTACTGATCCCTGTGATCCGATAGTTCCTTGTGTTCCCTGATTTCCGCTAGTACCCTGTGAGCCAGTCGCTCCTTGACTACCAATAAAACCTTGTGTTCCTTGGTTTCCAATCATACCTTGTGTGCCGCTACTGCCTTGACTTCCTATGGCTCCTTGACTACCATTGTTTCCGGTATTGCCTTGAGTTCCTTGTAATCCTATTAACCCTTGACTACCCGTATTACCTTGTGAGCCAGTCAATCCTTGACTTCCGATACCTCCTTGAATACCCTGATTGCCAAGATTACCTTGAACGCCCTGAATTCCATTTATTCCTTGAGATCCAATATTTCCTTGAATTCCTTGAATACCCTGCATACCAAGTGGACCTTGAATACCAGTAGTTCCTTGAATACTATCAGTAATAGTAATATCAGTAGCACCTATTTGTTCAACAACTATAGCTATTGTGCTATCTGCGGTATTTGTTTGTATATCCAGAGATGTGGTTTGATCTGTAGATAAATTAGGAGTATTATCTGTTAAAATAAAACCATTAGTAGAAATTTCAATATTATTTTCTGGAATAATATCGACAGTAACATTAAAGTCCATATATTAGCATTCTAATAATGTGTTAGAATTACTGTATCTACTGTTTATACTAACAATACCATATAGAATTCTAATTGTTTCTTTACCTCCACCAACATATAAATCATCGTCCGATTGTAGTTCTAGATCATACCTAGCACTTTTAAATATAAAGTCATTAGTTATACTGGCTGGTAATAATAGGGTAAGTTTACCATTTGCTCCATCAATAGTAAAACTATATAAATCAGGGTCAATATTATCTGTGGTAAAAGTTTCTGTAGTTCCAGTATTAGTGACCCATGTTAATCTAGCACACCAATTAGTAATATCAATAACATTATGATTTTGATCTTTATAAACTAAACTAAGCCTAAATGAAGTACCTTGTTCTATAGTAAAATCATATTTGCTAGCTGGCATAATATATCCCTCTTCAGATGTAATAAACTATATTATAATACACCTAAAAAAAAAGGCCAGCCTTGCGGCTGACCTTCTTTTATTGGCGTTAAAGTCCGAGGATCAAAGAGCGCCAAGTAGTACTCTGCGGTTATCAAGAACAGCAAAGCCTTGCTCAGCCCAGCCATAGAAACCAGCTCTCTTTTGACGATGAAGAGTATCATCTTCGAAGATTTGAACTTCTTGACGAACTGGCATTATGAAACTGTCTCTCTTGCGTAGATCAAGACCAACAACAATCTCAACCTTATCATTAGCGCTATCACCACCGGCGTTCTGTGGTAGTGTGCCACCAAGGACGTTGCTGTAGAATAGTTGATATTGTTGACCTTCACCTAGCTCATCACGATCATGGAGATTGATACCGAAGACACGGTTTAGAGTGCCATCAGCAGCAGTGTAAATCTCACGACGAGTTACTTCGTCGATTTGATCAAGACCCCAATTGCGGATGTCTTCCATAGCCTCTGGACTAACATAGAGGTCGGTTAACATGCCACGGTTATTACTGGCGGAGTTACCACCACCGTTTCTGCGCATTACTGTCTTCATGAGACTGACTAATCTCTTGCTGAATAAGCCAGGATTAGCATCAGTATCATAAACTACGATGTTACGATCAACACCAGCAGCAAGAAGTGTATGCCAGCCGTCATCATTCATCTTCTTAACAAATTGGGCTTCGAGAACTTCCATAGCACGACCAACAACGTCCCAACGGGCGTCACGGGCATACTTTAGAAGATAATCGATACTAGCGCCAATGTCATAGGTTGGAACCATGACATAATCGCCTTCAACATGCTTCTGTGGAATATAACCATGATTTGGGATGGTATAAGCCACAAAGTCTTTTTCAGTACCTGGAGCAAGAAAGTCTAATGGAAACTCTGGAGTGGCACTTTGGGCCAATGCGATTGGCTCGAAAATGTCATCTAGAATATTGCCACTAAGGACGCCTTGACGAAGTGGAAGTTCAAGAGCCTTAGCAAATTCATGATTTGCGGCTAATGCTTCCTCTTTGTGTAACGAACCAGACTTAACGAGAAGGTCTGTTAGTTCTGGTGTGGGTTCAAATTTTCTATTGGACATGTTTTTCTCCCTTATCAAGTTATATTAATGTCTACTTTGATGTAACCATCAGCATCTTTAACGCTCAAGAAACGACCTACTTTAACACTATTTGTGCTAACGTTGGTTAGTTTACCGTTTGCACCGTAGTAAGTATCTTCACCGATGGCTGGACTGACTCCAGAAACAACCATATTAGTTGTTACTTGACCCTGACGAAGAAGTGTTACCTTACTGCCAGTCTGAACTTCGTCTTTGTGCCAATTGATGTGCTGTCTTGTAAGATCAAGACTTACAACATCATTTAGCAATAAGCCAGCTGGTTTTGTACCAGACTGTGAGGCAGAAACTGTTACTAGGGCGAGTGAATCGTCCATAGCAACGCCGCTACCGCCAGTACTGTGTACAACAACAACACCACGCTCTGCTGATGCGTCATTGCAGAAGAACGAAATATCTGTGTATGCTTCAACGCGATCTGATTTTAAAGCCATTTTTACTCTCCCTTATTAAGTTTTTTACCTAGTCTAATACAAACAAAGTCAACTAAGGCAGCTCTTGTATTCTGCATTTCTGATTCTGTTTCGCTACCAACGCTTAGATCAATCTCTTGATCGTTAGTCTCAACGTTTTCTAAAGCGAGCGAAACATCTTCGGTTTTTGCCTCAGTTTCTTCTGCTTTAGTATCTTCAACACTTGCTGCTGGTTGAACGGTCTTTACAGAAGCTAAAAGTGATGTCATACTTGCGAATGTGTCATCATCTAGTGTTTCGAATTTTTCAACTGTGGCACTAGCTATTTCTTCTGTTACGCCATTCTCAAGAAGAGTGGCCATTCTTTTCATCTTCTTTTCTTTCTTGGCCATTTCTTCTTCTTTCATCTTATAACCAGCTAAAGCTTCATTAGCAACTTGTAGTTCGTTAATTGCAGCACTAAGGGCAGCTTTCATTTTTTCCATTTCTTCTTCCTTCTTCTTCTTCATCATCATATCTTCTGCCATCTTCTTTGCTGCTTCTGTCTGCTCATCAGTTACTGGAGTCACTTCTTCTACCACTACTGTTTCGGCAACTTGAGCCTCAACAACCGTTGTGACTTCGTTTTCTGGCTGAGCGACTTCGGATTCAATACTCATATTTGTCTCCTTTAAATTGGCTTGATTTGAAAATACACCTTCTTTTATAAAATCGTCATTTTTTTCTTCTATATTTTTAGTAAAAGCAATCTCTTTATCGAAATGCAAACTGTCTTTTGTAAAAATAATACTTTCTGGATTAGCGGGTCTATTAACAAAACCCTTACCAGAAAACGTAATTTGTCTTAGTACTCTACCAATCTTATAGTCTTGATGTTCACCTTGTCCACCATAGGCCCTTAAGTGTCTTGTTAAGAAAGCCGTTTCTTCATTTCTTGGTAAAACATGAAATTTACCAGTACTCTTATTAATTAATCCATAGTCAAATCCCTTAAAAAAGCACTCCATGCTAACATACTTATTACCTGATTCAATTTCTTCTATTAATGTTGAGGCTCTATCTTTGAGTTCTGGTTCTGTATAACCTGTATAAATTACTGATCCAGTAAGAATGTGAAATTTTTCTGGTAATTGATCTAGGTTAATATTTTCATTAATTAATTCACCATCATCATTGATTGGCCAATTAGATGTGATGTGGCCAACTATCGCGGCTTCATCGTGTTCCAGATTGGTTGGTTTGTGTGTTGGTGTGGATCTGGCTAGCCAAACTTCTTTAGCGTCAAAAATATCATCATTTTTGTTCCAAGAAGTAGTTACTAAAATAGATTGAGTATAGTATAGGTCGGTATCCTCAATACCGGCCAAAGCTTTCACATTTTGTTTTAGTTGGGAATTATGTACTTCGTGATCAGATTTTTCTAATAGCGAAGCATAAACAATAGAGGATTTTGCAGAAAGAGCTTCTGATAATCCGGCATCAACTTCTGCTTTATATATTTGCATGTTTAACTCTCAAAAGTTAAGTTTACTTCGAAGAATACACCGTTTGATAAAAATAGGCTTTAGTATACTTTAATTCTTCTGTGTTAGGTGTTCGATCCATTTCTCTGGCCACATTTTTAATTAGCTCATTATATTGGTGGCTTTTTAAGTTAATGTCAATACTATTGATAGTATTGAGTTTTGATAAAACTAGATCTTCGCTAATTGTGATTAGTGGTTCTAATGAAAAAAAGATTTTAGTTTTGGTAGCTTCTGCTTCGTCATATTCAGCGTTAGATAGACTACGCATATTTTTCTTGCCATAAAATTCTAGTAGATGTGGATTCAATACTTCTGAGATTTTATCTTGTGCTTCAATGGCCCAAAGTTGTAAAGATGCTCCGGTTTGAGGACTAAATGTTTTAGTTTTTCTCTTTTCTGTATCTTTGCTATTTTTTGGACGGCCCTGCTGGGGTTGTCCCGGAGTTTTAGTGGATATTGGTTGACCACCACCAAATGGAGAACCACCAGTTGGTGTTTTCATTTCTAGTGCGCTTTTTTCGTTTGGTTTTTTACGATCCAAGTCTAAACCAACTTGACTAGGAGCAACAATACCAGTTTGTAAAGCAATCTTTTTAAGATTATCTTCAAGTTGTGGACTAAAGTAAGGACCAGCTTTTGGAACCATTCTTTCACTATCTCTTTGCTTGTTTTCTCTGTTGAGTCTGGTTTTCTCCATATCTGGATCAAAACCAAATACTCTTTGTAGTAATTCATCACTAACAATATTTCTATCTGCTAGTTGGATGAGCAGTGCCTTCTCTGCGTCTTCATTACTAAGATCCATTCTATCAAATTCAATTTTAGCTGGAAATCTAAATCCCATAGCCTTTTGTACTATAGCAATTTCTTGTTTCCAAAATGCCGTTAGTACTTTGCGACCATATTGTAGTCTTTGTGTTAGTGTTTTTAGACTGATAAAATTATTGGTAGTACCAGCAGCGCCATATGTGCCAGTTAGTGTTGGTGGAATACCAAGACCAGCATAAATACTATTTAAGTGAGGAGTATATTTGCCTTCACCTAGGAATTGATGGACTGATGTTTTACTTTCTATTAACTCAAGATCTGGACCCCAAACAAGATCCATTGTGCCACCACCAACGTTACCTTGTAGAATACTGCTAAGTTTACTAGCAGCAGCTTGTGTTGGAGCAATCTTGTGCTCAAGACTACCTAATTTAAAAATACGAATATTGCTAATAGCACCATCAAGAGCAGCCAAGTCTGCTAGTTTAAGTTTTTCAACAATAGCAATATCATCCATGATACTATAGATCATTGGAAAGGCCCAGGTCTTCCAGTCATCTTTTTTATAATGGAATACCAATGTCTTTTCTGTATCAAGCAAATATGGTTTCTTGCTTTTGGCTGCTTCAATGATAGCGGATGGTAATTGATCTATGATTTTTTGCTCTGCTTCATTTTTTGGAGCATTAATAATTCTTCTAAGAGTTGCTGGTATTGTAATTGTATATGTTTTATCACCAACAAAAGAGGATAAAGAAGCACCAACCACATCCACAACCCTTGGATCAATAAAAGTATATTTCCAAGGAATTTCTCTTTTTTCTACTCTGATTTCATCAGTGTTAATAACAAGATCTGGACTAGCAACACTCTTGTAAAGATTATCAGCAACCTTAACACTTATCTTAGCTGTTTGTCTATTCACAACAACATTACCAACCCTATATAGATTATTTAGAAAACGCTCGCTGCGTTCCTCACCCCTCACTTTTTCAAACCAATTTCTATAAAATCTTTCGATACGCTTATTTGGGTGAACTAGTCTAATGCCCTGAGAACCAAAGTCGCCCATAAGATCAACAACATTTTTTACCAAACCAACTCTGTTATAGACTTGATCAGCCATAGCAAAAATGGCTTTTATTTCTGTGGGTATTGCTTCGTCTGGACGAAAATAGTCATAATCGCTTCTGGTGAGTCCTGGTCTACCAGAGGTCAGTCCATCAAGATTCATGAAATTACGGAAACGGCTAGTCGCAGCAGTGGCCTTATTGGTCACTATTCCAAATTCTTCTAATCCTTTACTAGCTTCATTTAATGCTTCTTTTTTACTCTCTAGAGTATCATCCCATGTAACATACGCATTTTCAGGAATAATATTAGAAGCTGTTGGTATAGAATCGCTTTTTGGATATTTTTTTCTTGGCATAATAGGTATTGTAATAGGTATTGTAATGGGTTTACTAAGTAAGTACACTATTTATCGATAAATCCCACCATATATATTAGTGTTTGCGGCTTCTGTAAACCAGTTTGGTCCTTTATACATTTGACCGTTTGTTTTTCCAACATCAGCCAAATTATTACCAATAACATCAAATGTTGTTGGTTGTAAATTTCTGCTCATTTGACGTGCTAACATATTTGCTATTATTAAAGCACTATATCGGTCTTTTCTTAGTTTACCCCTTTTACCATTAGGAAGTTTAACCTCTGGAGTGTCCCATCTATCTCTAGCATTTGGACCAGTACTAGTTTGACTCATAATAATAGTGGTTAATTCGTTCTTAAGTTCTTCTATTTCTAATATGCATTCGCTTTCACAATCATATAAATTAGTAAGTTCTGTTGTCATAATATCTTTATTTTCTTTGTCTAAAGCAAGAGCGAGCGTTATCTGATCGAATCTTGGAAATAATAATATTTTATCTTCTAGATCTTTTCTTAATCCATGATTAGCTTGTGCTGTCCAATCTGCTCTCGCAAACTGTACTAACTCTAGGATATGTAATCCAGACTGATCATCAGTATCCTTGGACTTATTTATATCTATAATGGGCCAGATTAAAGATTCGCCTTCTTCTATTTTGCCTGGATCGTGAAGCGCTTCTTCTATAGCCACACCACCACCCTGAGCATCCATCCCTATTCTTGCACAAGGAAAGGTTCGCATTAGATTACGAATCTTGCGAGCACAAAATCCATAAAAGTCATGCTCGTTTACTAATCCGGTTTTTTGACGATCTTTAAAGTTTGATCTATTGGTTGTCCATCCGTATACAACCCTATTATGATCGGGATGAACCTCTAGTATAATTATACTAAAGTTATCTTTTTCACTCGCTGGATCAATTCCATAGACGTATTGAAGGTTAGCATTTCCCTTGGTACTAACATCAAACAACACAGGATTACCAGACATAACAATTGGTTTATTCTCATTTACCACACAACTTTCTATTAATGATCGACGGAAGAATCCATCACTATCTTCTGTGAAACATGCCGCATATTCCATATTATAGATACCAGTATGAATCGTGGCTTTTGCTCGACTAACTTGTTTATCATCCATAAAACCCTTGGGAATAAGTTCGTATGGAACGCGAACGATACTATAATCTTGCCAATTAAAGCTATCTGGAACTTCACCTTTAAAAATTTCCTCTAATTTATGTTTGTCTCCACGACTATTAATAATAGATTTGTATCTTTTCCAATACTGAGAAAAATGTTTAAAGCTATAATCTGCGGTGCCAGCAATAATAGCTTGATTACCCTTTTTAATTTGTACTGCTTCTAATTCATCTGTCCATAATCCGGCTTGTCTCATAGCTGCTTTTTTCGCTTCTTCTTTAACGTTTTGGATTGGACTAGCACTCACAGCAGCGAAGCCTGATACTACTGTTTCATAAATGTCGGGAGATATTGATGCGAACTCGTCTGCGATGATAATGTGTGCTCTTAAACCTCTGATCTTACTACCGTCGCCCATAGGAACCGCGATTGTCCAACTCTCGCCCAGTCTCATTGTGCATCTATCAACATCTCGACGCGGACCATCATCGTTTCCATTAAAGATGCTGCGCAATATGGGACTATTACGCCACAAAGTTTCCATATATTCGAATATGATTTTACTCTGTCTGAAAGCGGCACCAACCACAACTATTTTGGTTCCGGGAACGAGCATGCAACGTAACGTAGAATATAGTGCCATTAAAAAGCTTTTACCAAAACCACGACTCGCCACGAACATGGGAAACGGACGAATCCAAAACTCTTGTAGTATAGCTATCTGAATAGGATGAAGTTCTATATCAAATAATAGTTTCGCTGTAGTACCAAAATATTTAGGATCTTTTAATAGTCGTAATAAATGAAGATCAGGATTTTCTATATCTTCTTTGGATCTACCAAGCATATGATTGATAGGTATTTGTATTTTGCTAAGATCTCCAAGCCCTAGCCAAGCATCATCAAATGTTAGTATTTTTTGATCCATATTTTTCGTATATTCTTTTCATGATACTTACTGCGGTACGTTCAGCATTTTCAGCATCGCCACAGAATAGTATGTGAATGTTATGATTTAATTGAGCTTCTACAAGATACTTCATTATATAATTGCCACTAATTCTTAATTTATCCCACATCTTTTTTGGAATATCGCTGCCCACGGGAAACTGATAAATTTCTTCTAATTCAAATTCCATAAGCATAAAACTGTGTGGTATTTGGCCCATTCTTTGCAACACATCTTTGAATCGACTTTCGCTTATATTATTAGCAATTTCACTAACGCTTCGTTTTCGCTCTATTGTGAAAATATTTTCGAATCCCACCATACTATAATCGCCCGTGTCTAGCTTTTGTTCGCTAGTGGTGTGAAAACCAAATTCCCACGGTATTTGTTCTCGTGTATCCACGATAATAGTAAAAGGATCTCGTGTCATTGATTCTTAAGTTTCTGTAATACTAAAGATAAGAAAAATCCTTCATAGTTTTCTTCGTTATCTTTAATTAGGTCATGATGAATTTTGCAGAGAGAAATTCCGTTGTTTGTATTGTATCGTAAGCCGGGAAAATCGGCCCACTTTTTAATATGATGGGCGTGTATTTTCTTTTTGCTATTACAGTGTGGCCACTGACAGGTGTTTTTATCTCTTGTGCGAATATCCTGTCTCCATTTTTTATATTGAGGATCATTATAGTTCCTGGTCATTAACTTCTAAAGCCTCTGGACTAAGTATGGGTGAGTCAACACTGTTATCAGCATATTGATGAAATTCGTGCAATGTTCGTTTAGCTTTTTCTGTGGCCAAGGCGATAATCTCCATTTCTCGTCCTTCTTTTTCTCTTATAGCTTCGTCTTCTAGCATTCGTATTAAACCAACCCAACTACTTTTACCATCCTCTATTCTTTTAATGCGCTGTTCACGAGTGGCCTTTAAATCTTTGCTTATCTTTTGTTGTTCGTTTAAAAGTTTAGTATATTCATTAGTATAACTAGCAATACTATTTCGTGCAAAATTTAATTGAGTTTCTAAGTTGGCTAATCGGGGAATATCTCTTTGATCCTCTGGCTTTTCATATTCTTTGTCTACTAATTTTTGTAGTTTCTCGGTCTCGGCAATATGACGCTTTCGTTCTTTCATGCTACGATTAATTAATATATCAATAGTGATAAATTGTTTAATTTGAAGTTCTTCAGCGGGTAAAACGTCCTCTCGAAATTGTTTAATTAGGCCAACCCACGTATCCTCAAAATACTGTAACTCGCCCGTATCCTCATCAAACTGCCTCACCACCTCGGTCCAGAAAGTTTTGCTGCGTAACTTGCGCTTGAGAATCTCGTTTTCGCTCTTGTCATCTAAGCTATAGAGTTGATTTTCATCAATATATCGTTTGATAGGATCCACATTGCGATTAAGAGTATCCGCAATATCTTCTATAGTTAATATGTTAATATTTTCAGTGATGAATTTTTCTTCATCTAAGCTGAGTTGTCCGCGTTTTTTAGCCATGATCACTTATTATTTGTTTGAGTTTAATAGATAGTTTATCCATATCGCTTTTGCTAACTTTAGCGCCCCCTTTGACTCTTAAGTAAATTATACGATCTTCGCCAGTAAGATAGGTTTCACACAGTTTTAATATTTCGTTAGTCGCAATATTATTAAATAATGAACTTTCATCGCTACTAAAAGCGTTACCATAATCTTTAACTTCGTCTATTGTGGTAAGATGCATAAGATTCTTTTTGGTGTTGTTTCTATTAATCCAAGATGAATATAAGGAGCAATCATCTTTGTTAGAGTATTCTTCACAAGCGCTGGTGCTTTTTTTGCAGTGAGGATCGTAGAGTGGACAACTCAAACATGGTTTGTCGGGCCTTTGATAATTGTCTCGTTTATAGTTAAACAACCGATTGCGAACGTGGGTCCATAAAAAGTTTTCTAGGGGCCTTTTGCTGTCGTAATTTTTTAATCCTTCCAGAGCAAAAATGCTGATTTGCTGTTTCATATCATCAAAGTCGTGATATCCAAATTTAAATTTATATGCTAATTTTTTTGCTATTATATCAACGATATTAAGAAATTCAGTTTCATCAACCTTCTTGTTCTGAGCTATTGTTTTCTTCGTTTTCTTTTTCATCTAGTAATTCTGCTATTGTTTTAGTGGGTTGTGCTTTTAGATCGTCTTCTATATTTAGGTTTTCTTTAGCGGTAACGTGTAGTGTGCTGGGCGAAATGTTGTCAATATTCATAAAAACCTCTTGCGTTAAAGTGACCAAAGTATACTATATAATATGTTTCGTACACTTTTTGTCAAAAAAGGAAGATTTTATGGCCACATACAAAAGATGGAATGATGCTGAACTTCAGTATATCAAAGATAACTTGGCTCTGTTTAGCGATGGTGAGTTAGCAACTAAGCTTAGTGAGATGACGGGCGAAACTGTTACTTATGGTATGATTCGTCGTCAACGTCGTAAGTTGGGTGTTAGCAAACCACGAGGCCGACGCAAGAAAAGTCAGGGATCACTATGATGAAACTATGCGGATCAGCCGTTTTATTAATGTGTAGTATGGGAGCAGACTGGAATGTTTATTATATGAGTCAACCAGTTCCGGTTGTGGCTCAACCACCAGTGGTTGTGGCTCATCCGTACTATACTCTAAATTATATGCCAGTGGTTAAGCAAGAGATTGTGATGGTGCCTGTGGTGCAGCAGGGTGTGGTTTATGGATACTACTATGATACTAGGTGGGTTCCTCAGCCAGCTCCGTGGGGACCGGATCCTTATGCTCAATGGTTAAGATGCAGGTATTATAGATACTGAAAAACTAGATAATAGTTTCACGATGAAAAGAGGCAAGGGTCATGGTGGCTCTTGCCTTTTTTATTTGGGGAAAGTGGCTATTAAACTGGTCAATTATATATGGTTGGCTTGTTGAGTGTGGACCACCGGGCGTTTTTCAGAAAAATCTGGCATTATCTACAGAAAACAAAAAAACCCCCTAACTCCTTGTGGCATAAAGACTTACGACATATTCTCCCCCGCTTTTGCGTCGTAACTCCTTACTGGGCAATGGTTTACAACAAATGTTGAGATACTCAGATTTTTTGCCTGATTTGGCACGCGATTATTTTTTATTTTTTCAAAAGATTTCTCTTGCAATCTAAAGAATACTCTGTATAATGCCGATATAAGAAGAAGTAAGAAAGAAAGAAGGATAAGAAAATGGTTTTCGAAACGCTGGACGATCTGAATCACTATATCTCGTATGCTGAACCGGATTCGATCAACGGATTCCGAGTTGTTGGTGAATTGTTTGATGACTTGAGAGATACGGCTAACAGGGCTAGGGCTGATTGGTATCCTTTGTGCGATGCCTTCGGTTGCATGGAAGAGTATATGATGGGAGAAGGTGAGTACCTTGAGATAGATGCGAATGGAGTGATTATTAATTCTAGCGTATACTTCTGAACAGTATTGACAATCTAAAAATATTCGGTATAATTCAGACATAAGGAAGAGAGAAAGATAATGACCATCCAAGTACAACACACCATTCGTCGCCTAGTTGCTCGCCACGGATATTCGGCCACGTTTGTTCAGCATATGGGCGAGGGTATTAGCCTGTACAGTATCGGTGGTATCATGTATCGTATTCGTGGTGATGGTACGATTCTCTAAGTTGTTACAGCATAAGGGCTTAGGGTAAGGCGGGCGGGCCAAATTCGTCGTAAGTACTTACCACACAACGACTTATGACTACTAAATAATTATTCTATTTGGCATGAAATTATATTTGAGAAAATCCAAAGATTTCCCTTGCAATGGTCGATAATATCTGTATAATAAGAGCACAAGAGAAAAGGAAAGAGAAAAAGGAAAAGAAAATGACAATCGAAGTTTTTGACAATCAGAAGATGACCATCGGATTTGTGAAGAGCCAGAATCAAATTGAAGGAATGAATATGGTTCGCCAGTATTTCCCCAACGTGGGAAGTGTGGACGGTCAGAGTTACCTTCCGACCAATGATAGCCGTTGCAAGATGATTGTCCCTAATGTTTACTCTTGGGAGATTGTTCGATGAATAATCTAGATAAGATTTTCTGTGCTATGCGAAGCGGTAAGTATGGTAGCGTATTAGATACTAAGGGAAATGTTCATGCTGGCATTATCAACTCTATCATGAAGGAAGATGGTAGCGGTAAGAATTGGATTGTGACGGTATATAATCGCACGGCCAAGAATACGGTTTTCATTCACGCTAAGTAAGGGAATATAAATGTTTGATATTAATATAGATTGGATGTGGATGGGTGTGGGATTTGTTGTTGGCATTGGTTGCTCTTGGCTTGTTTCTGACTTGGTTTTTTCTATAAGGAAGAAGTAAATGAATAATAATATTCTGTTTGGCATATGCTTTGCTTGTGGTTGTGTGTTGACATATGTTATCTCTTGACGTAAGATGTTGAGGGATAACGACTTAGGGCTAATCGGGCGGCGATTTCTTTACCTAAGTACTTGCAGCATATAGAGTTACAGCTAATCTAGACGGCTAGCAAACCCTATGCCATAACTGTACGAATATGGTAGGATTTGTGTCAAATTCTCTTGACATAAAAATCTCTAGATTTCTCTTGCAAATTAAAGATTCGTCTGGTATAATGTCGATATAAGAGTAAGAGAGAAAGAAAGAGAAAGAAGATGATGAATAAGACTATGAAGAATGCAAGTAAGAGAATCAAGAATCTTGAGATTCGTGAAAAGGCATACGCTATGCCGATTGTTGTTAAGGATATGAAAGTGAATGATGAAATGGTTCGTAAGTTTTTTGAAAGCATGAAGGGTTAATAAAATGAATAGCAAAAGACTCGAAACTAAGTTGAATAAGTTGGGATATAGCCTCTCCAAGAATGGGGATTTTTGGGTAATCAAGGCAGGATCAGACTACCCTGCATTTGCCCGCTATTGCGTTGATTTGACCGCTGTTCAGACGTTCATCACCGATGAGCAAGCGATGAAAATGTATCGGTCTGGTCGTTCGATTCCGGCTTGATATAAGTCCTTGCTGCTACAGCACTTAGGACGAGCCGGCGCCGCCGAATTTGACGTAACTCCTTTAGTACCAATACTTTACGACTATTTTTTCACGAAACCATGTGTCCATTGGAACGATGAAAAATATCTTTTCGACCTAAAGCCTTACAACATAAAGACTTAGGAAAAATCTAAAAATCTTTTAAAGATAGAATTTGACTTTAGCCGATAACTAAGATATAATTCAGCATAAGAAAGAGAGAATGAAATGGTTATCGAAGTTTTCAAAGATGGTCGAACGATTGGTTTTGTGGTTGCAAAAGATAGGCTATCTTCGGTCGATCTGATCGTTAAGGCTTTCCCCCAAGTGGATCGTGTTGAGACAAATTCATCGCTCCCCAAGAGTGATCCACGATGCAAAAAAATCGCTGAAAATGTTTACGCTTGGGCTTGACCCACTATGCCAGACCTGATAGAATCCAACCAACACAGAAAAGGAAAGAATATGAAACAGAAATTTGAGATTATCGAAAACGCTAAGAAACAGGCCCGTATGTGCTTCCTTGGGATTGCTATCCCAACAGAAGTAAAGAATATTGATGGAGAAATGATTCAGGTTGAAAAGGTGATAAAGTTCAACCGTAAGGCTTTGAAGAATATCGGTAAGCGTAAGGCTGAAAAAGCCGATCCTAGGCTGATTGGTGGTGAAGATACCATGATCGTTCGGGCTGGAAAGCCGGGTTCGCGTGAACGTGTTGAGGCTCTGACCATGCAGTATGGTGCTATCCTTGCTTGTGGTGAGGAAGTTTCGCCCTTCGCGTTCAAGGCTGATGACGAATGAAAACGAAAAAACTGTTCAGAAAATGAAGAAAGAAACCCAACGGGCTATTTCTCATGTTATGATGTTGGAAAAAATGTATTTGGAAATGATCAAACAAAAGGAAAAGAAATGACACACTCTGAAGCATACATGATGGTTCGCGGCAAGCGTGGCGTTATGCGTCGTAAGGTTGGTAACAATACCTATGCTGAAATCTTGCAGGATGGGTCGATTGGTATCATGCTTCATAGTACGTATGTGGTAAAGATTCACACTGGCGATACATATACTATGCAAACGGGTGGGTGGTATACTGTTACTACAAAAGATAGAATCAATCAGTATGTTCCGGGACGAGTGTATCAAGCGGATGGGCAGTGGTACTATAAGCATCCTAAGGGCAAGACGTATGAATTCATCGACGGAATGGTAGTGGGGAATTGACGTAAAGCCTTGCCACTAAAGAACTTAGGGCGAGGCCGCGCCGCCCCGCGAAGCGTAAGTGCTTATGCTGCAACAACTTACGACGAATCTTAACGCAACTCTCGTGCCAAAAATATTTTTGTTTTTTCCAAAGATTTCGCTTGCATTGGTCGATTATATCTGTATAATGACAGCATCACAAGGGAAACCCATAAGGAAGTCGATAATGTATTCTTTCGAAGAAATCAACAGTATCCTTGATCAGATGGCACAGCAAGGTACAATTGAGCCTATGGTCGAGCCGATTGACGATCCCAGCGAGGAAGTAAATTTTTGGGATTGGGCCGATGTGGTTGGTGCAGTTGACGATTTCGCTCCTCAGTCTATGGTTGACGAGGACGGTGAAGTATGGTATGTTTCTTGAATAGGAGAAAATGATGAGTCACCCTGACCCCCTTTATGATGCTGATAACTCTTATGAGGATGATATGAATTACGATGACCACAATGATTTTTGGGGATTGCCCGAAAATGAGTTGGATGAACTGCAAGATGAGGAAGACGAGGAGAATGATTGGGATGATTCGTATGATGATAGTATGGATGGGGATCATGAGAGTGGCCTATCTTCCGCTGGATGGGGAACCGATGAGGATTACGGCTACTATGGTGATGAGTGAATATTAATAGTTTAACTTTAAGGAAAAAAGAAATGAAGTGCATTGTAACTCACACGGATACTTTTGCTGGTGAGGCTAACTACGGTTGGGTAAAGCGTTGGGAGTTTGTACCCAAGTATGAATCTCAGCGTAGCGTTATTCGCAAGGCCAAGGCTTTGGCCGGCTTTACGGGTGTAAAGTCTGAAACCGAAGATTATGGTGACGGCTATACCATTAAGCCTCGCGGCTATGCTCAAATCATCTTTGTTGATTTTGAGTAAAGTTTTCCTCGTCGTAAACCCTTTGTACGTAAGCACTTAGGGCCGACGGGGCGCGCCGGCCTCGACGTAAGTCCTTTGATACCAAACACTTACGGCTAAAAAGATTTTTCTCTTTGGCATGGCATTATTTTTCAAGAATCCCTCTTGCATTGGTCGATAAATATGATATGCTTAGGGTATCACAAGAGAAGAAAGGGTTAATCATGAGTGTTGACGGAACCTATAACGGATACGCTAACTACCAGACTTGGAACGTTTGTCTGTGGATTGCCAATGATCAATTTCTGTATGGTCTGGCAAGTCAATGTGAGTCTTATAATGATTTTAAGATTTTACTGCGTGATATTTTTGACTCGAACGATATGAAGCATGAAACGCCGGACAGCGTTTCTTGGAACGATAGCGGCATCAACCTTGCGGAATTGCAAGAGTTTTGGGTCGAAAATTTTTCTAAAGTTTGTGCTTGACAAGTGTCGATAATAGGGTAGAATGGTGCTAAAGGGTTTTTCTAACTGAAGGAGTTTCTTATGAACGACGTGATTTTGTTTGGTTTGATTTTTGCTGGTGTGGTTGCTTGTATGATTGCGTTCGGTGGCTTTCATATCTATCGTGGCGTTAACGGTAGCCTTGCTAATGCTCAGGTTGGAGAAGTTTATAACTTTGAATATCTCCAGCCGCATCATGGTGATCCGGTGCGAGTGCTTGCTAGGGTGATCGAACCTGCGTATACGCTTAGTGATGAGAGTATCCGTAGGCTGAATACTAAGAGCAACTATCGTATCAGTGATCCTGAGTTCAAGCGTACTCGCCACCTTGTAACGTGCGAGACTCCCAATGGTGAAGTGCGACAGTTCTATGCCGAGCGTGCTAAGAACGTGCGTCGTCCTCTTCTTGCGGGACTGCTCTTCCGTACAGGAACTGCACACCTGTTCGCGTGAACGATTGTTCAGTTCGGTTAACCCTGGCCCTAAGTTGTTGCCACGCAATGACTTAGGGTTCGGGGGCGCCGCCGAGTTGGTCGTAACTCCTTATCTCATAAGGGCTTACAGAATATTTAAATAATGCTTGACAAAATGCCGATATAGTATATACTAGACACAACAGGAGACAGTATGCAAAAATATGCTTGGATAATTTGGGTAGGATGCGAGATTAAGGGAACTATAGAAGCATATAGTGCCTGGGAAGCAGAGGCAAAAGCAGTAGAAAAATTCGGCAAATTGGTTAGGGTTGAACGAGATTGCTAGTTTCACCTAATCCTACGGATTTGGGCTGGGTGGGTATAGTCAGCGAGAACCTCTTGACAAATGAATTTTAGCAGTGTAGGATAGACTTATGGAATATGGATACGGCGAAGGGTTGTGGATCAATGGCTCTCACTGGTATGGTGATCCGTATCATTTGTATTCTGATTTTACTACCAATTTTGATTTGAGTCCTAACCCTTTATATATTTATAATGATGGTGGACAGAATCTCTATATCTTTTATAATGCTGTTCTCAAGCCAGATATCCAGCCCGTACCAGTACCCGAACCATCTTGCCTATTCTTGGCAGTATGCTCAATCTTAATGATCTTTTTTTTAAAGAAAAGGGTCTTGACAAGTCGATAATAGAGTGTAGAATGATTGAAGAACAAGCAAACGCTTGTTGGCTGTGTCGGGCCGAGCAGCCGGTAAAAACGGTAGTTGATGTCCTAGGAAACGTCTTCTACAATCGGTCCTAACAATACAAACTTGCGTATGGTAGTTGCTACTACTAGAGAGATAGCCCAGCAAACAGCGTCTGCATCTAATGGGTGTACGGGGTTGCCGACCTAGGCTATAGGAAGGCTTATGCTGCTCTCTATTGGGTTGGATTCCCGACATACGTTATAATACAACCAGTAACCGTCACCAAGAGCCAGACTAACCGGAACATGATGCTAGCAGTTCATCCGGTTACAGGGAGGTTTCCGTGGGCGGTTTCCACCAGTGTTTACCTTGCTCCAAGGGTTCAGAATATCGGAGTATTGGTGGATTATAGAATCGGATCGTAAAAGATTCGCTGGTTTTAATACAAAGGAAAAAGAATGACTAAAGATGAAGCAATAATTAAGGTTCTCAAGGTTCTAAAGAATCCTATGCTGGTTATGAGTCCTGCTAAACAAGAGGCATTGACTTTAGCAGAAGAATACGGTATAATGGCTAAAGATTTGATTGAGAGTTGGTCGAATATAGCAATGAGGACATAATGACTGTTAACGAACTTATCGAGGCTCTTAACCACTATCCCGGCAATATGAGGGTTCTTACTCTTGGATATGAGGGTGGATATGATGATGTGGGCATACGAACCGAAGAGATTGTGTTCAATGTTAATGATAAAGACACTTGGTATTATGGGCCTCATGAATGTGTGAAGTATACCGATAGTGATGCTGGTACAAAATGTTTGATTGTTTGGAGGGGAAAATGATCTATCTTAATCTTAATGAGATTGAGCGATTGGCCGAAATCGTATCCGAACTGGTTAAGTTGGGTATGAGTGTTACTGCTGAACTCAAATATGATAGGTGGCAGATAGAGGTATATAAGTAATGGAATGGATTAGTTTTCATGGACCACGACGCCCTATTAATGGCCAGAAGATTATCTATTATGGTGAGGCTATTGGTGTGTGGCGTGGAGTCTATAAAATAGATTACAATGATAAGTTCTGTATTCATATCATTCATTGCGGTGAATCGTGGGGTGCTGTAGACTATATGGATGCTCCATGGTGGATGCCAGATGAGGGACAAGATAAGCCAGCACCACCAGAGTTCGATTATCCACCAGATTATCCTAAGTGATTACTGTATAAGGACTTAGAGCGAATCGGGCGGGCCAAATTTGTCGTAAGTTCTTATCCTACAAGCACTTAGGATTTTTTAAAGAACCCTATTGACAAAAGCCGATAATAGTAGTATACTAGAACAAGACGATAGATGAGGGCCGCTGGCAGAATGATATCAAAGAAGCCGCGGTTAAATGCAAAGCCGAGTATGGCATAACCCAATCTATTGTTTTTCCTAATCCTAGCGGATTGGCGTGAGTGGCTGTAGTCAGCGAATATCTAGTGGTCTTGACAACGATTGGTCGATAAGGTATACTATAAGCATGAAACAGAACAAACTACATGGCGAAGTTCGATTTCACCTGAGTAATGGCCAGCATTATATGCACTGGCAAGTGAAAGTTAAGCAGGGTGGCGAGACTGTTGATGTCTATTATTATAACCCCAAAGAATATCAGTTGGAAATGATTGGTTGTAAATTAGTGAATAAGCCTAATAAAGCCAAGAAAGTTCATGCTGCTGGTGTGCATGATGTTAGTGGGTGGGTGCGATGTGAAGAAGTTATGTTGAGGAAGGATTTTCATCCGGCTCTACCTATTGACAATCTTGAGAAGTTGTTTTATAACCCATTAAGAGATCCATACTGGCGACGAGAAAGTGACAATAGTGAGTTTATTTGGGACAATACCGAATACTCCACATTGATTACACAGGGCAAACAAGTTTACGTTTTAGAGGAAAGAACCTAAAGCCTTGCTGCTAAAAGACTTAGCACAAGGCGGGCCGGCCCCGCTCGTCATAACTCCTTATCTACCAACCACTTAGAACAAATTTGAGAAATCTAGAAAAGGATTCACGAACGGGGTTGACAGTGCCGATAAGTATAGTATACTGATAGCATCACACGACAAGACGACCGCAGATGCCAACAGCAGAAACCATCTGGCAGACTCTTGACAAATGATGTTTGATAGGGTATAGTTACTTTACTTGGTTCGATAACACTTTTGGAAAGGTTAGGTTGATTATGCGTACTTATGATTTTGCTGTTGCGGTTGCTTCTGACTCGCTGGATACTGAGGTGGTTGAGGATACGATCAAGCAGGCTCTTGCTGATGGTCTGCCCGATGGTACTCTTGTGGTTGTAAAGGCCCAGGGGATCAAGGATTATTCGGAGCAGGGTTGGAAGGTTGCTCGTAATCGTAAGTTTGGCGTGAGCGTCAAGCAGGCCGGTGATGGTCACAAGGCTAAGACTACTAAGGTTGAAGTTGAGACTGTTGCCTGAGTATAAAAATATGCTATAATATCCGATAGACCGCTGGTGTTGAACTGGCGGCTATCGGTTTTTATGGCCCCATAGTTAAATGGATATAACAAGTGCCTTCTAAGCACTGGTTAGAGGTTCGATTCCTCTTGGGGCTACTTTTGGGGGGTGTAGATCAATCGGTTAGATCGCCAGCCTGTCACGCTGGAGGTTGCGGGTTCGAGTCCCGTCACCCTCGCTTGCTCTAAGTATATACTGCATAAGGACTTAGGGTTCGTCCGCGGGGCCTCGTTCGTCGTAACTCGTGATGAGACAAGAACTTACGTCAAAAATATTTTTACCAAAGTTTTTCTCTTGACTGTGCCGATACCATAGTGTAGAATCGCTATACATAGGAGACAATCATGAAAACCGCAAATGGTAATGATAAGTTGGGTAAGGAAAACTGCATCGTAGTGAGTCGTCCCGTTGGCGATACTTGTCCTAGCGATTGTGATTTTCTCGGAAACGGATGCTATGCTGAGGATTTGGAAAATATCTATCCCGGTGTTCGTCCCGCTGGTATGCAAAATCTTATCACGGAAAAAAATCGTATTCGTGCCATGCTGGTCGATGCCGCTAAGAAAAATAAGGATGTCCGGTGGCATGAGCGTGGCGACTTTTTCAAGTATGGTGAACTTGACACTGAATATGTCGATAATGTACTGTGGGCTTGTGAGAGTATCTTGTCCAGTGGCGGTAGTCTGCCGACTATGTGGGCCTATACCCATATTTATGATGCTCGGTTGTCTACCGAACTTGGCAAGTATATCAATATGTATGCTAGTATTCATAATGGTGAAGATATGAAACAAGCAAAAGAGGCTGGTTTCAAGCATTTCGCATGGTGTGATAGTGATACTAAGATTGCTCCGAAGCGTCCTCGCAGTAAGGCTAAAGCCGACGCATGGAGAGCGGCACTGCCGAAACTGATTGTGCTGGAAGGTGAGAAGTTTATCACTTGCCCGGAAATTCGTCGTGGTCGTGGTGTTGTGACTTGCACCGAAAGTAAAAATAGTGTACACTGCGATTTGTGTCCGCGTGGTCTGGCTAATGTTTTGTTTCCATCTCACTAAGGAACGGATGATGACATACGTTTTAGAAAAGTATCATTCTTGCGGTAGCCGGTCTGACTTTTATACTCTCAAGGATAGTATCTATGGTTTCAAAACTTTTAAAAACAAAGATGATGCTGAACGTGCTAGGTCAACTCAAATAGTATTAGCCGAGCATGATCTTGCTCCGAAAGTATACAGTGAAGTAGGCCGGATTAAGGTTGGAAAAAGCAAAAAACGTCAACAATTAAGTAATTGGGGATATATCACAGAGGTTGCGGAATTGCCCGGCTGTGGTGGAAACGCTTGTGAATGTGGAGACTGTGAGTATCTTGAAGATGAGTTATTTGATGAAATAGAAAATTTAAAATTTGAGATTAATGAAACCACTAACTACTATTTTTCAGATGCTCACGTTGGGAATATAGGATATGTACGCAGAGGGATTCATAAACTTTTGGTTTGCATAGATACTGGATATGAAAGCGTAAGCACTTATGATCCAGACGATGATGATTGTGATTGTTCGATATGTATGGCGGCAGCGAAAGGCAACAAATAATGAAATATTATATTAAATGTGGAACACTACAACTAAAATATAGTACAGATAAAAATCCTATTGACGCAGCAGTAACTACTCTGGGAGAAAGTAATAAATTCGATGTGTTGGGTGAGCATTTCTATATTGATGAACGTGGTTTTAGGGATTATGCTAGTGCTGACAAACTCACGCAGGTAATTAAGTTAAGTAAGGTGTGTAGATTAGCCGGTTGGGAACTAAACAGAGAAGACGAATAAACAACCCGTAAACCCTTTGTGTGTAAGCACTTAGGGCTTGCGGGGCCGGCCCGGTTTGACGTAAGTCCTTATCTCATAACAACTTACGGAAAATCTTAAAAATCTCTCAAGTTCCACCCGTAGGCTGTCGATATATAGAATATGATCACAAGAATCAAGGTTAGATGGGTATTGACAAGAAGTGAACGTATGATACAATGGGTGGGTGTTTTGATTGCTTTATTCGGTTTGGCCTATACTGGTGTAAAGGATTATCAGAAGGGGGAAATCAAACTTCCGACGATTCAAAAACCCTTGACAAAAACAGTTTATCCTATACAATATTGCTTAATGGCTTACGATCCTAACTTAGAAAAGGTTTTTTACTTACACGAAAATGGTCAATGGTATGATTACGCTCCACAACAACGACGATATGCGTCCTCGCCGTAAATACAGCAATATTAAGATTCAGACTAAAAAATCATGGGAAGTACCTACGGGTCACAGGGAACACCGTGATACGCTCATGGACAATCGCCCGAAGCGTCAGCGTACCAGAAAAGATATTGACAGGAGTTGGCGTAAAGAGTATGATATGTAGATTGCCGATGTAACTCAGTTGGTAGAGTAGCAGTTTTGTAAACTGCCTGTCGTCGGTTCGACTCCGACCATCGGCTCTTGTTGCCCGATAGCACAATGGTACTGCAACGGATTTTGGTTCCGTCGTTTCTAGGTTCGAATCCTAGTCGGGCATTAAATTATGGTTCGAATCTTGACTCTCAGATGGTGTATAATTATTATATACTAGGAGTCAAGAACTATGAAATTAAAAGATCAAATTTTACAACTAAAAGCTGAGGGTTATTCTTATAGACAAATACAAGATAAGCTTGGGTGTTCAAAAGGCACAATAGCATATCATGTAGGAATAGGCCAAAAAGATAAGACTAAAAACAGAACTAAAGAATACAGAACAAAAGTAAGAAAATATATACAAGAATATAAAGCTGGAAAAAAATGCTCAGACTGTAAAGAAGATTATCCCTATTGGCTGTTAGAATTTGATCATATCGGAGACGATAAGAATTTCAATATCTCAGAATTTTCAGAACACAGTACGTCAATAGAAATAATAAAAGAAGAAATTAGTAAGTGTGAGCTGGTTTGTTGTAATTGTCATAGAAATAGAACATTTATGAGACAAACTAGTGATGCTAGATATGTTGGTTTAGAGTTTTGTAAATACGAAGAATGATTGATGCCCGATAGCACAATGGTAGTGCGGCAAACTGTTAATTTGTAGGTTCTAGGTTCGAGTCCTAGTCGGGCAGTTCGGAGGCTGGCGATGAGTTTCGGTGTGGCCCTATCGTCTAGTGGACTAGGACAACGGATTTTCGTTCCGTTTACCAGGGTTCGAATCCCTGTAGGGTCACTAAAGTTTTAGGATTGACAAGCCGATAAAGATATGGTATACTAGCACACGATGGGCCTTTAGCTCAACTGGCAGAGCAAGGAGCTTTTAACTCTTAGGTTGTGGGTTCGAGTCCCACAGGGCCCATTGACAGTTTGACCGGTTTGGTGTATAATAGTTTCAAAGGAGAAAGGCAATGGCACGATATGATGACATCGATTCTTATTATGACCACGGTTATGATTATGACAATATCGCTAGAGACTGCGATGACCTGTATACATGCGACGAGGAATCTTTTGACGATGACGCTGGCAACGATGAAAACAAGTGGGAAAACTACTACCATAACATAGCAGACGAGTTGATTGAAGAATAAGCCTTCTCTTCGGAATGAATGCCACTTGGTGGGACAAGTATTTTATAATAAGAATTATCCTTTCTTTCTTTTCTAGTGGTTCGAATCCACCATTCGTTCTTTTTTATGAGTAATATTTTTAATCAGTCTATTGAGGATGTTCGTAAGACAGTTGATGGAAGATATATCCAAGGTGCTAGCCACACCTGTCATGTACTGAATCATAAGGCTAGAAATAAGATTATTATCAAGGCTGTTTGTGATCTAAGAAAAATAGCAGATACTTTTGATAGCATTGCCTGCTGCGGTGTAAGTGGATTGATGGTAGTTCCACAAATCGCAGAGTTACTCAACAAGAATATTGTTGTGGTAAGAAAGGGGGAACAATGCTATTCAGAGTTTCGTACCGAGGGAGTGGCTCCTTTTCAATATATTATATTAGACGATTTAATCTGTTCTGGCTCGACCGTTAAACATATTAAAAGAGTTATCAAGGATGAATACTCGCGTTCTCATTGTGTTGGGGTCTATTGCTATCTGCCTAGTGAATGTGCTTATCGTGACAATAAGGATGGTTCTAAACTGTGCCAGCGAGATCTTGGGATTACGCTCTTAAACCTAGGCCACACAAAGACTTAGGACTAGGGCGGCCGGCCCGTCAAAACGTAACTCCTTACGCCACAACGACTTACGCCAAAAAATTTTCCCACAAGTTTTCCGCTTGACAAGTCGATAACATACTGTAGAATGATAGCATACGAGTGAGAAGTTAACCCACGAAGGAGTTTGATTATGCCTGCTGCTGTTGAAAAGATGATGTTTGTTGGTGAGACGCCTTGGCATGGCCTTGGAAATAGCGTTGACGAGGGTATCACGGTCAATGATGCTATCGTTGCTGCTGGTTTGGATTGGGAAGTTGGTCTGAAGGACTTGCAGACCGTTGACGGTACGCCCGTTAACCATCGTGCAACCTATCGCAAGAGTGATGGTAGCATCCTTGGCGTTGTCGGGCCTCGCTATACACCTCTCCAGAATAAGGATGCGTTCGATTGGTTCCAGCCTTTCCTTGATGCTAACGAGTGTTCGATCCATACTGCTGGTTCGCTGCATCTGGGTCAAAAGGTTTGGGTGCTTGCTCAACTCAACCGCGACAATAGCGAGATTGTTCCGGGTGACGAGGTAAGCAAGTTTATCCTGCTGAGTAATAGCCACGATGGTACAACGGCTATTCGTGTCGGATACACTCCGATTCGTGTTGTGTGCGTGAACACGCTGTCATATGCTCACAAGCATGCGAACAGCCAACTGATTCGTATTCGTCATACTCGCTCCAGCCAGAAGAATCTGGAACAAGTCCGCGATATTATGGATAATATTAACGCTGGTTTTGAGGCTACTGCGGAACAGTATCGGTTCCTCGCTAGTAAGAGTTTTAACCAGAATGATATTGAGAAGTATGTTAAGGTTGTGTTGAATATTAAGGGTGCTGATGAGGATATCAAGACTCGTACCCGTAATATTATGGACGATATTCTCGCCCGTATCGAAGGCCCGAAGCAGACTGCGGCTAATGTTCGCGGTACTTGGTGGGCAGCGTATAATGGGTTCAATGAATATCTGAACTATGGTAAGGGTCGCACGACCGACAACCGACTCGATAGCCTCTGGTTCGGCCAGAACGCTAATGAGAATAATAAGGCGTTGGAATCTGCTCTGGAGTTTGCCAACGCTATCTAATACTCCTTTCGTGGGGATTGTGGGAGAGGGCCGTGGCTGGGAAACCGGCTGCGGCCTTCTCTTTTATTTTTTTTTAAGATTTGACATAAGTACTTACCACATAAGGACTTACGACACGGCCGGCCCGCAAATTTCGTCCTAAGTTGAGTAGCCACAAGGACTTACGTCTAAATCTAGCCAGTTATCCAAAGTTGCGTCATGGACATTTGGCCTAAGTGCCGATACAATGGAGTGTAAGTCCAGTGGTGACAAGGGTTTAGATCAGATTTAGATTTGACTTATGACTCGTCTACTAATCCTAAGTAGATTATAAGTCTTAGATTTTTCTTGTTCCAGCCCAACCACCGGGTTTGCGGTCGTGGCGATAGTCAGCCAAAACTTAGTGTCCTTTGAATGATGCAGAAAGGGAAAAAGATGGATGATATTGTTCGATCACTTAATTATACCTTAGATTGTTCTAGTCAAAGACTCAAGTGGTATATGGATACTGGTAATGAGAAGTATCTTACTGATTGTGAGATGTATTTGAGGGTTGCTAATATTTATATGACTGAAATTAATAAGGGGAAAAAGCATGAAGATTGTTGTAATATTTGACGAACCTTCTATTAAAGACCCTGATAGTCAAGAGGCTACTAATGCTATTGAGATTCTTAGTGAGGAATTGAGGGTGATGGATGATAGGGGTTATGATTGGTATATTGATGAAGTAATTGGAGATATACCTGATGAAAATAATTAAAATTAGTATGGAACTTATTGTAGACAACGATCTTGACTATGATAAGGATAGGATTGCTAATTATCTGAATAATAAATTATATAGTGATCCTGAATTCTTTGGGGATTTTGGCCCTGAGAATATTATTAGTGTTGGAGAATTTGAATAGCACAATAGTAACAAGACTCATGGATCAATAGTCACATCTGATCCTAAGTCGAGCAATACCAAGGGTTTGCGTGTTGCTACTTATATGGTATAATGGACGAGTGGTGCAGACAACAGCCTTCTTACTCTCTGGAGATTTTATTTATATGACGTATATTATTATTCTTAGCGCTTGTGTTGGTATTGTGAGTTCTTATATGGATATGGTTAAGTAACACTCACTGAGTACTAAGAGTAGTATATTGCCCCCTCTGCATAATATATAACCTGTAACTACCAATTGTCAACAAGAAAAATTTTCTCCCGCCGCCTTTGCATAATATTTATAAAAGGGGATTAAGAATTTTCTTGTGATTATTAGTGGTTTGATAGAGAATAGTCCACGGTCTACTATAAGGTAGTCTGGAATCTACAGAGGCCCGTTGAGAAGGCTCATGGTTGCTCTGGATCGGTCAATATTTAATTGTTTCAGGAGAGATGGCAGAGTGGTTTAATGCACCGGTTTACTAAACCGACGAACTGAAAAGTTCCGGGGGTTCGAATCCCTCTCTCTCCGTTAGTATTATTTGGGGTAATTTTGTCTTACCCAATATAACGGGTTCGGATTTATGGGTACAGTCAGCCAAAATAGTCAGAGAATTGTCTCAGCCCTTGTAACCGGATCGTTTTTGTGGTTGTAGTCAGTCAGATTAGATGGTCTTTAAGAATACTTTTTTGACTTTAAGAAATCGGCCACTATCATATAGTAATGAGGGATGGAACTGTCACACTCCATCTTGTCTATTCGGTTTTATGGGAACAGTCAGTCAAAATGATACTATTGGCACAAACGGTAACTATTGTTAAGAAACCACTTTGTCCAACTTTTATTCATGATGATATATCAAGACTATTCATTTGTGCAGTAGGAATATTACTGTGTGTGGGTGTCTTATATTTTATTATGAGATATTTTAATGGAACACAATGATCTAGGATACATGAAAGATTATGGTCAGTGGATACTATCAGGGGTATTAATATTATATGGCCTACTATTCTCTTTTCTGCATAAAGATCTGGAGATAGATAGTGATGATATTTGAAACCCTAGCATCTTGTTGCATGATTCTATTCTCCATTTTTTTCATATACTCACTATTAACCCTATCAAGGTTCTAAAATGAAAACTTCAGAATTTCACATTCCTTTCATAAAAAGTCTACTATTAGTATCCATAGTCACCATACTATCCATGCTTTCTGCTCCATATTTTGTTGATAAACTATATACCATGAGCGGTAAAACACAGGTTTTTACTACTATACAATCTGGTAATATCTCAGAATCTAGGGATTAAACTCCTTTCTGCATCAAGTTTGCGACAAAATTTCGGGAAATTTACTTATTAAATTGGCCCGTGGTAAAAAGGATTAAAGGCCACTAATGGAAAAGGCCGATAAACCACTATTGACAACCTTGGTTCTATCGAGTATACTGGTCATGGTAGTAGATGTATTTTTCTTAATAGGTATAGTGAATTATGTATAGGAATGTATTATTGACCGATAAAGAAATCGCTCTCCTCAAGACCATTATTGGTCAAACTTTAGCCGAAAAGATTGTGCCTCAAGCAAAGAATTTGACCATTATTCACAACAGACTAAGAGGAATCAAGCCCCTTGTTTCTAATAATCAATTCTTCAGTTATGGTAAATGAGGATCGAATCCCACAGAAATGAAAACAATCAATATAAGCATGGGCAGGAAACCCACAAAATGATCGAACCTACCATTTATACTCTTGATGATCTATCAAATCTTTATTTAGTTTTTAGTTCACCAGCAATCAAAAGATTCTAAAAATGATAAATAATATTTTACACTTTCTAGGATTTTGTCCTTGTTCTCATTCTCATTTTGACTTGCAAGATATTTTATTGCTGTTTCCTTTTTTATATGCTACATTGTATTCTTTACTAAATAACTTTTACAAAAAATGAATATTAATCTTGACAAGCATGATATTAGCCTAATTCTTGATGCTCTGGAAAGTTACCAATTGGATATTGAGCATGGTATTGTCTAGGGAAGATTTAAAGGGGTTGGCCGATTTTATTTATGAAACTATTGGTGAAAAGAAATGATAACTATTCCACGCTGGGAATATTATCTACTTTATTTTATTGCATTTATGCAATGTCTAAAATTTATAGATAGAATATTGAATCTACAATGAATGTTTATATTGTTATTGGTACAAAAGAGAATGTTTATCAAGATGTTATTGGTGGGGAATTTTTGCCTCATCCAGACAAAGAAATTGTAAGAGTGTTTTCTAATAATGATGATGCTAGAAAATTTGTGGCCGATAATAAACTGGCTAAAGGCAAAAGAGAGCGTTATGGTGATACTTGTTATTACCGTAATGGATATTATGATATGGAAATTGAAAGTTGGGAAGTAGAATGAATAAACTAATGGAAAATGGAACAGTTGTAGTATTTGAACCCAAAAATTTTAATCCAGAGTTTTGGAATAACCTTCCAGAAAAAGATAGGATTAAGTATTACGGGCCTTTGGGTTATGGATCGGACAAGAAGAAGTTTTTTGTATTTTTGACCGAAATTAAAAACGCTCCCGGCCATTGTGTTCTTGTTGATCTTGACGATGGACATATAGAGGTTATGCGTCATGTTTCTGATTTTAGAGAAGTTAATGAAGAAGAATTTTAGGAGAATAACTAATGAAATTCATTTTAATTGTTGTAGACTCAAACGAAAAAACAAAATATTTTGGGCCATTTGACGATGGAGAAAAGGCACTGGATTGGGGAGAAGAACATTTTAATGAAGAATATTTCTTAATGTCAACCACTCTGTATGAGCCTTCATTGGAGAATAAATAATGACTAAATCTTGGACAGAATTATTGGGGGTTCCTCATCATACTGATTGTGTTGTTGGAAATGAGATAGTAAGAACAACTAATTATTTTACTCTAGGGGACTTTGGGGTAAGAAGGCCAATATTTGAAATCTTGTGGAAATTTGACAGTAACGAAAAGGCTAGTGGAAGTTTTAATGAATGGACGGAAGAAAACAAATGAGCATTAAAGATGATTATATGATTAGTATTGATAATCCTCATTATAATATTGATAAAAATATTAGTATGGAAGTATTTATGCGGGATAGTTCAAACTGTTATGTATCTATTTATAATGATCGCAACGATAGTTGTGTGGCTTTTCAAACGTCCAGAGATAATATAAAGGGTTTGGCCGATTTTATCTACAAAGTTATCAACAAGAATGATACCAACTAAACTAGGTGAAGTAAATTATGACGGCTACATTGTTGAAGTTCATTATAATACTAATTTAAAAATTAAACCATATTTGATTAGAATTTATAGTTGCCATAATTTTCCCTATGAATGTAGAATAGATAAATTAGAGGTTGATCAATTATTAGACTTAATAGAAAAGGTAATAAAAGATAATGAATCTTATTGAATGTTTCAGTTTTGTTCATGGTCACAAAGAGGCTCAAGATGTTGTGATTGATCTTAATGCTATGAAAAGCGTTAAGTGTGATCCTTTTTATATTGAATATAATAAGACTCAAGATTATAGCAAGAATGGTTCTTATTTAATTAAGGGAAATGTTACAGAAGAAGATTGGGACGAATTAGATTTATCATCAGATTTTATGCAGATATAGGGCGATAAAGTGGAGAATAATTAATGACTGAAAACCCACTACAACTAGCAACTAAAAATTGGATAGAAGCAGTCCAGAAGTATTATGAGAATACTCGTAGTAATGAATTGACCCAAATACATATGAGAGGGCATTTTAGTGGTTGGAGCGAAAGAGAGATAGTGAATTTAGCGAACATATTGGCTAAAAACGAACAGGATTATCCTTTGTGGAGAGATAAAGAGTAATTTAAGGGTCAGGGTTGACAACCGCCGATAACACCGTATACTTAGAGCATCCTTTGGAGAAAAACTAATGAGCCAATACGAAATTGTAGCCAGAGCAGAATATAGGTATCTCGTTGATGCCAATAATGAGCATGAAGCAATTAATATTTATATAAACGATAATGATAGTTGTATCCCCACAGATGGAGGATTGCTTAATATTAGTGCAGAGAAAGTTTCAACATGACGCAAGAAGAAAAGTTTGCAATATTCTGGTGTTTTAATAAAGCCATGAAATATATGGAAGTTGATGAATTTGACAGAGATAAAGAGATAGTAGTGAACGGTATCAATATCAACGAAACCATTAGGAAACTTTTGAGCGATAGACTATTCGTATGAAACTATATAGGCCAATTCTTATCTTGGCAAGAGCGATAGATCACAGGGTTGGTCAAGATGACTATGATGCTCCAAATATTCCTATACTTACTCAAGTAGAAGCATGGACTGCTTTTTGGGTTAAACTCTGTATTATTCTGATTAATTTTATTACTTGTGGTTTTATTATAGCCAATACGATTCATCATTGGTAGTTTCATTTATGACAGGTTTTAACATACAGAATCCTTGGTCTAACCTTTTAATTAATGGTTTGAAAACCGTCGAAACCAGAACGTATACCATACCTAAAAAATACGAGGGTGTTGAGTTGGCTATTGTAGAAACACCGGGGAAATCGGCTAAGTTTAAGAGTAGAATTATTGGGACCATCACCTTTAGCCACTCCTTTCAATACCCAGATAAAGAATCATGGAAGGAAGACTACCAAAGACATAAGGTTGAAGAAGACGATAGAGATTGTGGGTGGAATGAAAATAAAAACAAATACGGATGGGTAGTTAGCGATATCAAAAAATTTGAAAAATTTATACCAGCACCAATGAAAAAGGGAATAGTATTTACAAAAAACTGTCAAGTGCTGTTTGACAAATGACGATACTAGGATATACTTGGAGTAACCTTTGGAGAAAACCTATGAGTCCCGCAGTAAAAGAAAAAACCACCCTGTTAATTGAAAAGTATTTTATTGGTCAGCAGAACAATGAGTTGGTCATCAATGCTGATAGTATGGGTAAGTTTTTACACGAATATAGTGAACTTGTTATTTCTCGTACTCTTGACGTAGCCTTTGGAATGAAAGGGTAGATATGATCTCAGAAAATTATTCGGAATTTACAAACGCCGCTATGGAATGTGCTAGATATATTTTTGATAGTGATTGTGAACAACTTAGTTATCAAGAGTTTATTCAGGATGGCAATGACCCAAGAGATCATATTCTGTATCATGCTGCTATGGTTTTGGGACAAACACAAGAATTTGAAGTAGATGTTAGAGAATATGAAAAGGAGACTGCTAATGGATAGGTTTGAACTAGAAAATAAGATTAATCAGACTACAAACTTTGCGGATCAACTCCGTTCCATTGCTGGAGCGGTTTTGGAAAATAATATGAGCGAGGATCGTTTGGCTAATGTTCTTGAAGGTTTGGCTATTTTGATCGAACTTCATACTGATGAAACTTTTGAAGTTTTTAAGCAGGCTTTTAGACTGGATAATTATAGTGAGAACTTACAAAGACAAGACGATTAAGGCTCTGGATACTGTATATTGTGATATTTGTGGAGGATCTACAACTATACTAGAACAAATTGGGCCAGATTATGCAACTCTTGAAAGTTGTTGGGGATATGGCAGCCTTAATGATGGGATAAAATATGATTTACAGTTTTGCGAACACTGCTTTAATGAGATGTTAGGAACAATAAAACAAAAGCGTCAAAAAATTCTTGGCTCACTGAAATACCCATATCCTATTGATCCTTTGAATGGTATTACTTATTCCTAGACCAATTTACTTTATTATTTTTTCTTAAATTATCTTTTGCCCATAGAGGTTGTAAATTAGTATAATGAAAACATTGTTTCTGTTGCTGTGGATTACTTAAATTAAAACTTGTACAAGGTCTAATGTGGTCTATGTGCCACCCATGATAACCATAGTTCTTCCAACTCATACCTTTTGTAAATTGTTTTTCTAAATAGCCCCTCAACTGCTCAATAGAACAACCAACTAAATTTAATGTGTTTTCAGTTTTTATGTTACCCAGTATTGCAGAACGAACACGTCCCCTCAAATTTCTAGCCAGTTTAAAATGAATATCTGTTTTTAGTCTTTCTTTTTGCTGAAAATTTCTTTTTTCTTTATTTGCCTTTTGCCATTTTTTATTTAAAATACTTCCTCTTTTTTTATATAATTCTCTATGTGCTATAATTTTATCTTGATTATTTATTCGATATTCTTTTTTTTTGTTTAATATTTGTGTTTTATTTTGTAATTGATATTCTTTAATACATAGTTTACAACGACAACATAATCCGTCTTTTAGTTTAATATTTTTATGAAATTCCGATAAAGTTTTTTTTAATTTACACTTACTACAAACTTTCTTTTTCATACATAGCCATAAAACAGAAAGCCCAAACTCTGTCAAATTGCGGTTGACAAAATTCAGGCTTCTGGTATAATAAATTGTATGGTTTTTTAGAAATGTCCGCAATACATCTCTAGTGTAGAGATACACCAAAAAGATATATATCTATAGATGATTTACTATGAGCAAAAAAGTAATCAAAGAAAAATCAGCAAAAGGAGTCAAGGGCTTTTTGCTTTATAGCCCACTAACAAAAGATTATTTCTTTAGGGTTTATAATAAAAAAAATCCCGGCAAGTTTAAAGACTATAAATTAACAGCAGAAGATATACAGATAGAATTACTCTCTGATTGTAATGCCTTGATAGAAAAACAGGGGAAGCGTTATCTAGATTATAGTAAAAGAGTTCTAGGGAAATGAAAAATCAAATAACACTTATTGGCGACGTTCATGGCAAATATGATCGTTACCATAAAATTCTAATGAGATCGAAGGAGAATCCTTATACGGTTCAACTTGGTGATCTAGGGTTTAAATACGATGTGTTAAAACCATTTGATTCAAAATGTCATATTTTTATCGGAGGCAATCACGATAACTACGACAAAATTAATGATGTCCCCAATTATCTTGGCGATTATGGATATATGGTTAACTTTAATGGTATAGATTTTTTCTATTATCGTGGAGCATGGAGTATTGATCGTCAATATAGAACTATTGGTATAGATTGGTGGGAAGAAGAACAGGTTGCTATAGATCAATTTATGAAGGCTAGAGAACTTTATAGAGATATCAAGCCAGATATTATGATAACTCATGATTGCCCACAAGATATTGTTTTACAAATGCTCAAGCCGGGAGATAGAGTATTTGAGAATAATACCTCTTGGGCTTTGCAGGAGTTGTTTAATATTCATCAACCAAAGATATGGTTTTTTGGTCACTGGCACAAGTCACGACAAATCCAGCATGGAAACACAAAGTTTATTTGTTTGGATGAGTTAGAGACTTATAATTTAGTTAAAGATTCCTATTGACAAACGCCGATAGTGTGGTATAATACTAGTGTTGTTTCTTTTAGTTTTTACATAGAGGATACCTATGAGTCTTGGTGTTGCAGAAAAGAGTGGTAAGTTTGTTGTTACTCAGAATGGTCAGCCTATTAATCTTCCTAAGACTGATGGACAGGCTATTATTACTGAATTTAATAGCAAGAGCGATGCCGAAAGGTATATGGGTATTCTTTCCACACTTCAAAAGCAGAAGAAATATAAGATGAATTAAAATGGATCAAGAACTACAAGATAAACTTTACGCAAAGTATCCAGAACTTTTTTCTAATAAAGATAAAAGTGCTATGGAAAGTTGCATGGCATGGGGATGCGACGTAGGAAATGGTTGGTATGAAATTATCAGTAGCGTATGCTGGATGATAAAACAGCATGAACGTAATAAAGAAGATAATAAGAAGTATTTGGAAAAGAACGATCCAGCAAGATTGGCATCATTACCAGAGTATTTTCCCTTCAAGTTCGATCAAGTTAAAGAAAAGTACGGTGGACTTCGATTATATTTTAGTGGTGGAGATGAATATGCGGAAGGTCTTGTGAGCATGGCAGAGGCTATGAGTTATAAGATTTGTGAAGTTTGTGGAAATGCTGGCAAACCAAATAAGGGAGGGTGGATAAGTACACTATGTGATAGTTGTAGGAATAAAAGTTATGGAAGCAATACTTAAATTCAATTTACCTGACGAGCAACATGAATACAATGTTGTTACACAAGCCTCAAGGGTTCGGTCTTTTGTATGGGATTTTGCCCAACAGTTAAGGTCTTGGGATAAATATCATCACGACTTTAAAGATGCCGATGACGCACTAGACAAAATTAGGGAAGAGTTTTATAGACTACTCAACGAGCATAGGGTGGAGATAGACTAATGTTTAGACTAAAGAAAAGAAGCAGAATGGACTATTGGAGTTGCTCTAAACTTGCCGATTGGATTAGAGGTACTCCTAAACCATTTGCTCTTGAATGGAAAGCATGGGATACTTGGCGTAATGACGCAAAGAAAAAGAACTCTTTGAGATATTGGGTGGCAGAAAAGTTGCTTGATTCTCTACAGGATTTTGTAAACTTGCCAATGGATATTTATCACACTATTGAAGTGTACATTCGTAATAGGTTTATTGATAAAACTCATTGCCTAAAAACCGGCCTAAAAGCCGGAGAGTATTACGATCTTGACTATAGAATACTACATGGTTTATTTAATGAGTTGGTGGAGTTGGTAGAACTAGATTTTGCTAATAGAGCAATATGGGACGATGAAAAGAAAAAGAAATACAAATTTGTCAAGGGTCGCTGTGTTGAGGCTGGGCTGGATTATTTAAACTGGGCGTCCAGTTTGAGATACAATAAAGATTATGGCATCACAAAGCAAGACAAGCACTATAATGAGCCAACAGATCAAGCAGTCGCCGCCCAAAAAACCTTAGAACTTTACAACTGGTGGAAGAATGTGCGATCTAATAGACCAGAAGCACACGATCTTTTCTCAGAAGAAAAAGACGGCAAATATTATTTTAGGAAGATTGGTAAGATGGAAGACTCTTACGATAAAGAAGATACTAAAATGCTAATCGAACTCATTAAGATCAGAGGTTCTTTATGGACGTAAATTTAGAAAATGATTTATTAAATTCAGAACATATGAAAAATAAGTGCAAAACAAGCGATGTTTATTCACAAAATTTATACGCTGCTTTATGTAATAACCGATTCTTTTATGGAGATAAAGAGTGGACTTGTTCTTGGCGATATTCTGGTGGTATAATTGCTGATATTAGACAAGAGGGCGAGTACATTAGTTGGTATTGTAGCGGTATAGTATCAGATATTGATGGTTATGTTGGGGAGGGTGAAGTTACTGATGAAATTAAATTAGACTTAATTAAAATTGGATGGATAGTTAAGCCATATGAGTCTAAACTGGAGAATAAAAATGTCTGAGGAAAACCTACCAGATACCAAGATTCCTTGGTGGGATAATCACTATGAAGATGTTTATAGTGAAGACCCTGAAGATGGATACCCTTATGACATGGGAAGTAAGGTGCAAGAATGACTACTGGTTGGACATATCGCATCCTTAAAAAAGAAGACCAATATGGACTATATCCAGTATTTATTGACGATAACCAAGATGTTGTAAACATTCATAATATGCCGGTTTACTTAAATGATAGTTTACCAGACTTACTGGCCGTACAAAATAAAGCAGGTATACCACTGCCTTCTTTGATGAAAGAGGCTTGGGATTATCCTGTTCTTGATTATAGTTCTGGAGAAGAAATATAACATGACGTTTGAAGAATTTATACTTAAAGTAGAAGAGACTTTTGTTAACAATCAAGCCTCTGCTAATCACTGGAGATATGGTCAAACAGTAATGAATGTTCTTTGGGATATTTGGCCCGAGAAACATAATGAAATTAAAGATAGTGATTTTAACTGTTTTTATACTAATCGTAATGTTGCTATGGTTCTAAATAAATTAGAGAAAGAATGGCGATGAACAGAGATATAAATTCTGATAAAGATTTTAGTATGAGTGTGGATGAATACTTATCAACCTACAAACCCGGCCCTTTCATCCCCTATGCCGTCTACAACGCTCACAGAGACTCTATAACGGTCTATTTTAAAAAAGATAGGGACTACACACAGCCATTAAACGACGCCTTAGAACTGCATTTATCGCAAGAGACAAATGAGATAGTAGGAGCGACTATTTTCAATATCAAGAAACTTTGTGAGAAACAAGATGAAACTAACTAATCAAGACTTACTAGATTTTTACAAAGAGGAAGCATGAAAGGCCCACTAATTTACTACGATATTAAAGAAATGTATGGTTCTGATTTGAACAGTAAACAATCTGCTGTTGAATTGAAACAATCTATTCTAGAAGATACTGATCTTGGTTTTAATGTTGAGATTGATTTTAAAGATGTTCATTCATTAAGTCGTGGATGGACACGAAATGTCTTTGGGGTTATTATAAAAACAAAGGGCGAAACTTTTTTTAAGAATCATATACTATTAAGTAATATGAGCAAAAGCGTTAGAAAAATCGTGTTAGAAGGAGTAGACGAAACACTTGTATGAGAACTCTTTACTTTATAGTCCGAGGGTGGAGATAATGATATTTTTGTTGATGGAATTAATATAACAGAAATAGTCAAGGAATTACTACAGGACAGACTATTCGTATGACTTTCCAACAATTTTTAAACAAAGTAGATGCTACATATAATGCTCATCCATTTGAGTTAAGATATGGTCAAACAGTTATGAATGTATTGTATGATGCTTGGCCCGATAAATATAAACAAATATCTGGTGGAGACTACGATTGTTTTTATGATGATGGTACAGTTATATTGACTCTAGAATTCTTAGAAAAGGAATGGATATGAAAGACCGATTTAATCTAGAAGATGAAATTAATCATTTGTATAGTTTTTGTGATAATATCAATAATCTTTGTGAAGGAATTTTAGAGCAAGACTTAGACCAAGATGATATTGTAAATGCTCTTAGCGGATTAAAAGTATTGTTATCAATACAAACGTGCAAATTAAATGATACTATGTCTCAATGTTTCAAACTGGATAAGTATAACTATGAATAATAAATTATCTAAGAATGTCGCCTCATTTATAGATGTTGTGGGATATTATATCTATATGGAATATAAACCAAAGTATTATAAAGAGTATACTAGAGATAAAAATCTCGCTAAATTATTTGATTTTGTTGGTAGTTATTATATGGGAGGCAATAATGTACCAGACACAGCAAGATATGTTGTGGAATTAATTAACAATGGAAACCTCTAAATCAATAGAGGAACTACCTATTTATGGTTTAGAACTTAATGACGGAGTTAACTCTCCGTTCGCTGATTTGTATCTTGATCTTTTTCCAGAACTCTATGATGTAGAATAACATGGAATATACTATTATAATAAATGATATTAAGCCAATTGTAATTGATAATCATATGATTGAAGGATATAGTATATCCAAGGATGGAATAGTTTATTCTCACCATAAACGTATAAAGGCAGATGAAAATGGTCACCGTAATAAATCTATAATAGATTATAATCATCGAAAACAACTAAAAACAAGAATTATTAATGGATATTTATCGGTTGAAATAGGTTTCCTTCCGGGTAAATTAGATTATAAATATAGAATGAGAAGTAATAGCGGTAAACAACATAAAACGTGCAGGATTCATCAACTGGTAATGGATGCTTGGAAACCATTTGCTCAATACTTACCCAAAGGTATTTCAAGATCAGACTATAATAAAACACCAAAGCCTATTCAGAAACTATTACCAAGATTATTTTTTATTAACCATAAAGATCATGATAAACTTAATAATCATGTTGATAATCTGGAGAGAGTAACACCAAGAGAAAATACTAGAAAAGCCAAAAAATATTACAATGGTAATTTTGCTAATATCAAAAAATAAATAATGCTAAAACTAAAAAAAGAACCCTATAATAGTGTTTGGATTAGTGCAGACTCTCAAAAAGAGTTGGGAGAAACTTTTATTCGCTTTCAAGAATACTACGAAAGTCCTAGTAAAAAATACCGTAATAAGATATTTACTCTTGGAGACATTAAAAATTATTACAGTTTACAATATGGGGCTGATTTATATACCGATCTATGGATAGGATTTAACTTTCCTAGTTCTGTTTTAATTCCTTTTAAACAAGGATTGTTTGATCCATTGACCTCTACAGAAAAAGAATTACTTGGATCTCTTAAATATAGACACGATAATTTCTATATTATAGGAGCACAAAATAATAGTACCCTAAGACATGAACTATCTCATGCTCTGTATGGTTTTAATGCAAAATATAAAGACGAGATAGATAGTCTAATTAAAAAATACCATAAAGATTTTGCTAAAGTTTCAAAATATATTCTTAAAAAAGGCTATGATAAGAGTGTGTTAAACGATGAACTTCAAGCATATATTACAGACAACGATGATGAGTTTATACGAAATAATTTAAATCCTAATAGAATCAACGATATATTTTCTATCTATAAGAGGCACAGAAAACATGATAAAAAACTTGGATGAATTGTGTGATGAAGAAAAATCTTTTTTTGAATGGATGAATAATCAAGACGATATTAATAATCAATTATTTGATCTATTAAAAATAGTATATGTACAAGGATATGCTGCTGGCTTTCAATATAAACAAGAACAAAACGCTATGGAACAACTACAAAAATGAAAGAAAAAATACCCTTGAAATATGAGTGTCTAGATGGCTTTTCTGATAAGATAAAGTCTTGTACAGATGCTAATCTAGCCAAACTATTAATAGAAATGTATGATCTTATAGTTTATCAGATGAATGAGATTAAAGAACAAAGAATGGAGATTATAGCGTATAAACATAAATCAGCATGGAAACATTATGATAAACCTATAGAAAATTATGATCCTAATATAAGACAGTATGTTGACAAGCCGCCAAAATCTGGTAATATGAGTTGTTAATAAATAATTTTAGAGTGTTTTTTCTTTTCCATTCTCTTTCTTTTTGTCTTATTTTACTTTTATTTTCTTGTCGATATTTTTTCATATATTCGTCATGTTCTTTTTTTCTACTTTTTCTATAAGCCTTATATTTTATTAAATTATTTTGATAATATTGTTTTTGTTTTTTTTTAATACTTAATTTATTTTTTTGTCTGTATATTTTTTGTTTTTTAGAAATAGTTTTTTTATTTTTTTGTCCATATGTTTTTTGATATAAATCTTGACAATTTTTACATTCTGGTCTTTTACCATCAGATGTTGCTTTTTTATTTCTAAAATCACATAACAATTTTTTGATTCCACATTTTGAACATATTTTATGCTGAAGCATTGACAACCTCCTGCGAGAAAGTATAATACTGTAACAGGAGTATGCACCAAAATGTTTGTTTGGAAAGAAATTCGTTCTTGGGCCAAATCTAATGGGTATGAAACTCTAAAAGATAAAGAAGATAATCAATATTATTGGGCAAAATTAGACGATCCAGATGCTAGTGGTGTTGCTAAAAGTGTTAGCAAACTTGCTTTTGCTATTTATAATCATATGACAGATAATAAATGGTTGGATCATCAACAAAAGTATAAAGAAAATTTAGAAATTAAAAAAGACGAACGTAAGTGACTACTAAAAAGAAAAACATAGTTTATACTTGTGTTGTTGTACCAGTAGCGGTTGCTAATGGTATAGTTGGTGGTATTTCTAGTGTTATTACAGTTTATTTTTTCCAGCCCCTATGGAATCGTACCGTTAAATGGTGGAACGATCAATACAAATGAATGTTAAACTAATAAGTGTTACTCCAGATGCCGAAAAAACTATGGCATATTGTGCTAGAGTGAGTAATCCATCCAATCAAGAAAATGACAACTATGCTAAACTATTAAAATACTGCATAGACCATCAGCATTGGAGTATTTTTGAAATGGCTTTTATGACTCTGGAAATCAATACAACCAGAGGTCTTGCTGCTCAAATTTTAAGGCATCGTAGTTTTACATTTCAAGAATTTAGTCAGCGTTATGCTGATACTACATTATTGGCTGATGATATTCCTTTATTTGAATTGCGTCGTCAAGATAATAAAAATAGACAAAACAGCATTGATGATATGTCAGATGAGATACGCACCAAATGGAGAGTAAAAATAAGAGAACACTTCGCAAAAGCAAAAGCAATATATGATGGAATGATAACTGATGGTATTGCAAAAGAGTGTGCTAGATTTGTTTTGCCACTAGCAACTCCAACTCGACTCTATATGAGCGGCAGCGTCAGATCATGGACTCATTACATTAATCTACGTTCTGCTCATGGAACACAAAAAGAGCATATGTTAATTGCTAATGAATGTAAACAAATTTTTACGCAACAATTTCCTACTATTGGAGAGGCTCTTGGTTGGAAAAATGAAAATATTTAATATTACTGGATTAATTTATCACAAAGAAGATACTACAAAACAAACTATTTTTATGAACGAAATAGTTTCAGCACTTTGCGAGTCTGAGGCTAAATTAGTATTTCATAAACAACTTGAAAAGCAATATCAAGTAGTTAAAGTTTACTCTATTGAAGAAATTCTTAAAGAAGTGGCTTGACAATGGCCGATAATCTGATATACTGTGATCAAGGAGATTCTATGAACAGATACGGTCTTTGCTGCATTAGTCTTAAACTTAAAGAGCAGGGTTTTAGTCATCAGACTATGACCTATAAGCGTTTTAGTTCACTACCAAGAGAACAAGCACTAGAGATTCTTGGTAGTAGAATTCAAAACAATCTCATGGTTACAGATAAGACTATCGAATTCTGTGCTGAAAATAATTATGTTTATCGTGTTAGTAGCGATATTTTTCCATTAATTACTTATGATGAAGCGAATGTCAAACTGGAGGACTTGCCTAATTATGACGCTATACAAAATGAGTTTACGAATATTTCACAAACTATTTCCCGCACTGGCGTCAGGGTTTCTAGTCATCCTAGCGAATTTAATGTATTGGCTTCGATGAATGATAAGGCTGTTGACAAAACTATTATTGAACTAAATTTCTATAGTTGGTTTTTTGATCGTATTGGATTACCAGCAAATTATGACGCACCAATGAACCTTCATGTACATAATAAAAATGGAACACACTCTGAAATCATTGATAGATTTATTCAAAATTTTAATCGTCTTGATCCTAATTGTAGGAGCAGATTGGTTATTGAAAATGATGACAAAGTTAATTGCTGGAGCGTAAGAGAACTCATCACTCATTTTCATCCCAAAACAAATATCCCCATCACCTTCGACTATTTGCATCATAAGTGTAATCAGGATATTCTAGAAGAAGAAACTGCTATCAAGGCTTGTCACGATACTTGGCATGGATATAAACCGCTTTTTCACTACAGCGAAAGTAAACCGGGCAATAATCCGCGTGCTCATGCTGACTACGCAGAAAATCCTTTTAATAACTATGGATTAGAATTTGATATTGACTTTGAACTGAAAGCCAAAGACTATGCTATAGAACATCATGTTGAAATTTGTAAAGGAGTAATTGTATGAGTGCATGGCTAATTGCTTTTACTGGTTGCTGCTACCTATATGTTGCTGCGGAACAAGGATATAAAGGTAATATTGGTATGCTTATTACTTATATTGGATATGCTTTTGCTAATGTAGGCTTATATTTACTAGCATCAAAGTGAGGAAAATATGAAAAAACCTAAGTTAATACCACTATCAGATAATCCAAGATGCAAAGACGTATCTAAAATTCCACTAACACAATCTAATCAGTTTGATATTCAGATGCAAGATGATACTTATCTAAATCCGAATGACTATAAAACTTTTTGGCGAACACAGACTTTAGAAAAAAATGATGAAGATAATCAACAAAACAATTCGTAAAGCATATGCCAACTGGAATCCTAATCCATTAATTCGCTGCTACCATTACTGTTCAGCCTTTAATGGAAACAAGATGATTTGTTTCAGCAAAAACAACCCGATTAAAACAAACGCTAAAGCCCATCGTATCGGTGAACAGTTTAATCTTCCTAAATATATAGAGTACCCATATGCACACGCTGAATCTCATCTTATTTCTAAACTATTGGATAGATATAACGCCATTGATTCTAATTGGAGTATATGTGTACTCAGAATTAATAGACGAGGATTGATTTTAGGAAGTAAGCCATGTATTAATTGTGAAAAACTCTTAAAAGCAGTGGGTCTAAAGTCTATTTATTATAGCACAGATGACGGCAATTTTAGTGACAACTTTGGAAATATTACTCATGCCAGCGAGTTGACAATGCCGATGATGATGGTATAATCCCAAGACGGGAGACATACTAATGAACTGTATTTACTGTAAAAATTGCGTTGGGATGGATCGTTATCAATTTCTGATAGAGACCAATCGTAAAATTATTTGTAGAGAATGTTCTACAGAGAATAAAGCGGTAGGGTTTATGAATTATTCCCATAAAACCGCACCAGACTTGGTTGTTTGTCCCGCCAACGCTAAAGAAAGCCTGCGTATTTTACACAGAGCAAATCGTCGTGCTAGATAATTTTATCTGATTTTCTTATGTTGTCTTTAGCCCATAGTGGTTGTAGATTTGTAAAGTGAAAACAAAGTTTTTGTTCAGACTCTAAACTTAAATCAAAACTAGCACATGGTTTAATATGATCTATATGCCACTTGCCATAATTTTTCCAACTCATACCTTTTGTAAACTGTTTTTCTAAATAAATTTTTAATTCTTCTATAGAACATCCAAGCAAATCTAATGATGTAGAATATTTTGAACTACGTTTAATGGCTTTAGTTATACGTCCCCTAAGTAATCTGACTAATCTGTAGTTTAAATCCTCATAATATTTTTTATTAGCATACAATCTATTTTTAATTCTTAAACTATCTTTATGTTTTTGTTTATACTTCTTAGCACGTTCTTTTGATTTTTCATGATTATTATAGTATGATTTTAAACGACTTTTACGAACACTTTCTATATTGTTATTTTTCCATTTATCATGAATTTTTTTGTCTTGTTTGGGGTTGTTTTGTCTCCATTCTCTATTTATAATAGTATAACAACTACGACAATAAACACACTTGCCGTCTTTTTTAGCCTTATTATTACTGAAATCGCTCAGATCTTTTTCGATCTTACATTTAACGCACGTTTTCATACCAATCCTTGACTTTACGAGACTATCAGATATAATCAACATACACCGATTGGATACAGAAAACCAATATTTTAGGACGCAAATATGATTAAAACCAAACTATTCGATATTGGTCGCAAAAACTCCGATCAGATTAATGAATGGTTAGAACAAAATCCAGATATAGCAATACTATCAACTAATTCATTTTCTAATAAGGCTGGCTGGGGCTATATTATTCTTTATAAGGATATGAAACCACAAAATTCGATACTTCCCATGAAAGAAGGAGAAATCCAAAATGAACTGGCTTGATTTATATACTTTTCTACATGAACGAGCAAATGATATTCAAAATCCGGGGAGTTTTCCTTGGCAAGAAAAGGTACAAGCCTTTGATTTTGGTACATTAGAATATTATCCAATTGATTTTATTCAAACATTACCCGATCAAAAAATTTCTTTTAATATTGATACTTCTGAAATCGGAGAAGATAATGGATCTTGAAATCGAAAGTCTGCTTTTTAAACAAGTAGAAAAATCTAAAAATTTTTTAATGACCAAAATTATTAATGTGTTTAATAATAGATATCGTGTTAATGTATACATAGAAATTTATGAGGATAATCTCGTAAAGAAACGTATTCAAAGTAGTTATTTTTGTCACTATAATCCCGGTAAATTAGTCATTATTCCAGAGAACGACAAAAAACTGAAACTCCACTAAAGAATCGGTCTTGACAGTGCCGATTAGTGTGATATACTTAGAGCATCACAACAACAACACAGGAGACTAACAATGCCTAAAGGTAAAAAGACTTGCGATAAGTGTGGCACGATGACAGGCCCAAGGGCTTTTATGTGTTCAAAATGCAACACTCCTTTTATTTTCAAATGCCAGAGTAAAGAGAAAAAGAACACGAAAATTATTCGTGACTTTAATTGGTGTGAACTTGTTAAGGGAGATAGAATTAGGGTTGCTGGTGGCCCATACTACTTCTCTAAAGGAGAGTTTATCCCTATGGGATATAGGGGACGATTTGTTGTTGAGGGTATTGACCAAAATGGCATTAAGGCATGGGGCATAGATAAGCACACGGGATTCTGTCATATCTATATGGGTGGAGACATTCAAAACAAAGAAACCAGCGTATGGAAAATCAAACACAAGTTGATGAAACTCAAGCAGAAAGAAGTTGTTCAATGAGTTTAAATCAAGAGCAAAGAGATCAATTTAATAGATTGATTGACTATAAAGACGACATATCTCATGCTCTATTTCATATTGAAAGAATTTTAAAAACATATTTTCCAGAAGAATTTGAAGTCGCCTATCAGCACTGGATTCCACAAATTACCACAGCACTATATGAAGATAGTAGGTGGCTACCTAGAGGCGAAAGAAATATGCAACAGACTATTAGCCATTTAATGGATAAATTTGCTGCTGATTCTGATAGGGGTGTATCTAAATATATCAAATGATCTTGGAGTATAAAAATGTCAAAAGTTTATGCTATTACTAATTTGGATGGATATTCAGCAGAAATGAGGAAAGCCGCTGCTGATGCTTTGTGTGACAATAACACAGAGAATCTGGATGACTATATTAGTCTGTATCAAATGAAGGGATTGGTGGAAGAACACTGTATTGGATATGATAATCAAGACCACCCTTTGCTTAATGAAGAAACTAGTGAAATGATTTTTGAAGAAGCAACAGTGTGGATTAATAATGTGGGTCTTGCAAAGTTGGCTGGAAAAGATTTAATTGAGTGTTCTTTTGATGATGAGGTTAATGATTTTATTTTCTGGTCAAAAAAGAAAGAGACAGAATCAAATGATCAATCAAATAGACATGAAGATATGGGAAATCAAAAATAAAATAGCAGATATTAGAGAATACATTAGTTCTGATTTTTGTACTAATTGTGTACAGATGTATAAACAAAGAGAAGTCTTAGAAAAAGAACTCAAGGAATTAGAATCACAAAAAAATCAATCGTAACACTTTGATTCAAGTATTGACACTGTTGTGTCGATCATGTATAATACAATCATGGGGCGTTGCCGCCGGTAGTGGCACATACTCTTATAAGGTATTCAAAAGGTTGGTTCGACTCCAACACGCCCTATTAAGGAGACTATAAATGTTAAACAGATCAGTTCATATGCCATATTACTGTATTCTAATTGGTTTGCTTTCAATGTCGGTAGGATATAATATTCTATTTTGGAATCGTATTCAGATACTTACAGTTAAGCAATCTTCCTCTTGGGTTACTCCACAAGAAATGCAACTTATTCAGCAGGAAATTGAGCGTTTAGAAAGAGGCTCGGTCAATTTAAATAATAATTAGTGTACTAACTTAGAAGGGTGCGTAAAGGTTTCGACTACATAGATAGAATTATATTAGCAAGTAGTGGTTGATCTAAGGGCCACTAGTTGTTTGGTGTTTCTTTAAAAATTTTACCCGATCAAAACCCGATTTGGTGTATTTCACTTTACAATCAAACTCTGGTGAGATCAAATTATGGAGGATTTAGTTCAAAAAATATCAGAAGAATATCTTAGCGGCTTAAGTATACATAATATAGCCAAAAATCATAATTTAAACTACAGTTTTGTAAGATATCATTTGGTAAAAAATAATGTTTATAAGCCAAATTCTAAATTCAAAAAGAATGGCAAAATTACTTGTAAACTTTGTAATAAAAAATATCCTGAAAAAGATATGCCAAAAGATTATCAAAGGTCTGGTAGAAGATTATGTAAAAGTTGTCTTGGTAGACATCAGTTAAAATACAATATGAAGAAACTGGGAACAACAACAGAAGTTTATGATGAACTATATTTAAAACAAAATGGCATGTGCGATATTTGTGGTAATAATATTGGCCATAAAACAGCAAAGGGTTTGGATGCAAAATTAGCACTAGATCATTGTCATAAAACAAATAAAGTTCGTGGCTTATTATGTAATAAATGCAATAGATGTCTAGGATATGTAAATGATGATTTGAACTATCTCCAAAATATGTTAGAGTATTTAAAGAAACACCAAACAGATTAAAAATAGATCAAATGCTTTAACTGGCAATACTCAGTTAGCACTTGCTGCTTAATTAAATAACAGCAACAATCTTAGAAAGCGATGAAGGTAGCGTTCAAAAGATTGATGTAAAATCCTTCGGCTGCTAGGATAGCCAACGGGTTCTAGCCTGAGACTAGTTGGTACGGGAAGATGAATGTTGTTTGTTCTTTAATCTTTCTCAAAATTTATGAACATAATAAACTTGTAGAATGTATAGTTTGATATATGCTAGGACGCGGGTTCGATTCCCGCCGCATCCACTTAATGAAAGGTATAATATGAGTTTCTGGAAAAAAGTATTAAAGAAATTTAAGAAGCAACAAGACCATGACCCAAAAGGATTGATAGAAGATAAATATTTTCATAAACTACAAAAAAAACTAGATAAATTAGAAGATCAACCAAAAAAGAAAAAGAAATGAAAGAACTATTTTAACATGGGTAATTATCTTAATGTAGATATACCAATATTTATTGCATATTTAGATACAAGTTTTTTTTATAATAAATCTCCAGACATAAATGCTGAAAGAATACCTGTAGAAGTTTTTAGTTTTACAAGTATACCACAAAGATGTGGCTTGTTTTCGATAATGACAGAATATGGTAGTCAACACGCTAGAGTGCCTATTCATTATCTTAGAGCCAATAATCAGAGTGGTGGTTCTGACTATCCTTTGGATTGGCTACAATTATGGGACAGCATGAGTTATTATGCAAGCGTTAATATAAATCAATATACTAAAAATAGAGCAGCAAATATTCTGATTAAAAATAAGACGCTACATAAAGTTAAATATCTATTTACAATAGATTGGTGTTTAGGCCCACAATATGAAAATGGATACGGTGAAATGGCCGCTGGGCATAAGTGTGGTCATTTTTTTGAAGGTAGCGATGGGCAATATTTTATACAGCCAAATAATAGAGTTTTATGGATGGATGGCGGTGCTTTTATCAGTAAAAAATTTGATAATAAACCAGACTGGAAAGTATTTAGTCAAGAATTTAGTTGTGAAAATACTGGTAGTAGATGGGTAAGCGAGAGTGACGAAGAAATGTATTTCTATGAATTTAAAGAAAAAATGGATTAATCATTTACAAGAAAATAATATGACATATTTGGAGCATATGATATTTGCTCTATTTTATGGAATTTTTTGTTTATTGGCTGGATTATATCTAATCATACATTCAATTCTGCCATGCTTTTTTCCAACAGCAGGAAGTGATTTAATCACAAAGTTGGGTAAACGATTCAAGAAACGACAGTAGATTGTCGATACTTGACAGAGGGATTGGCGTATGGTAGAATACGCTAAACACAGGAGACTATTTGATGGTTCACGATTTTAATTATGTTTCGGGAATGGTTCGTGATCTTCGTGCCACTAGCAGCACTATTGATAAACAGGGAATTATTGAAGATTATTGCAATCATAGTAGTGCCGCTGCTAGTTTTACAAAAAATATTCTATTGTATACCTATCATCCATTGTGGCAATACAATGTCACTAGTGATAATCTCAAGAAGAAGAATCATCTTGTAGCCAGAAAGAATGAATACAAAAACTTCTTCGACCTCCTTGATGCTCTAAAAAGCAGAAAGATTACAGGACATGATGCTATTGCTGCTGTGAATAGTTTTATTGAACACCATTCTGAATATGAAGAACTTATACATTGTATTATCGACAAAGACTTGAAAACCCGTGCTGGTGATAAGATTATTAATAAGGCTATTGCTGACCATATTCCAGAGTTTAGTGTTGCTCTGGCAGATAAGTACGAGCCTAAACTTGTAGACTGGAAGGATGGATGGTATGTTAGTCGTAAGATCGACGGGGCTAGATGTATTGCTATTGTTGATTCTGACGGTAACACTACTTTCTATTCCCGCACGGGAAAAGAATTTGATACTCTTGGTGTTGTTAGGGATGGGATTAAAAATCTTGGCATTACTGATGTAGTATTTGATGGTGAACTTTGTCTTGTGGATGATGATGGCAATGAGGATTTTCAAGGAGTAATGAAACAACTAAAGAAGAAGGATCATACTATTCCCAATCCTTCGTATAAGATTTTTGATATGATTACGCACGATGAATTCTATAGCAAGAAGGGTGCGAAGAATCGTCCGTATTCTATTCGCTATAATAATCTACGAGAAGTTATGAGAGATAATACTTGTACTTGTCTTAGTGTGCTTGGTCAAGAACTTATCGAAGATGATGACCATTTTAGTGAGTGGATAGGCAAAGCCAAGGAATATGGTTGGGAGGGTCTAATGCTTCGTGCTGATGAACCATATAAAGGTAAGCGATCCAAAGACCTTCTAAAATTTAAAAGTTTCTTTGATGATGAATATGAAGTAGTCGATGTTGAAATGGGGCCATTTAGATATGTTCTTAATGGTAAAGAGCATGAGGAAACCATGCTTTCTTGTGTGATGATTAGTCATAAGGGATATATTGTGAGAGTTGGAAGCGGATTTACTATAGAACAACGCAAAGAATTGTATCAAAATCCTGAGAAAATTCTGGATAAAGTGATTTTAGTACAGTATTTTGAGGAAACTAAGAACCAAGACGGTGGTATCTCTTTAAGATTTCCTACATTTAAATATCTTTATGGAGAAAAGAGGGATACTTAATTCTTCAATAGAGAGGTATAAAAATAATGCTTCAACTACTCCGTACACATACTTGCTATATTGAAAAGTTTGTTATTTACGGAGAGAGACATTCTGGTACTAATTTTTTAGAAAAGTGCATTAAACATCAGTTTGGTATAGATAGAACTGAATTTTACGACAATAAACATTTTTTTGGATGGAGTAAACCAGAAGTTATAACGTATAAAGGTAGACACACTCTCTTTATAGGCATAGTGCGTAATCCTTATGATTGGATTTCTGGTATGATAAGTTTTCCTCATCATGTTGAACATACAAGAATTCTAAATATTGATAAGTTTTTATTAGACGAATGGTATTCTATAGATTATCATGGTAAAGAAATTTTAGAGGATAGAAACTATACTAATAGAAAGAGATACAAAAATATATTTGAAATGAGAAAATATAAATATCTTTTTCTTTCCCAAATAATGCCTCTTATTGCTAGAAACTATGTTCTATTATCTTATGATAGTTTTCTAAAAAATCATAATAATTATCTCAATATAATTGGTAATAGATTTGATTTAAAAACTAAAGGTATTCCACCAGAAGTAGATAAAGATAAAAAATCATACATAGTTAATAATCATATATTAGATATTATCAATAATAATACCGATTGGGATGTTGAGGCTAGTTTGGGTTTTTTTAGAAAGCCTCAAGAACGATGGCTTGACAAGCCGATAACGCTAGTGTAGAATCGGAGCATACACTTTGGAACTAAACTTTGGAGAAGATATGGGCGAAGTAGTTGTTGAGAAAAAGCCTGTTGTTATGAGTACCACCAAGGCTGATGAGTTTTTTAATAACTTTCCCAAGGACAAGGTTCTTGCCTATAAAGACTATTGGGAAACTGTTCGACCAAAGAATAATGATGATATTTTTCGCCGCTATCTATTCAGTTTTATGAGCGTCCATACAACATGGAAATCAAATGTCAACGGATACAATGCTATCAAAAATTTTAGCGATTGGATGGATGATAAAGAGACTCTGAGAGAGAAGATTAAGAATAGTGGTTGCGGACTCTATAACAATAGAACAAAGTTTATCTGGGACTTCAAGGATCAGTTTTGGGCTAATCCTAAAGACTTCTATTTCACCACCAAAAAGTATCACGTTAAGAAACGAGATAGCATCGTTAATAAAATCACCGGATTGGGTTCTGCTAAGATTTCCTTCAGTCTGGAACAAATTCATCCTAATGAATGTAGAGTATTCTGTGGAGATACCCATATGCTTGAGTTGTATGGGATGAAAACTCTTACATATCAGAGTAAAGCCGGATTGTCTCTGTATAAGAAGATGGAAAGACATTGGAGTATTAATTGCGGAAAACTTAATGTTCCTTTGTATATTGCTAGATGTATTTTTTGGGATGCAAAACAAAATAAGACTGATTCTCGTTATTGGTCTTATGTCTTTGAGGAAGAGTCTGTGGCTCTATAATAAGAGTCAGGAGAGTTAGAAATGAGCCAAAACGGAAAAGGATCAAAAAGACGGCCAAAAAATATTGATCAAAAAATTTTCGATAAAAATTGGGATAGAATATTTAAGAAGAAAAAGAAAAAGTGTAATTAATATAATATCTATCCATAAATTAATGGAGCCTAAAATGATAATGAAAAATTATGTTGCTGATGAATTAGCCAATAAGGTCTTTCACTTACATAAGGCTCTAAATCAAGCAGAAAATATTATTTCTGTCTTGGAAGAAGAAAATCAAAAATTAAAGAATCTGTTGTTTCCTAACGATAACACAGAGAATAAGGACACAGTAAAAATACAGTGCGTTGCTTGAAAAAAATCAAGTTCGCTGAGTTGACAAGACGATACAGGATGGTAGAATGAGGAAGTCGATGCAAGGGTTTCAGTCGAGCGACTGACTTGCTGAGACACAATTTGGAAATGATTTGGAGGTTGATTATGGCAGAGGTTACTACGGTTACGAAGCAGACCCGTGTTCGTTGCTCTGATGAGCAGTTTATTGAGGCTGTTTTTTCGTCTAGGACTTACGCAGAGATTGCTGCTAAGACTGGTCAGAAGGTTCCTACTACAATGGCTCGTTATGCCCGTGTAAAGGCCGCTCTTTCTAAGAGAGGTGAGGAACTTCCGGCGATGGAACGTGCGAAGCCAACAAAGACTGTTGATAATGTAGAGGCTATGGCAGAGGTTGTTCGTCGCCTCAAGGCCCATGCCAATGGCTGATTTTTAAACCAAGGGTAGTCGGCTACAACAGTTATAATGGATGAGGCACACAAGCATAATCAACCTCAAACTTTGATTGTTGTAGTCGATTACTTATGGCGGCTTAGACCAATGGCAGAGTCACAAAACTTAAAATTTTGCAAGTGTGGGTTCGAGTCCCACAGCCGCTATTTATTTTTTCCTCAAAGAGTTTGAAATGAACAAACAGTCTAATCCGATTGAATTTTTAATTGAATTTGCTTGGGCAAATGGGGCTGATCGCTTTGTAATAAATAACGCTAAAGATGAATTATTGAAATTACGTCAAGAAGTAGACAACTATAAGATAGTGGGTTGGACAAGAATAAATAGCAGGGGCGATTTGTACGATCCAAGGTTCTGCTACAATCCCTTTACTCAAGAAGAATCAATTCCCCTGTATAAAAACCAAAAAGAATTTGAGGCACGGTGTGGTAGGAATACCTAATAGATTTTATCGTGGAGTTGTTCATAGTCCCAAAGATAAAAAACATCCTAATTTTCGTTATATTTTAGTAGATACTGTCTATGAAAAACAGGATGAAAATGGTGATTGGTATTCGGAGTCTTTTGAATTCCACGAGGACTATCTACTACATAATCGTGATAACAGCGAAATATTCTATGGAGTATATGGTTCCTACTGGATTGATATTCCAAAGAGTGGAATAAAAATTACAGAAACAAATAGTTTGCAACAAGCCATAACTATTGCAGAGGAAATAATGGGTACTAAAATTATAGACACTGAACTTCCTATTTCTTTTAAAAAAAATGCTTAATACCGATTATGAAATTGATTATAGTGATTGGTTTGATGAAGGTGGATATTGTCAAGTATATCCTATAAAGGGAAAATCAAACTGGATATTCAAAGAATTTTATACTAAGAAGAAAGCCACAGACTCATATAAATATCATAAACAATTAGCCAAATTCGATTTAGCCCCTAAAATCTACAGCAGTATTTGTCGATTAAAATTTGCTGACGATGGAGATATTTGTTTTGACGATCCTAGTGATTGGGGCTATATTACAGAATATGCTAAAACTCACGAAGCCAATACTATTATAACGATGAAAGATATACAAAATCTGGTTGATGAAATTTATCAAAAAACTGGACTAAAATTTTGGGATTGTCATTGGTATAATGTGGGTGTTGTAAAAAGAAAAAATAAAAAGAAAGTTGTTTGTATTGATACCGGCAAAGAAAGTTTTGACGGTGATTCTAATGCTTGGGGATTTGCTGATCCCGGCCCAAAATGTAGTTATTGTTTAAGATACAACTGTAAGTGTGAGGATTAAATGCCATACATTAAAGAAGAAGATAGAGAAGAACTAGACGCTGCTATAGACCAAATGATCAAATCTATTAGAGATATTCATCATTCATTGAATAATCCCCACGATTTTAGTATTTATTTGGGTAGAATAAATTATTCTTTTTCTCGCATATTAGGCGGTCTAATAAACGAGCCATCCTATAATAAGATTGCTATGGTTACTGGTGTATTAGAAAATATAAAGCAAGAATTTTATCGTCGCATAGCATCACAATATGAAGATAAGAAAATTCTTGAAAATGGAGATATCATAGAATATAAAACAATCAAGTAGGAGATTGATATGTCACGCGATTTTGATGATATTGCAAAAAATATAGTGAAACAAAACAAAGAAATTCATAATATAGAAAATAATATCTCAAAAGACATAGATAATCTTCACAAAAGCATTAAAAAAATTGAAACGAAAATTAATGCTATGGACGAAACTTTGATAAAGTTATTTGAGATTATGAATAATATTACTATCTTTTTAGAGGACGCTGAAGAATCAGAGCCAGAATTGGATGATGAGGAAGATTGGACTCCATATGATGAGCGTAATTTTTCTTATGAGGATGATAGCGATGAGGATTACGAAGATTATGAGAATAACTAATGGCTAGTCTAGCACTAATTGTTGGAATAATATTTTTAATTGTTGTTTTGAGCGGGCCTATACTCTATATTATAGCCAAAATAAATATTCTACCATATTTTATTATTGATATATTAGCAGTAATTGTAATAGGCTTGGGTTTATGGTGGGCATTTATTATTCCCACATTTATTAGATTTTTGGGTTTGCTTACAGCATTGTTAGGATGGAAAGCGATGATGCTCTCAAGAAAGGATGCTTGACAAGCCGATACAGTATGGTATGATGCTGAGACAGGAACGACGGTAACACACAGGAAACATTGGAGTTAATTATGAAGTTGGCAGATCGCACAGTCGAAGTTCATAGTGCTGGTATTAGTAGTGCTAATCAGTTCACTATTGCTCAGACTAGTAAAATGTTTAAGATTTTGTCGGACTCTCTTTATTCCGACAAGGTAATGGCAGCGATTCGTGAACTGTCTACCAATGCGTATGATAGTCACATCTCTGCTGGCAATAAGAATCCTTTTAAGGTGACTTTGCCTACTGCTGCCAATCCCACCTTTATGGTTAGGGATTATGGCACTGGTCTTAGTCAGCATAATATGGAGGACTTGTACACAACCTATGGAGCATCCAACAAGAATGATAGCAACGATTTTGTTGGTTGTCTTGGTCTAGGTTCAAAGAGTCCGTTCGCCTATACTAAGAGTTTTACCACAGCATCTTATTATAATGGTAAGAAACACACCTACATTGCAGCAATTGATGAGAGCGGTGTTCCTACTCTGAATCTTTTTAATACTTCAGATACGTCTGAGCCTAATGGTCTTGAGATTAGTTTTGCTGTTAAGCAGCACGACTTCCAAGAGTTTAGCGATAAGGCTAAGAGAATCTTCCATTACTTTCGTATGAAGCCCATCATCGAAGGTGGCATCGGGAGCGGCCTAAAGGATCATAAATATAGTAATACCAACATTATTATTAGTGGTCAGGGCTGGAGGGTATGCAGACTCAATACAGATAACCAGTATTATCCTAATAATTATCACAGAATCGATAGTGGTATTGTGGCTATCATGGGTAATATCGCATACCCTGTTCAAGCCGCCCAGATTGTTGGTCAAGAAAAAGAAGAGACTCCCGACCATATTCAGAAATGGAATAGGGCTTTCCAAAAAGCCGATATTGATTCTTGGAAGAGTTTCGTTAGCGAAATCATTAACTCCGGTCTTTATCTGGAGCTTGATTTTGGTATCGGTGAACTTGAAATGGATGTTTCCAGAGAAGGTTTGCAGTATACCAAGGACGTTATTAAGTCTCTGCGTAAAAAGACCCAAGAAATTTATATGGAGATGAAGGAAGAATTCTCCAAGAAAATTCAAGCATCTAAGAATAAAGTAGAAGCAATTACTTCATATTATACTATGAACGAACTTGCTGGTGGCTGGGGAGTTGGTGCGTCTTGGACTGATGCAAAAGGCAAGGATCATCCTATTAACTCTGGCAATGACTTGGAATATAAAATTCCGGCTGGCAAGAGTCTGTACGTTTTTAATTATAAAACCGCAGGGTATCGTTCTCGTCGCATGGTTGCTCTGACAGATAAGATTCATCATGAGACTCTTACTGGTAAAGGTTCCTATTATTGGAATAATGCCAAAAAGAGAGGACAGATGACATTCTTTGTGTGCGATGTAAAGGGAGAAGAAAGTGCCAAGAAAATTGTCACAAAGTATTGCAATACCAACGATTGCTTTGCTTATCTCTTGATTGATACTAAGGATTATACTCAAAGTGGTGAAGGTTTTGATAAACTAATCGAAGATATTGGGGCTGAAAATCTACTGAAGGTTTCAGACTACAAACATCTAACCCAAAGTTCTGGCCCAAGAAAGACTTCTGCTAGAAACTCTAATGGTAGTGTCAGCGACCAAGATGTGTTTTATATTCATGGATCGACTAAGGATAGTGGTAGTATTAGTAATCCATATAATGATGCTGTTCATCTCAAAACTTTGACACAAGATCAACTGGATGGTTTTCTTAACGAAGACGAAATAGTCTATGTGCCAATGCTAAGGTATGCTTCTGTTATTGATGATAATGAATATCCATCTATCGAGAATATCTCCTCGTTGATCAAGGACGAGCATCTGAAACTAATAGTCAAAGATCTTTTGGGATCCAGTAAGATCTATGCTATTAAAACAGCGTTCGTATCTAAACTTCAAAAGGACGGATATCCTCTTGTAGACTTTAATACTTTCTTGAAGCGTCAATTAAAGAATGTTGCTAAGAATAAGTTTGAGAATGTCTCTTCTTATAATGCTCTAGTTGAGTATTCTAAGAAAGACTTCAATAAAGAGGAAGATAATAGAAACGAATACCGTTACTATAATCATGCTACCACAGATAGGCAGTTTTTGTACCACATGCTTAATATCTTTGGATTAAAGTATGCGGATTTTATCAAGAACGATATTCTGGTGCAAGCACTCGATGATATTATGGTTCTTGAATTTTTTAGCGACACTGTGCATAGGGCGGGTTTTGATATCTCTAAGTTTAATCAGTCTGATTATTTTGATCATGTAACTAAACTTCTTGCTAAGATAGGAATTAAGAATATCGACAGCAAGGATATTCGTAACACGAACGTAGCCTATAACCAATTAGTTTATATGCTAGAAAAGAAGTTGTATATCCAAGGGAATTCCCATGAGTATACAAATTTGATTAAAACCAAGGTATCAGAAAAGTACCAACTTCCCAAAATTGATACTATTAGAGAAAATATTAAAGCAGAGACAGATAAGAATCCGATGCTAAAATATATTCTTGGAGTCAGTCAAAATAATGGTAATCTTCGTGAACTAAAAGCACAGAATCCCATTAGCCAGATTGACAACAATAATCACTATAATAGAAGCAAGTCTTGGTATAATCAAATGAGTGCAGATAATGTCGATCTGTTTAAGATTCAGTTGAGTAGTCTGATAAAGTAGTCAGGAATCTCTCAAGACCCCTTGACAACTTTGCCGATTAGTGTAAAATGATGGTATCACAGGTTTCGTAACTATAAAGTATTAGGAGTTTGGATTATGGCTGTTCCATTTATGTTTGTGGATGGTAATTTGACGCTGGTTCTTAATAATCAGAGTTATCAGGTGTTGCCAGATCATATTAACTATAAGTTAATTCTGGCAAATCTTCCTACTGCTACGGCAGAGGAACTGTTGGAAATCGTTGATGTTCAAAAGGCTGTTGCTTCTTTTAGCGATGGTCTTGTTGAGATCAAGAACGGACAGGTTCTTTATGAGGGAGAGGAGGTTCATGGTAGTATCAGTAAGCGTATTCTGGAGTTTATGAGCAAGGGTCTACCTTTTCAGCCCCTAGTTAATTTCCTGAATAATCTTATGGATAATCCTAGTATGCAAAGTCAAAAGGAACTCTATGATTTCCTTGAGCATGAGCATCTGCCTATTACTGAGGATGGTCATTTCCTTGCTTATAAGGCAGTCAGGAGCGATTTTAAGGATAAGTATCGTGGAGTATTTGATAACGGCGTTGGTCAGATTGTTAAGATGCAACGTGCCAAGGTTGATGATGATCGTGCCAGAGGTTGCTCTGACGGACTTCATGCTGGTGCATTGAATTATGTTGCTGGTTATGGTTCTTTAGAATCTGGTGATCGTATCGTGATTGTCAAGATTAATCCTCGTGATGTTGTTAGTGTTCCAAGCGATTGTAATTGTGAGAAACTTCGCACTTGCCAATATGAAGTTGTTGGAGAGTATCAAGGCGAACTTCTCAAGCCTCTTTATGCGGCAACCTTTAGCGAGGATGACTATGCTGATGAAGAAGATGAGCATAAAAATGATTATAATTGGGCTTGGAATGACGACGAAGAAGATCTAGATGAAGGTTATTATGCTGATGAGGAAGATTACGACGATCAGTATTGATAGTAAAAAGAAAGTGGAGTCTGGCGACTAAAATAATAGCCTCTGGTTGGGAAACTCGACAAACGCTATGTGAGAAGGTTCGATTCCTTCCCACCTTTTTAAAGGATAAATAATGCACGAAGATTATGAAGATGAAGGCTATGACGATGATGAGTATGATTATGATCATCCATCACTAAGTCCTTATTATTTTAAATTTGATGTGTCTGCTGATAGTCCGTTATCAAAATGGTTAACTGATATGTTTATAGACTGGACACCATCTATTCCGTTAAATATAAGTGGCTTTCCTGTGTTTAGTGTTCCTGTGAATAGTTGGAATCCCAATGCTGGTAAGGGTAAAACCTTCCAGTATTTGGGATCCAATTATAGTGGTGAACCAATATGGAAAAGTAAATATTTTATCCATGATAAACTACAATCAGAGTATATTCATCATTTAAGTAGTCATGCTATATATTTTATAAAACAACCATCGTATTATAAATCTTTATATGAAATTCTGAACTAGAAAAACATTAATGAATAATCCATGGTATGAAATAAATAATATTGAAGAATTTGTTAATGCCTCTAGAGCATTAATCTTTAATAGTTTTGGTAAAAATCTAGATGGTTCTGATCAAGATTCTCTTGATAGTCTAATAGACTTCTCTCAACCAGCAGACAAAGAAGAATTAGATAAATCACTGTCATACGATGAATCTGCCACTATAGCAAAAGCAGTTTTTACTCTTGATCAAGATAAATACTTTGGAAGTGATAAAGATTTTATGAAATTTTTAGAACTTCTAAACGACAGACTAGTTAGTAATATTCTAAATAACTTGGCAAACATGGGTCTAGTAGAATCAGCATATGACAGTGATTCAAATGACTTTATTTTTTGGATAAAAGATGAACACAAAGAAGATATCAAAAAATTTATTGAAAATCCAGAAACCGATTGAGTACGATATTCATCTTAAATATAGATGTAAAAAATGTGCTCAAGATCATTGGTTATCCTTAAATGAGGCGTCTACTAAGAATTTTAAAGTAGTCTGCTACTGTGGTAAAGTATTTGGTGTTAGGCTAGTAAAAGGCTTTAAACTAAAATACGAGCCACACATAAATAAAAAGATCACTAAGATTCCAGTTGATCTACTAGACAAGTCTGTTAAATTACTGGTTGGTTACGGATTTACCAACACAGAAGCAAATGATTTAATACAGACTTCTTATATGAAAAATCCTAATGATGATTTTGCGTCTTTGGTTAAACAAACTTTGGCATCAATGAGGAATGAATAATGGCAACTAATATTATGCGACCGACAACTTTTGAGGATGTTATAGGCCAACAAGATGTTATATCACGACTCCGTATTGTGGTGAGAGGCTGTTTAAACTCACAGGGGGTGATGCCTCATGTTTTAATAGATGGGCCACCGGGGCTTGGTAAAACAACCATAGCGGGTGCTATAGCCAGTGAGTTGAACACCAACCTATACACTGTGAACGCGGCAAACATTAGAAGTATCAAGAATATTCTACCATACCTTATGGGTATAGAAGCAAAATCTGTATTATTTATAGATGAAATCCATAGACTTCCTAAGATAGTAGAAGAATTCTTATATCCAGTAATGGAAGATTTTACTCTAAATATTACTTTAGATACTAAACCAGAAACTATTGATCTACCAATGTTCACTATTATTGGTGCTACAACTAGTGGTGGTAGCCTAAGTCAGCCATTTTATGATCGTTTCACAATAAAAGAACATCTTTCTTTTTATACCCCGGATGAGTTAGCCAAACTAGCCGGATCGAACGCAAATAAACTCGGACTAATTATTGAGAAGTCTGACCTACTAGAAATAGCCAAAAGAAGCAAAGGCACACCAAGAATTTTAAACGCTAGATTACAGTGGTATAAAAATTATACAGCATTTTATGAGAATAAGAAGATAGATATTGATGAAATATTTAACAGTCAGGGTATTGATAGTAGAGGACTGGATACTTATGATAGATTATATTTGGATGTATTACAAAAATCTAGAGGTAATGCTTTGGGACTAAAAAGTATATCTTCTATGACTGGTATCGCAATCGAAACCATAGAAAATAGTATAGAACCATATCTAATCAGAGAAAAATTTGTCATTAGAACACCAAAAGGTCGAGTAATAGGAAACAAAAAATGAAATTCATATTATCCTCTATATTTGCGTTACTACTATCATCAACTATTTTTGCTGCTGAACCACCCATTTTTGTAAATGATATGGTCGATGCTTTAGCGTTGTCAGAAAATACTAATAAACAAATATTAGTAGTATTTACCGCGGATTGGTGCAAACAATGTCAAATTATGAAAAAAGATATCGCAGATAATCCAGATACGGTTTCTGATACTATTGTTTGCTATTTAAATATTGATTTCAATCAGGGTCTGGCAAAAGAATATGATATAAAATTTATTCCAGACTATTGTATTCTAAGAAAGAAAATTCAAATTAGAAGACAGGGTGGATATACTACACGAGCAAAATTCATTAAATGGTTTCAAGATGACAAATAGTATAATTATTATCCTGATACTTTTAATTCTAAATTTTTTCTCTTTTATTCTAGGTTTGCTTTGTGGTAGAATTTTTATGTCTTCAAAAGCCACTCATGATACAGAATCTTTTTTTAAGCAACAAAACAAGAAAGAAAAACATACTATATCTATTGATGATACAAAATATGTTGTGGATATTAATACAGATAATTTAGAGAAAAAATACGATAAGTTGGGAGATACCAAACAATCCACAGAACAAATATCCTCATCAATAAACAAACTCAAGAATCTCAAAAAATAGGCTATTTATGGTGTAATTATAGTTATACCAATATTTAGAAAGGCCGAAATTATGTCAAAAGGTTTAGATGTCGGAACAAGTTTTATAGTATTGTCAACAGATAAATCCGATGGCACTGTTGAATATAAAGATTTTAGAGATGCTTTTTATATCATTAAACCAACAACTCCTGTCGCTACAAAAATGATAGAGAAAGGATTATCTGGTAAAACTTTTATTAAAGATATGGATGGTTCTTTTATTCTATTAGGTAAAGACGCTATTGAAAAAGCCATAGAAAGAAACGATACGGCTAAACGTCCCATGTACAGAGGCGTAGTATCTGCTAAAGAAAAAGACGCTAAAAGAATTCTAGCCTTTATTCTTAAAGAAGTTGCTGGTCAAGCGTCAGAGGCAAATGAAAAATTAGTATTTTGCGTTCCAGCACAACCAGTAGATCAAGATGATGATGATTTCGATGTTGGATATCATGAAGATATCGTAAAAACAGTATTAGCAGAATGTGGTTATGATGCCAGAGCAATTAATGAAGCAGAAGCGCTATGTTATGCTGAACTTGATAATGATGATTATACCGGCATAGCAATTAGTTGTGGTGCTGGTATGACAAATGTTTGTGTGATGTTAAATGGAGAACCAACAGTAGTCTTTAGCACCACCAAGTCAGGCGATTGGGTTGATCGTATGAGTGCTGTGGCGACCGGAGAAACCGATAGTGTTGTTCAAGCAGAGAAGGAGGCCGGTGGTTTTAAAGTTGGCGAACCGAACGAAAACCCAGTGCTGTCTGCCGTGTCAGCCTATTATGACCGTCTTATAGACTATACTGCTAAACAACTATCTAATGCACTATCTCATCATAAATCGCTTCCAAAATTTAAAAATCCATTAACAATTGTGGTCGCTGGTGGTACTTCTCAAGCAGACGGATACATAGACCTATTTACTAAAAAATTAACAGAAAATAATTTTCCATTACAAATAAAAGAGGTTAGACACGCAACCGATCCTCTACACGCAGTTTCTAAAGGATGTCTAATAGCCTCAAAAGTTTTGTAATACTAAATTAATAGACTGATAAAATTGTTGGACTAATCAATTAGTGTATAAGTAATATACAACTATTCGTATTGGAGAGGCTATGAAAAAAGTATTTTTTAGTTTTTTATTAGCCATATTATATTCTAATCTTTTATTTAGTGGTACTATTGATCCATCAGTACCAGATGAAAAATATATTGAATATGGCAAATCTTTTGAATATATAGTTAGTCTATGTGGACAAACACAAGATGAAAAAACATACTGTGCTTCCGCTGTTATCATTAAGCCTAAGTTCATACTAACAGCCGCACACGTTGTAAAGGACGCTTCCACAGGATTTATTACTTTTAATGGTAAGAAATATAAAATTGAATATTTCTTTTATCCTAAAGAATACGACCACAATCAGTTTGGAAAATGTGATATAGCAATAGGAAAATTGGAAAAGGAGGTGGAGTTAAAGTTTTATCCACCATTATATAAAGATAATGATGAAGTAGGTAAAATCTGTTGTATATCTGGATTTGGTCTTACAGGTAATTTTAATACTGGTGCAAATATGTCCGATAACAGAAGACGCGCTGGTTCTAATGTTATTGATTATATAGATAAAGATTTATTGATTTGTTCACCATCAAAAAACGATAGACAAAAAACAAGTTTAGAATTTTTAATTGCTAGTGGAGATAGTGGTGGTGGTTTATTTATTGATGGTAAGTTAGCTGGAATAAATTCTTGTGTTATAGCAGATAAGGTTCCACGCTCAGACTATAAAACAGAAGCCGGTCATACAAGAATAAGTAATTTCATAGAATGGATAGAAGAAAACACAGAGTAATAGTATATTCACCCGCTGCATAATAAATATATCCAATATGGTCATTTGTCAAGCAATAAAAAATCTTATTGGTCGCTTGACTTCAAAAATTCACAACCTACTAATAAGTATTAGATTCGTATACAAACTCAAACCAATATGTCAGATTTAGATAAAAAAGACGTTCGACGCCAAAAACTTTTAGATAAAAACTTTAAAAAAGACAAAGTTTCAGAAGAGCAGAAGTTTGTTGCTAAAAATAAAAAACAACTTAAGCGACGTATGGAAGATATGAAAGCAGAAGAATTGTGGGAAGATTGGGAAAATGAAATACATTGAAGAACTTTGTCCTGGAGATATTTTTCAGAGCAACGATAAATTTTTCCTATTAACCTCTGACTTTAAAAAAAGCGGAGCAAAACTAGCATTTTCTCTACAAGACGGTTCTGCCAAATGGTTCGATAGTCAGACTATTATTGAGACCCTATCAATATATAGATTAGATAACGATAATAATACTATTCCTATTAAAATATCCTATAATGTTCCTAATCAGATTACAAACATTTCTTAAATCTTTATTTTGGCATATTAGCAGAGGATTGCCCAAAAGCGATAAAAAAACTATTTCATATAGATTCTCTATTTGCACAGATTGTGATCAATACGATAAAATCAATAAAATATGCTGTGTTTGTGGATGTAACATATCCGATAAAAGCATATTTCTAAATAAATTAGCTTGGGCCGATCAAAAGTGTCCACTACAGAAATGGTAAAATAGTGGTGTATAATACAATAATAGCCAACCACACTAATTAAAGAGGACAAGATGGCCGTCAAAATTCAACTACGAAGAGATACTTCTACCAACTGGTCAACTATCAATCCCGTATTAGCCCAAGGCGAACCCGGCTATGAAACAAATACTGGTAAAGTAAAGTTTGGTGATGGGTCTTTAAACTGGAATAGTTTATCATATTTTGCTGATGGTGCGTCCTTAACTATTGAACAAGTTGAGGATACTTTAGGAACATCATTTTTAGTTGCTGGTAGCGGTATTGTTCTTAACTATAGTGATAGTGGCAATACTCTAACTATAAGTTCTAGTGGTAGTGGAGGCGTTACATTAGAACAAGTACAAGACAATTTAGGCACATCGTTTCTTGTTGCTGGTACAGGAATATCGCTATCTTATAATGATGGTAGTGATACCTTAACTATTAACGCAACATCTGTAGCAAATAGTGGCGATAACAGAATATTAACTAGCACAGGTACTAACACGGGTATTAATGCTGAAGCTAATATGACATTTAATGGTACTAGTCTCATTGTTAGCGGTAATGCTAAGTTTACTCAAGTACATCCAACAGTATCAGACGTAGCCACAACCTCTGGGTCAATAACATCGAACATATCTACTGGTCAAATTTTTGATATTACTATTAATGGATCAACTACATTAAGTAATCCTACTAATAGTATTGATGGTGTTACGGTGAGATGGAGAATAACTCAAGGTGGTTCTGGCTCCAATTCCATAAGTCTAGGTGGAAAGTTTAACATTCCTTCATCAGCAACTAGCCCATTACCTTGGAGTACTGGTGTTGGAGCAACAGATATATTAGCAGCAACATATGATTCCGGTCGAGATGAATGGGATGTTATCGCTTTCGTGCCCGGTTATTAATTTAATAGGAGATTATTATGAATTTACCCAATCCAGTTACTATACAGCCACCAACAATCACCAGAGC